TTATTTCAACAACCATCTTTCCATTCTTCCGTCTCTATTTTCTCCGGCGTATAATTTACCTTCCTTAATCCCAACTACACATTCATCAGTAAGTAATCTTAATTTATTTTCTCGATCTTTATAAACTAATTTTTTTGCTTTTAAACCAGCTAAAAATTTAAACTCATCTAAATTATATCGTTGGAGTAAGTCATGAAATATCTCACTATTAGTATTCATTGATTTTCCATTGCATAGCCAAACCATAAGTAAATGTTCTGCTTCACTTAGTTCTTCAGGTTCCCAATCTTTAAACACAGTCCCATCTGCCTCAAAGTCATCCGGTAATTCTTCTATATATTCAAACTCCCATCCAATTTTTCCATCTCGTGATTTCGGTCTACCTCTTAAAAATCTAACATGACCTTCAATTTTAAGATCTTCCCCAAATATATCAGAAGAGATACCATGTAGCTTAATTTTGTCCATAATATCTCTAATAAATGGAATAATGGATTGAAATTAGAACTAGTATAGAAATCCCAAAATCCATTCTTATCTACATGAGGTTGATAAGGAATACCATTAATCTTAATCAAAGAACTGTTCCGAGTAAAAATTAAATTAGGGACGTTTCCGGGTCCAAATCCTTTAATTGGATGATTAATATCTGAGCTTATATTTTCTTTAAGGTATCTTACAAAACCTTTTCTTAGGCTTTTCATATCTTTGTATCCATAAAACCCAAAAACTATTCTTAAAGGACTCATAGCTTCCAATAAAAGATTATGATACATCATTTCTGTAACAAGGTCATAATTAGATATTTCACTATGATCTGGAATATCGATTCCTACTGCACTACGAAATGCATCTCTAAATAATTTAAACTCACCTCGATTCATATCTCTAGGATCCAACATACTCTCTATTTTCACCATTTTCTTATAAGCGTCAGTTAAATCTCCCTTATTTAAATTTTTCTTTACTTCAATAACAGCAATTACTTGTGATATATCATAAATCCATTTATCCGTACTAGGTATCTGCTTACCTTCACCCTCTACAATCATACAATCTATTTGCGGGCTTATTTCTTTATTTTTATTTATAATTTGTCCAGATACTACTCTCAAATCAAATTCTTCAAAAATGGACTTATTCAGTAATTTTTGTGCGATTCCTTCATACATATCCCCAACAATCGTAGGATGTTTTAAATCCACTACCTCTTTTTCAAATTTCTTAATTGCTTCTTCTTCTTTTCTTTTTATTTCTAACAACATCTCTGCAACGGTATTAATCATTATTGTTCCCCCTTCTTAATACAGAGTTGCACTATTAATAAAATTAAAAACTTCACATCACTAAGGATTGTGTTTACTTTTGTCTGTGCAATTAGGATTGTATCTTATTGAAAAATGGAATGGAAGTTTTTTCGCAATTTAAAAGTCTGGATATATTTGATCAAATAATTACTTTATGTTTTTAATCCATTAATTCCGCCGCTTATAAAAAATGAGAAATAATAACCCGAGCCAAAAGACTTATTTTCAAGGTTTCACAGGATTTATTCCCCAATTGGTTTCCGTAAAGTGGTAAACTCTATACTGATTGTAACCAAAAGAATTAGAGGAGAATGCCATGAAGACTCTGGATGTTCAGGCGTTGCACCATGCAATTGATCAAACGCTGGAACAATTAAAACACCAATCAGACGAGTTCGCCAAAGTCAAAAAAGCCATTGAGGGCATCACATCACTTGATGATGCTTTAAAAGGAAAAGGCGGCGACGCGATCCGCGCCTTTTACGAGGAATGTCACACCCCTTTTCTACAGTTCTATGATACCTTTATAGAGGAATACCGTTCCACGCTGAAGAAAATGAAAAGCGCGTTGAATTCCCTGGAACCAAACCATAACGGATTTATTTCACAGTCCTTTCTCGAACACGAGTTGGAGAATGGCTTAAATGCTGCTGATCGAACAACAAAACATTTAGTTTCTAAGACCAACGCCACGATCGCAAAAGTCAGCCATATCGTCGACTTACCGGATTTGAATGACAGCGGTTTTCATGAACAAAATCAGAAAGCGTTAAAGGAAATCAGCACGACTCTTGAAAAGCTGCATGCGTTTGACCGCGAGCAAACCAACGCCCTCAAAACGGCTGAAAACGATCTTGAGACGATGCAAAAATACATCGCCAGACTTGAAAAAATGTATACGGGGCCTAAAATTGAGATTACCACCTATCAAAAAGGATCGATTTTAAAGTCAGATGAAGAACTGATGTTTAATAAGCAGGTTACCGGAATGAATGGCGATATAGATAACGTTGAACCTTCACCAATGGAAATCATGCTGAAAAAACTGGCTGAGCAAGAAGAGACTGAAGTTGATACGGTCGCTAAAGCAGACCATTCAAAAAAAATAGACACAGGTATTCGCGTCATCAATGGTAAATTGTATAATATTAAAGGATATAAAAAGATCGGCTCTGTGGACGTCACCGATGAAATCGGAACCGGTAAAAACTTCACAGGCGGAAAATACACTCTTTATTCTAACGGCCAAGTTGTACGTGAATACATATCCGGCGGAGAAGTAAGGTACGAGGTTGTCCGTTGGATTTCGAAAAATAAAGAGAAAAACATCATGGATACCATAAGGGACAACACCAGAGAGATGGTAAGCTCGACTGGTGTAATTGGAGAACTTTTCATTGTCAAAGATGCTTATAGAGCCATTTTTGGTATCGACCCCGATACAGGAAAAGATATTTCCACTGGGGATCGAGTCATTGACGGTGTCAGTGTGATACCCGCCGGGAAATTAGCCAAAGTCGGAAAATATGTTTTTAAAATGATTAAAGGGGAGAAGGCAGCTAAGAAAGTTTCAAAGGTTGAGAAAGCTTCTAAGGCAGAAAAAAGCGTGAAAAAAGCCGGGAATGTTAAAAAACAAACTGTAACATCAAATAAAGGAAAAAACATTGATATTACACCTTCTCCAAATCATACAACAACTACCTCTATACCACATCCAGGTAAAGGGGTTCCTAACTCATCTGTTGATGTTGTAGATAAAAAAACAGGTGAAGTAAAAACTAGGAGGTACTATGATTCTGAAGGGCGAGCTGTTCGAGATGTTGATTTTACGAATCATGGGAATCCGAAACAACATCCAGAATGGCCACACGAGCACGTATTTGAATGGAATGATGATGGTAAATTTAAACGTATACCATAAAAAAGGAGAGTTTAAATAATGAATATTGAAGAGTTTAAAGAAAGAATTGAAATGGGTGAAGAATTTCAGTTCTACTATTTGGATGAGAGCTATTGGATAAGTCAAAACGAAGAAGGTCTGTACTTAACAAGAGAAAGGGATAGCAATTCACAATCTTTCAAAACAACAGATGAGCTTTTTGAAAAAGGAACAATAGATAATAAGAAAATTAAAGAGATTTGGGATGAAATTGATATTTAATAAGGATGATTTAAAATGAGCAGGCATAGCGCCTGCCCTTTTTATTTTAATAAAGATTCTAGTTTAGCTTTCGTTTTCGGCCCATAAATGCCGTCAGCAGACAGTCCGTGCATCAGCTGGAACCGTTTGACCGCGTTCGCCGTTTTCGGCCCGTAATAGCCATCAATTCCGTGATTCTTTGCCTTTTTGTCTGGATAAAAATAGAGAGTAGCTAAAGCCTCTTGAATCTGACGGACAGCCGTTCCTTTCATCAGCGGGCTTTTCACTTTATAGATGCCGGACGGCAGCGTGTATTTTTTGCTCGTTTGCTTTTTGCTTGAGGATGATGACTTTTTATCTGGTGTTGTTTTGGAAACCGTCTTCTTTCCAAGCAAGCTATCGACTTTTTTCCGGAAAGCTGTAAGCTGGCTTGAATCGCTCACCCACGGCGCCGGACAGTTTTTATTTGTCACATCGTAATGACGTACGATCTTATTCGTAGAAAGCCCGTAACGCTTGCACAGATCGGCAACCAGTTCAGCAGCATTTTGAACAGTTTCGCTGTGAATTTTACCGTCTTTTTCGACACACATTTCAACGCCGATCGCTGTTGTATTGGCATTCGGTTTTAGAAAGCTGACATAACACCGGTTTTGATCATGTGCATGGTATGCGACTTCATTTTCAGGGATAATCAGCTGCGCTTCTTTACGGTCAACAAAATAATGTGCTGAGGCGTAACGTTTATCCGCGATACACGTTCCATTGAAGTAATTCCGCTCATTCAATGCAGATGCGCCCGGCGTCGCCGTCCAATGCATTACAATGCCTTTGACTCCTGACAATTTCAATCCCGGCCGGGTATATTTGTTGACCTTCACATAGTTTTTGACTACCTTAACCACTTGAATCACTCCTATTTTGTTTTAAATAAAAAAGGCTGCCGGGCGGCAACCTCATTCCGATTTATTCTTTTGTTTTAAAACCTCAATAGCCTTGGTAATCGGCTCCGGTACATAGACTCCCATTTTCCCTGCATTTTCAGTTATAGAGATCAATTCATTAATGCAGTAGAAAACAATTGTTACGGTCATGACCAGAAAGCCCATTTCAATCCCGCTTTCAATAAGCAGTAAATCAATCATGTGAGCAACGGCAACAATCACGAAAATAAAGACTTTTCGCGTGATACCAATAAATCCAACCCGGCTTTTCATCTCCCCGTTTACTCCGGCTGCCGCCAACCCACTTCCATAATCAATAATGACCAGAAAAGATAAAATAGTTAACAGAATGCTCCACCCTCCGAAAAGAAATCCGACAAATCCGCCTAATACAGCGATAAAACCCTTATAAAATGTATCCAATGTATTTCCTCCTTTTTAAAAATAAAAAACACCCTCATTGGGTGCTACCTAAATCCACACTGACGGCTGGCTTGTAATAGCTCCTGCCTGTGACTTGTTCATATTCTGCTGGGGTGATCCAATTAATCCTTACATACTCGCGCATTTCTTCATCCGTGTAGCACCCCCAATCATAAAACTGTTTTATATCTGATAAAGCTGGATACTTCATGAAGCCCCGCCGCCTTTCAGTGCTGAAATATCTGCCTGTAATTTCGCTATTTGTAAGGAAAGTGAAGCAGTCTGTTTTTTCAGCAAATCGGTAGGGCTCGGCTCCGGTGCAGGCGGCGTTACACTTTCTATATACTCTTTGGTTGCTGATTCGACCCATTCGTCTTTTTCCGGATCATACTTCGGAGCGTATATACCTTCGGGAACCGGGGTTGTCGTGCTATTCGCCGGCAATTCTTCACCGAAAAAATCGTCTTCGCCAGCATATTTGTAATTTTCATCATAAAAAAGAACGTGCATGCTTATCGCCTCCCCTACCATAACGGTATTGATTCATTAAACGACACCCTCGTTACCTTCGTTTCATCGTTCGCCAGCATACCGTCATACCTTAAATCACCGTCAGTCGTAAGCGAAAACCGAGCAGTTCCGTAAGACCCGATCGTCGGTACGACAAAATCGACTGTCTGCGTCGGCTTATTTGTAAATTTCGCGACAGATGTTCCGATAGCCGGCAATGTTCCAAAAGATCCGCGCAACCATAGAACGTTGTTGCTAACGGAAAATTTCAACGGATACAGCGAATCTTGTTTAGCTCCGTTTATGAGATTTACGGAGTTCCATGTCGGAGATATATCCGCATCAGTTAGAAACCGACGCCAGCCTTGCCACCCGAGGGTTCCGTCTACATAGTTTGAAAAAACGTTATTTTTCCAATCAACAGCTATGACATAGCCGTACGATCCTACCCCATTTATGGTCGATGTCATATGAAATAACCCTCTTGCCGAGAGAGTGGTCGGTATGTTTTGCGCTTTACCTGTGGAGTAAAAAGTGCCGAATCGTTTCCCGTTTTTCGTGACCTTGTCGTAAAAATCATCACCATCACCTATCGTGAGCGATACTCCGGCGTCATCCGCGGTTATTTTTGTTAATTGCGCCGCGTTCCACTTTGTTCGCTCGTCAGCCGTAATATGCCGTACATTATCCGCGACATGCGTATCAAAAGCCGTCTTTGCCGCCTGCTTCACATTATCAACGTTAGCTAATCCGACCTGGGATTTCGTGACCTTATGCGGGTTGTCTGTTTTAGCTGCGTGCTGATCCGTATAAGCTTTTGCGTTCGCTTCCGCCGCATCCGCCTTCTCTTGGGCGCCGGCTTTTGTTTCGATGTTCTCGAATTCATCAAACCTCGCTTTTATCTCTTCGAGAGTTTGGCTAATTTGATCCCTAAACGATTCCACATCATCGATGTAATATTCTGCGACCGGAACAATGTTCTGATCCTCAAGCGTTTTTGCAATGGAGAAAGTGAAAAAGACTGTCGCGAGCGCCTGACCGTTTGTGTAATAAAGCTTGACTTCCGCCCTTACCTGGCCATGATGTTTCAATTCTTCATCAGATAGGACATATTCAGCTTTCCCATTTACCCTGTCGGTCGGCGTCAAGCTCCGTTTATAAAACGAATCATCCGCATACAGAAGGACTATTTTGGCATCCACCGCCGACAGAGGCAACGGGGCGCCGTCTTTTGTAAAAGAAAAAGACAGCTTTGCGCTGCCCGTGTCCTGTGTAAAAAATTGAATGTTAGTAGAAATGGGCGCTGATCTCCGCGCATTAATATCTAATGGAATTTCGCCCTCTTTATAGATCATCGGTGAACCTCCTTACATCTGTGGGTGCATGAAGACCAATGCGACTCCATACCCTTTTTCGGCGGAATATGGCCGCTTTATACGCATCACGTAAAAACCTGTTCCGTCCTCTGATTTTGTCCCTATTCCGTAAGCTGGGACGATGTAGTCTCCTACCTGGACAGTCTCATCAATCCTGACAAATACCTGACCAACCAAACCGACGACATGCCACTCGTCCCGCTCTTCCCGGGGGATGTATTCAAGATCAGGGTTATAGTTTGGGTTTTCCATAGGTACTATGATCTCTCGACCATTATCATTAATGGTTTCATAGATAATACCGCCAAATTCATTTCTAAGGTAACGGTCGTTCCAATAAAATGCTGCACCACCCATGATGACGCCGGCCGTCTCAGAAATAACACCAAGAATCTTGTCCCCTTTTTCAGCTTTCCGGATCTTGTCGCCATCCAAAGTTACCAAGAAGCCGGATTCAATCTTACGGCCGTCTTTGGATTCAAAGTATTCTGCAAGGTCTTTAAAATCAGACACGCTTTCCACACGTCCAACACCTCGGATATTCCCGCCTGTGGAATCAATTTTCCATTTGATATTATTTTTCGACGGTGATCCGGTGCCGTATCCGCCAACTACAGAATAGCTGTCATCGTTAGTAACTGCCTGGGCAGCCATCACCACTCTTGCAGGTCCGTCCCCTTTCGTCTTTGAGTTGTTCGCTGCTATAATGGCCTGCCGTGATCCTTCTGTAGAAGAGCCGCCTGAAACGCCTCCCATGAAATTCCGCGGGCCTTTTGCAACATTGCCCCCAGTAGCCCCTACAATAGCGCTGGATTCGTCGAGAACAACGCTTGAGGCAGCCGCAGCTTTAAAGCCGCCCGGGATATTTGTCGGCACAAATGGATATTCTTTCTTTGCAAACATGGCCGGCACCTTGTAGCCTTCGGCCATAATACCGAAAATAAGCGCTTGGTTGTTCGGTGATGTAATCCCGTATGTCCCGTTTGATCCGATAAGTGACCCGCTTAATAAAGAAACGTTATAGACACCACCCCCTAACCCGATAGCCTGGGGCGCAGATTCACGGATGTCGATGTTTGAAATCTTGACATGATCTGCCTTCTGATCCCCTCCGATGACATGAATATCCATCCCGGCTTTTTTGAAACCCCGAATTTTAATCCCATTTACAGTAATGTTCCGGCATCTATATTGGAACGCGACAACCGGATTATTTTTGTAATCATAAGTTGGATCGCCAATGGCCGTAAAACCGTTGATCTGAACATTTTTATAAGCTGAAACAACTAACGCACGCGGAGACAGCCCTGCATACATATCATTAAATACAGGCTCAATCGCGGTACAATCCGTCAGGGTGACATCGTAGGCCGTCGAACTTTCCGGATCGGTCGCCAGATGGTGCCCGATATGTCTTAAATCATAGCCGCGTACATCCCGGTAAGATACATGTCCAATCACATGAACATTTTGGGATGCCGGCCATTCAGCATGAGCCTTGACTTCAACACCCCGGATATTACCGGACGTATAGTTATTTAAAAGCCAAACATGCTTTGAACCGTCATCAACTTCAATACCGTTTGAGTTTGATTGCCCTTTCGCGTGGGCCGTACCTCTCGGATCGAAAGAATGACAGTTTGAAATAAAAAGATATTCACTATAGTGCGTCGTAATCCCGTCATCTCCTGCCCCATAAGCAACACAGTTGTCGAGCCAAATATACCGGCATCCGTCTTTTGTATACTGGGTGGACGGCAGATGATCATATGTAGGCGCCGTTATGTCGAATCCGTGCAAGCCCGGGTTAATAGCTTCAACATCCTTTACCCAGCCAAATTTCACATTTGCAAAGGTCAAACAGCTTGAATGTTGGCCGCCCGTAGCTCCGACGCCGCCTTGCCTGTCCGGGTTCCAATCAAGTGACATCCCTTGCACGAAAATATTTCTGTTTCCCTTTACATAATCGGCGTTTGTGATTACCCATTCGCTGGCAGGTGTATCTTCATGTAATTTCAGGATCGTCACACCTTTACCCTGACCGACAAGATAGGTCCAGGATGGGAGCTTAACCCCTCGAATCACATAGATACCGGCGCTTAATTTAACCCTTACACGGCCGTCCCCCACCGCTTTTCTAAATGCCTCAGAGCTGTCGGTTTTTCCATCCGGTACGGCGCCAAAATCATCAACATTTACTTCTCTTTTTATTTTCTGTTCAAGCTTATTAAATTCTAAATCCAGCCGGTCTTTCAACGTTTGTGCGATTTTCCCATCAGTTGTTACCCTGGCATCCACAATCTCTTTTACGTCTTTCCCGTCGTGATTCACAATCACATTAGCAAACCGTGCATTTAAATTATCCAACCGGTTCGCAACAGTAAACCCGCCGTGAATAATCTGATCCGATGTGTGGGCAGTTTTTGCATTTTTATGGCTTTTTAAATTATACTCATGATCATTTAACGCATTTTCAATACTCTGCATGTCCCCGCTTAACTGCGATTCATAGAGGGAATTTCGAGTCGTATTGTAGTTTTTAGTCAGCCGCACCATCTTCCTCACTCCTTTTTGACAAAATAAAAAACGCTTATCTGAGCGTTTTAAATAACTGATCTATATATCTTTTTTGATTCCTTAACCTTTTTGCCTGGTCAACATTGATGTCATGGATGTCTTTGCGGAAATTTGCAAATGTCAGCTGCGGGCTGCTGTATGGATCCAATGGATTGTACTGAATTGAAATCAGCCTCACATCATCTTCAAATGTGATGCCATCCGCCGTATCGGCCAAGACGTGAATTGTGTCGCCTTTCCAGAAGTCTTGTTCAATTTCTAAAAGTTTTGGCTCATAGATTTTTTTGAAATCAGCTTCGATCGTCATTTCTGGATAAGGATTCACATGCTTCTTCAGTGCTGAAACCATGCGACTGGATTTTTTTATTGTTTCATCTTTTATCGGTTCAGCCCACCGCGGCTTTCCTTCAATTAAGAATTTATCTTCATCAGGATGAACATATAAAATAGGCTCAAATTCATATTTTGGATTCTTGTCAGTACTATTGCTGCCTTCTTTTAAGGCGCCGTATCCCCACGCTCGTGTCGTACTATTTTGAGAACTTGTTTTAATTGTAATACCTGGCATGTTATAACGGGAATCTAGTGTAAAATCGATTCGGTTCCCCATTTTTTTATAGACATGGATTTTATAGTTATCGACATCTATTTCAAGCCCATAATCTTCAATAATTTCATCCATCAATTCAGTAGAGTTTTTATCGCCAAAATTCTCCTGATCAGCGCTTGGAAACTCGCTCTCTGGCGCCTCCAAGATATATTTGAAATCTGTATCTTTCAAGGCAATGTCCAGCGCTTCTCTAAGCTTTAATTTCTTTGTTACGGTATCATTCACGTAATTATTGATCAGTAGAACAGAAAAAATATGAGCTGCCGTGACGGTTTTTGTAAGGATGTTATTTTCCTGTCTTACCTCTACATCCGTAATATAGTATTTTTGATGATTGAATTTTTTCTCATCCAGATAAAGTATATTGTCGTTTACCAATAAATCGAATTCTGTGCCGTTCTCCTGCGTTTTTGTGATCGTGAAGGTAAAACTCTTCTTACCTGTCGTATCGTCCGTCAGATCAACGGAAACACCCGTTATTTCAACGACACTTTTACCATCCTTCGTTGAAACGTGCAGCTGTGGAAAATCAACATCTGAAGGCAAATTCTGATTGAGTGTGATGTCTTTGCCGTCATACTCCTTACTCGGAAATTCCGGCTCCGGTATCGGTGTGTCAGGTTGATCAGGATCATCAGGAATACCGTCCACAGAATCATATTGTGTAAGATTATACGTTTCAATTAGACCGTTTAACTTCGTCGCATAAGCCGGGTCAGTCGCATAACCGGCTTTTACAAGGGCTGCTGTCGCTTTCTTGTAATCTTTTTCACCTACTATGGCTTTATAATGGTCGGGATCCCAGCTCGTTCCGTTCATGTAAAGCTTGGCTAAATCTTGAAGAGAAGCATACCAGGATGGATACTTTCGGAACTTGGCTTGTACCCGGGTTGCATTCCCTTTCCGATCGTATTCAGTTGTCCACATGAGAACATATTGCCCGTTATAAGTCCCCTTAATTCCGAATAGATTTTTTCCTTTCTGAGCGAGCCCGCTTGTCCCCCATGCGCTCTCTAAACAGGCCTGAGCAATAATAAGAGACGCAAGAATATCATATTTTTTGTAAACCCGTTGTGCATCTGGTGCAATTTCTTTTATAAACTCTAAATTTGCCATTGTACTTGCTCCTTATGCGTAGTAGAATCGTGTATCAAAAGTGATTTCAAAATCATCAGTATTTTGCATTTCAAAATCATTGCTCCCTATATCAAGCCCCGGGAGCCTGCCGGAGGTTTTAACCGGCTTATTATTGATCACGGTATACTGTTTGATAAAAGTGACAGGCTGTGATTTTTTCAACTCCTGTTCAATTTTCAGCTCTCCCCATTTGTATGGTTGATGATCGTCACGTTTTTACCTGAAGCCCGTAAGGTCACATTGTAGTCATGCTGCATGGGATTGATAAAAGCATCCCCCGTATTGTAAACCTGAAATCTTTTTCGATTTTTAAACACATATTCCAGGTTGTCGTGCATCTGAATATTCATCCCTGGGCTCCAGTATTCCCCGTGAAAATTCTGTTTTGTCAAAGAAGTGAATTTTGACTCTGCTAAACCAGTAAAGTTGTTAAATTCCACAGTAAAAGAAACATGGTTTTTTTCTTTTTCTTTTGGAATACTGAAATTCCCGTCACATGTGACGCGAAAACGGAGATTTGGCAACAAGTCAGTTGAAATATAGTAAGGGAACGGTTTAACCAAAACCGCGTATAGTTCCCGTCGATACTGATAAAAATTTTCGGCAATGACTGAATTCAGATAGATTTCAACTGATATTTTTCTTTCTGTATATTTGACGTCACGGGGATGTTGCGGCAAAACGACTCCATTTATTCTCGGGATATTTGTTGTTTCACGCTCAATGCCTGGTGACTCAGGTGTAAAACTTAAAGGTTCAAAAAAAGGAAGCAGGCTGCTTAAACTCTGCTCCCCTAAACCATTATCATAGTCAATGTACAATTCCACTATCTCACCCCATTCAAGTATGAAGTTCGAGTATACCGATCCCCGGATGATTGATCGATTTTCTTCCCATCAAGATAAGTGTTGTTATCTTTTAATAGGATCTGTTGCAAGAGCTGCACATTTTTATTTAGAAAATCAATTTGTTTTGCCATCATACTGATCTGTTTTTCTTGGTTCTGCACAACACGGCTGATGTCCACAGAAAAGTCTTTAGGCGAGGCCAATTCCTGTGCAGGCTTTTCCGAAACTTTTTGAAGCAGGAGGAGCGCTTTTGAAATCATTCCATCCTGCAAATCCGGAAGTACGCCAAGCTTTCTACCAACACGGGCCCATAGCCCAATATTGCGCTCCCGATAAGATGGATCCTCTGTGATGGTCGTTTCATCATACCCGCGTTCATTTAAGATCGCCCATTTTGATCCACCACGGCCAGGCGAAATACCGCCTTTTGCATATCCAACATATCCGCCGCCTCGGGCCATCGATTTTAACCCCGGATGATTGTTTATGTCACCATATCGTCGTTTGATATAGTTAATGGCAGCCAGGATATTATCGATCGGATTCAAAATGTTATTATGTCCAGGAAACTTATTCGCGTTGAACGTGCTTGGAATCGTCTGCATCAGCCCTTGTGAAGGGTGCCCAGCTTTCGCATTAGAATCCCATAAATTGATGGCGTTAGGATTACCGCCACTTTCTTTCATGGCGATAGTAACAAGCCCCGGGATCCATGAAATCGGCACACCCGCGATGCCGACTGCTTCAGTCACCCATTGGTTTACAGCTTTTGTTCCGCCGGCTCCTTTAAATGTACCTGGATCCGGCATGACACCTTTCAGGAATTGAGCTGCCCCATCCTTCAATGTCTTGAGTATACCGGTCCCTAACGAGTCAATGCCTTTTCCAGTTTTGTAGGGGATCAGCCCACTAAACAGTTTTTTGATTAAGTTGCCGGGACCCTTTGTAATCAAGTCCATTGCAGTTGCGCTAACATCGCCCACTTTATCCACGACGCTTTTTCCAAAAGATACAGCCCCGTTGACCATCTTTTTAGAGCCGTCAATCGCTTTTTTGAAAAAGTCGCCAACCCCTCCTGCATATCCTGGTAACCCTGTGGCTGCTAATTTTTTTGACTGGTCATGCGGTAGTACGGAGGTGCCTCGTGGGAGATCCCAAATTTGCGGGCCGCCTGCCCCTACAACATAAGTTCCGATGCCTGGTGTATGGGCCAACTCCCACCCTTCTTCACCGACAATCGCTTTTCCTCCAGGGTGAAAGTCTGTTCCTTTTGCATAAGCGGCACCTGGTGCAATCTGCATTTTTTCAGACCGGCCATTATAACCTTTAGGCTTCCACTCTGGAATGGTTGGGGCATGCATAAATTCAAGAACCGTGTTAATTCCACCGGTAATCTTATTCACAACACCAGCTAAGTCGAGGACAAAAATATCAAATTCACTAAGGACTTCACCTGTCTCAAAATCGACTTGATCAATATGTCCATATGCTTGAAGCTTTGCCTCTTTGACCACACCTTCATGTGTCTCTTTTGCTTGCTCAATTGTTTTTTCTGCTTGGCTTTCAGCTTTATCAACAATGTAATCGTGCTGTTTCTTTGAAATTGTTCTTTTTACATAATATTGGTCATCCGCCTCGTCAACTACAGCCTTATATTGGTCTTTGGCAGCTTTAATTGTTTTTTCTTTTGCTTTGTTGCTGTTTTTCACAACAGCGGCTGCCTGTTTGGCGGAAAGATTAGAAGACTCTTCCTTCAACTTTCTAGAAATTTTCGTTTGTTCACCTTTACTACGGGTAAGTGCTGTCTCCATTTGGGAGAGCATCTTCCCTTGAATTTTAGTAACTTCTTCATTTTCTTTATCTGTAAGCTTACGATGTTCTTTTGCGGCGTTTCGATAAATCTCATTTACACGATCCACATATCCTTGTATTTTCTTTTGTTTCTTTTGGTTTCCATCCCCAATTTTATTTAGAATCTTAGCCGCGTATTTATCTGATATTTCCTCATTGGACGCAAAAAACTCCTTTAATACCTTGGTGGCTGAATCAGTGCTCGTTTGGAATCCATTTTTCAAAGACTCTCCCATCGCTGTAAACTGTGTTGCGACATCGTCCGCTATTTTCTTGGTGATTTTTGCATTGGTTATACGGAGATATTCAAGCTTAGCCGTGACTTTTGTATTCATATCTTCATAAGCATTCACAGCTTTTGCAGTAGACTTCGAAACCCCTTTACCAAAGTCAATAGTCGATGGAAGAACCCTTTTCTTCAGGTTGTCATAATAGTTCATACCTGCTTCCGTAAGAAGCGTTACACCTGTAATAGCAAGGCCAATAGGACTACCTAACAAACTCAATGCGCCACGTAAGAGGCCGACAACTCCCGCTCCTTTTTTGAGAATGTTGAAAAGGCCAAAACCACTTTTCGCTAATTTCATGAAGCCGCCAGCGCCTTTAATTGCATTGGCCCCGACCTTTAAAATATTTCCGCCGAATTTTAAGAGCTCAGGTGCAAACGAAAGAATAAGGCCGGCGATTGTCCCGACGGGGCCGCCAAATAAACTTAGACCAAGCCCGGCAACACGTGAAGCACCGCCCAGCCCCCGCATAGCTCTTGTACTTCTACTAGATGACTGCTCAAGCCGTCCTACTCTCGTTGTTGCGACCGCGGTTGATTGATGGAAACGTTCCATCCTTGTAGACGCTACAGCCGCCGCCGTGGAGGTCGTGTTCATTCCTGCAGCCGCTGTCCTGGAAGCTGCTCCCGCCGCAATAGCTTCTGTGGAATAAGTGCTGAGGCTTGCTGAAGCCCGATTTACACTGCCTGTTAAATAGCTTCCGGCAGTCCGCAGCATGTTCCAGCCTGCTGCCACCTTTGGCAGAGAACCTAAAATCAATAAAAACGCCCCACCTAAAAGCGAAAACACAGTTACCGCTCCGCCAGTAATCGCAATGGTACTCGCAACGGAAGGGGGTAATGAATCGAACCAGGTAACAAATTTTGTTAGACCGTCAGTGGTTGCACGAATCACAGGGAGAAACTGATTCCCCAAAGTGATAAGAGCGTTGTTCACAGCAGATTTCAGATATTCCATGGATCCGGCCAGGTTATCCATTTGCTTTTTGGCTACTCTGTCCGCAGCGCCCCCGCTGTTTTCAATTTCTTTGGTGAAATCTTGGAGCTTGTCTTTTCCTGCGTGCATTAAAGTAATAAATCCAGAAAGAGCGTGCTGCCCTGCCAACTGTTTAGCAATACGGATTTTTTCAGTTTCGGTATAATTTTTTGTTTTCTCATTGATCTGGCCGATTATATCAGAAAGCGGACGCAATTTCCCTGTGGAATCAGTTACCTGCAAACCTAATTCATGGATCGCATTTCCAGCTTGTTTTGGCGGAGATGATAAACGGGTTAGAGTAGACCGCAAAGCCGTTCCTGCCATATCAGCCTTAATCCCGCTGTTTGCCAAGATACCTGTTGCCGCCGCTAATTCTTCCATGCTGAGTCCGGCCGTTTTTGCTGCCGGAGCCGCATATTTCATCGTTTGACCGATCTCTTGAAGCGTGGCGTTTGAGTTGGTGAACGTATACGTCATGGCATCCGCAACGCGGTTTGTATCTTCAGCTTTGATATGAAATTCCGTCAAGATATCAGAAACGATGTCAGCTGTAACACCAAGGTCTGTTTGTCCGGCTGCGGCAGTCGCGAGAAGACCAGGCATAGCTCCAATGATTTGATTCGTTTTATACCCGGCCATCGCAAGGTACTGCATTCCTTCGGCAACTTCTCCATCAGTAAACTGAGTTGTTGCACCCAAATGACGCGCCGTTTCTGTCAGCTTAGCCATCTGGTCGTTTGTTGCATTCGCTAAAGCACCAACACGGCTCATAGCTTTTTCAAAATCAGCTGCGGCTTTTACACTTACTCCAATCCCCAACGTTCCCGCTGCGCCAACAGCCGAAAGGGCTGTTCCAACCTTAGAAGCAGAATGGTAAACAGCGTTTAGCCCTTCAGATACTTTCCCTGAATCTCGTCTGAACACAGAAAAAACACCCGAAGCGCGACGGGTGCTGTTTGTCGTGTTTTCAAATTCTCTTGTTACACGTTGCAGTTCGTTTCCAAGGCTTTGGTGAACTGCAATAGCATCATTTAACCGCCGCCCTTGAATTTGAGTCTCGCGGTTGTCAATTCCTTTTTCTCTCGCTAATTTTTCGTATTTCGTCCGATGCTCTTCCACCAAGCGACCTTGGATACGATATTTGTTATTGAGACCTTCTACTTGGGATTGGAGAAATTTAGACTGATTACCCGCCGCTTTATAGATAGACCCGGATGCTTTCATTTCAGAATTTGCTAAACGCATTTGCCGCTTTAAGCCTTCAATTCCTCGGTTCAAGCCAGTATCATCAAGGCCTACTTTAACGATCATATTTCCGATAGGTTGCGCCATATGTATCCACCCCGCTTCCCTGGCATAAACTCAACTAAAAAAGACCGGCTGTTAAACCCGCCTTAGAAAAACACTTGATCTATTGGCACAACTTTAGGTTTATTTTCATGTGCCAAGACTTCTAAGTAATGGTAAATATCCATCTCGTCAATTTCAGTCATGGTCCAACCCTGTTTTAAAAGGGCAGCGTAAATATCATTGAGCTGATCTATTCCTTTTTCTGCTGAAAGGCCTCCGTTTCCACTCCCGGCAAAAAATCTTCTTCCTCCTTAACTTCCTCATAACCCATAATTTCGCCCATGATTCGCCTTACTTCGTCTGAAACTTCAAAAGACTGTAGACCTTCTTGAAATTCCTCTAAAGTAAATTGGTTGCGGAATACCCGTACAATGAACTTCATACGATCTTCAAGGCTCTTAAGCACTTCCTTAATACTGTTGGTATTTTTAGCGGCTGCCTCATCTAGCTCCAGAGCTTCATACAAAGTTTTTGTATTAGTACGAGGTGCAATAAACGTCTTATATTTTTCTTCTTTTTCAAACCATAATTTCACCGAAATTTGTTTTTGAGCCATGTTGACTCCTCCTTTATTTTGTTTGATATGAAAAAAGAGAAGCACGCTGCTTCCCTTTATACTGTTTTGCCAATGTCTACGCTGGATTTATCACCAGAAACAGAATCTGGATTTTTATAGGCAGCACCAAATACTTTTTCATAAAACTTGTCCAGACTAAAATTCGGTGCATCCTCGTCAGCCAATACTTTATAGATGTCATCCTGTTCTCGCTCCATAAATTCAGCAGAAAGTTTGACTGTTTGGAAGTCTGTCTTTTCTTCTTTTGTTTTCCATTCATCATCCGGAAGGGAAAAACGCCCTTTCACTAAGCCTACATGGCGATTCTTTCCATTCGCTTTTGGACCATAGAAGGTCATAGCGACCCATGGCGCGATAACATTCTTTTTGAACATATAGAGCCCGTCTGTTTCTTCTATCCCAAACAATTCCTCCAAGATTTCCATTGGCAGATCCCGCATTTCAAGCTCCAATTTTGTAGAACCAGTCGTGACAGCCATATCCACCAGTTTGTTGTCTGCATACTGCTTTTCTGTTGATGTATCCGTATTGACCTTCGCGTTAATTGCGTAAGGGTAATCAATAATTTTTGTAGCCACATAAAAGCCATTTTCCTTTTTTAAAGGCGCAAATCTAACGCCTTCCAATCCGGTAACTGAACTGTATTCAGGCATTCTAAAACCTCCAATTATATTAAAATATTGGCCTCAAATCGGCGTCCCTTCCGAATAAGACCCTCATCTTTTAAAAAGTCATTAATTAAAACCGTTGTTTGAAAATCCAGACTGTTCATGACCCCTATAACGGCAGCCAAAATCTGATCGCAGGATGAATCGTTGTATACATCGATTTGATATACAGCGCTGTCCTTGATCGGCTTTCCATCAGCCCACTTGGTAGTTCTGTAGTCCAATTCCTGTACGACGATATAAGCTGGTTTGCTTTTGATGCCAATCGGCACCGCAAGTTCAAAAATGTTTGCTGGATCAGCCAATAATAAAAGCGCCGGATCACTCTCCAGCGCTTCAAATACTTTATTTTTTAGTTGTAGGGCTCTTTCCGCTACATTCATAGCTTGTACCCTCTTTTTATAACGCTTGCCATCGCCTGAAGCATCCTCTCATTGGCACTTAGCATACTCCGCTGAATAGACGGGTTAGCCGGCTGATGAATGGTTCCGAATTCAGGCAAGTGGACACGGAACTTCGTATCTTTTGTAGGACCAACCACTGCATATATCTCACCATCGGGGTCCTTTCTCGTACGATTACCAACGATAATATCTTCATCAATGTGGGGATGGCTCCCCCCAATATTGGAACGGGGAGCATTCTTTTTAATTTCCTTCGCAAGAACAGCGCCCCCAGCTTTTACAGTAGCTTTATTTATTTTTTCATCCTTCCTTGCGAGTGAGGATAAATATGAATCTAATTCTTTAAAGCCCTGCATTTCTATTTCAAATTTCATTATTCCACCGCCTTTGCCCTAATCATGGTGAAATTTTTCCGGGAATAGTTCGGTATGATAGATTCAATTTCATACAATTGATTCTGAAAAAGAATCCGCATATGTTCGTTGATATCCTCGCGGTGTCGGATCGTAAATTTTATTGTCTTCTCCTTCTGCACCGCGGCCGCCGCGTAATATTCCCGACCTTTTAGCCCTTCGGCTTTTGCCCAGCATTCAACGACCGTTTCATAGTCACCTTCCACAGGGAGACGGCCGCCTTCTTTTTTCTTTTGAAACTTTATCCGGTACCTCATGTCATTCAGCATTGGAATCAGTCTCCGGAACCGTATATTTTAATTGATTGATCAACGTTGTCAGCACTCCATCAAGATTTGAAGTCGTGCCGGCCACTTCCCGGTTTTCATACCAATGCGTAACAAAGGCCTTTACACACATATCAGCCCGCGCTGAATTGTTAGGGAATTTCAACCCGGTTGCAGCTGTAATGTATTCTTTTGCAGAAGCGATAAACCCAAGAATTAAATCATCCTCCAGATCACCATCGACCCGGAGGAATTTTTTCGCCTCTTCAAGCTCTTTTTGTTCCATTTCAGTCATAGGGCATCACCTATCCTTCGTTAGCTAGATGTTCCGCCACCTTTTAATTCATCAATTTGCTTTTGTAAACCATCTAAAACAGCCTTTACTTCGCTGTTTAAGTTGTCCAACATGACGCTGCCGGTTCCGATGTTGTTGCTTCTAACAGACTTGTCCGCAAGCATTTCATGTAGGATACTTTTCTCTCCAATGTCAGCCGGATCGCCTTTGTCACCTTTCGGGCCTTGGGGTCCTGGCTCTCCCTGTGGACCTTGCGGGCCGGTATCTCCTTTGTCCCCTTTTGGCCCTTGAGGTCCCTGCGGCCCAGGTTCCCCCTGCATTCCCTTAATGTACAAAGGATTATCCTCGCTGTTTCCTTTCAAATAAACCGGTGTTACCGGCTTTCCTGTACCGTCGTCCTCTGCAGAAGTATAGACTCCGTTACTTTGGTTTAAAAATTGATCTGCCATATCTCATCATCCTTTTCAATTTTTTATTTTCCAACGTCAACTGATTTATCTTCTGTGTCGCCGGTACTTGGAGTTTCATTGTCGGGAACAGCGTCTTTAATAGATGCAAATTCCGCGTAAACAACAGCATCCGTGTCCCAAAGTACAACGTCCTCACGTTCAATGATTCGCATATCTGTAGAGTTACGGTAGAATGCTTTACCACCGACATTTGTCGTTAAAATGGAATATTGCTGACGATCAAAGAGTTTGACAGCTTCTTTAAGGTCTCCAATGATTAATGGATATTTTGGAGTCGTTTTTGTACCGCCGTTTGGCAAATACTTATCAGAAATGACGGATACCGGCTTACCGAACAATAATTTTTTAGTTGGATCAGTAGGGTTCGGCTGAAGCAGGTAACGGCCGAAAGCGTCTTTCAGTTTATCTAACACGTTAAATCCTGATTGGTTCGTGACAACTTTAGTCGTGGCATTAATAGCCGGATCAAGTTTGACATTGAGAATGTCTTTAATGTCGTCCTGCTTCGATACTGTGGTTTTTGCAAGTGTTCCTAATTGATTAAGAATCAACGTATTGCGGGTCACGGCCGACTTTTTGGCAAGCCAATTAGAAAGGTACTGCAAAAGCGCTTCTTGTGTATCTGCAAGCAAATCATTAGAAAGAACCAAAATCCCGGCATAGTCTTTAATGCTATACTTTATGTTTTCAAATTTAGGGTTCTCTAATTCTTCAATATCTGCTAATTCCTCAAGATTTACTAACGGGGTGATATCTGATAATTTTTCAAGAACCCGCGAACCTTTGTTTGTTGATACCGGAATAACATCCACGAGATTTGCCAGGGTATCAAATTGGCGACGTTTTTCATTAATTTTCGTAGAAATATCTTGCGGCACAATAAGGCCACCGTCCTCATCCACACCTTCTTTCATCGCGGCAAGAGGTTGCGGTACTTTGCCTGTTCTAAGGGCGGAAGCAAAAAGTTTAACATGATTCTTCACTTCTGTTTTAGCGATATCATCCGTTGGCTGTTGCGGGTTCTTTGCCTCTGGATCTTGCTGCGGCTCTTCCTGTGCATATGAAACCTGCATGTTTCGTAAATCCTCATATGTCTGAATTTGATCTTTAATTTGTTGAGCTTCTGCAAGTAGTTTTTTGGCTTCATCAAGTTTTCCCTCATCGGTCAATGCTTCAATGTCTGTACGTTTTTCCGCCAAGGCTTGGCGCAACTCCCGTTCTTTTTTAGACATTCCGCCCCCGGCGAAAAACTGAATATCGAGTTTCAAAAGTTCTTTCTGTTTCAAATGCTTATCCTCCTTAAAAATGGCATAAAAAAGAACCCTTAAAGATTTAAGAGTTCAAGTTTCATATTGATCTTTTGTTTTAGTATTTCATTCGGGCTTGTTTCTTCAGCCGGATTTCCAGCAGCAGATTGAGCAACAATTTTGCCTGGAACATGTTTAAAATGTGCAAGCACCTGATGATCAATGCAGGCTGCTACATCCTTTGATTCTGAAACTATATCGATCAAGCCATAATTTAAAGCTTCATCGGCGGTGAGCCAGGTTTCCTCATCTAGCAGCTGGCGTAAAGTCCCGTCGTCCAGTTTGTCTCCTGCTTTCGCAAGATATGTGGAAACGATACTTTCAGTAATCTTGTCCAGATCATCGGCTGCCTTCCGGAATTCCGCGGCATTCCCGACCATCCCCATGTATGGGTTGTGAATCATCATCATGGCGTTACTTGGCATCGTAATTTTATTGCCGGCCATTGCAATGACGGAAGCGATACTCCCGGCCAGCGCATCCACATAGACATTGATTTTGGCTTTATGACGCTGAAGCATCGAATGAATAGCCTGCCCCTCGAAAACATCTCCGCCTGGCGAATTGATGTACAAATCAATAGAGCTCACGTCCCCTAAACTTTTCAATTCAGACTGAAAGGCCTTGGACGAACTCTCGCTAAACCATCCTTCGCCGGTAATAGAACCGTAAAGCGTGATTTCAGCAGTCGAATCATTCAGAACCTTCATGTTCCAATACTTGTTTTTCTTCCTTTGTTCCATTGCCATCACCCCCTTTCAGTCGATCTGAAGACTGTTTCGTCTTGTTAAGCTGATATTCTTTCATAATTGAAAGGGGAACAAGATTTAAGTTTCCATAATGCTCATCGCCGATCTCTCCGATGCCTGTCATGTCCTCTTTTTGAAGAATAGTATTGACGCTAAAGGCGCCTACGCTTTGCATCGTTTTATAAAATTCAGCACGTGATTTACTGTCCCCACGGAGCTCCGATTCCAGGTTAAATTTAAAGTAATAGCCATTGTTTCGCTGATTCTCTGTCAAAATCTTATCGTTCAACTCTTGTTCAATATTTGTGACGATTGGCTGTAAAGTGGTTTTGACATAATCTAAGGACTGCTGCTCTATATTTGAAAATGTCGCCCGGTCCAGTTCACCTATTTTATGCGGTGGCACCTTGTAAATAGATGCAATCTGTTGGCGATTCCATTTCATCGATTCAATAAATTGGGCATCTTTCATAGGCATGGTTACCTGTGAATAATCAAGCCCGGCGTCTAAAACTGCAATAGACTGCCCCGCATTCACCCGCTCCCAGTCTTCTCTAAGAATTTGTTTACTTTTTCGGTCTAAAAGGGTCGGCGCTTTAACAACACCGAACGGTGCACCGCCATTCTTGTAAAATTTCGCGTTGAATTTTGTGGCAGCTCTATTTGACCCTATATTGTCCCGAATAACTGAAATCGGAGTTTGCCCCACAATTCCGTCAAGAGACAGGTTTTTAAAATGCAGCACCTCTTCATAAAAAAACTCACGGTATCTGCCGTCAATCGTTGTGGAGTACCAAACACGTCCGTTATCAGGATCAATATTTGTGTTGGTTGCTTCCGGATCCAACGGTCTGATCCCCGTCACATTTCCGTCTTTATCAAAAAGTAAAAGGTTGTAGCTGTTTCCCCAAGTGCAAAGCCTTGTAACCAAAAGCCGCTTCCACACAAAGCTTGTCATATAGTCATTGACTTTGTTCAGAATAATATCGCTGACTTTATTTTGAACCTGTTGTATGTTGCCGTTTTTGTTCTGAAAAAGTTTGATCGGAAGTTTAGCAATATCATCCGCCAAAACAATCACACAGGCATATACATCCGGATGAAGAACGGCCGTTTTTGTTGATACCCTTTCACCAGATGCGCTTTCAGATCCAGCAAAAATATTTCTAAACCACGTAGCTGGATGAAGAAGGGATCCGCTATCCTCTTCAGCAATTTCATTTTTTATCCCGCTTTTTAAACGGCTTAATAGCATCTATTTCCCTCCCTCGTCCTTATTTTTTTGACGAACGAATCCTGCCAAACTGGCAAGCGAAAATAAAAAAACACCGGTTGCAATTAAACCCGCGTTTACGTTTATTCGGTATATGGCTATTGAAATGAATACCATGCCTGCAATAAGCAAAATATCTTCTAAAAATAGCTGTAAGGCTTTTAAAATTTTCAAGTTCTCACCCCCTACAGGCTGAAAGATCCAGACTGAATATAAGCGTTTAAGTCGATCGCTGTATCAATCTGAGAAGCCCGAACATGTGCATTAATAAGTGCAGCTGCCGGGTCAATCCGTTGTGTGGACTTGGACTTGTCCAGCATTATGTTTTCCTGGGCATCCACTTTTGTAACTGCGTTCCCCATAGCCCAAGTCAGCAGATCGTTTTTATTATGAATGATCTTTTTCGCCTTCACTTTTTCGCGGAAGTCTTTCGTAGGCTCTGAAAGTGTGGCTACACCCTGCCGAATTTCAATCATCACATATCCGTCTGCCTCCATCTGTTGGGCAAACTGTGTAGCGTTATACGGGTCATAGGCAATTTCTTTGATCCGCCAGCCTTTCTCTTTCTCCATTTTTTTAATGTAAGCCCTGATATAGTCATAATCGACAACAGCGCCGTCGGTGACGGTTAACCAGTTCTTTTCCTTCCACAAATCATACGGCACGTTATCTGTCTTCATGCGCTCATAGAAGGTATCTTCAGGCATAAAACCGTGACTATCCACAGCAAAGCTCCCATTATCCAATGGGAAAATAAACGAGACAGCTGTCAGGTCAATTCGTTTTGACAAGTCAATCCCTACATAGCACTCACGGCCGGATAGATTAGGGAACTGATCAGATCCGCAATCCTTCCAAGCCTGCATATCCATATAGCCGTTCTCGCGCATATTGACCCAAATATTCATGTTTTTAGTGAGGAAATTACGCATTTTTTCAGGAACTGCAAGAGCGACTTCAAGCTCGCCGCGCAAATATTCGAGCCCGTGTTCATTCGCAGCAACAATAGGATTTGCTTTTATCCAGTTACGCTCATCCTTGATGTCATCATCCTTATCCAGTTCATTGATCATCACAAAATACTGTTCATTGGTTTCTACTTTGTTTGGGTCTAAAATCCGAGAGACGTAATCATATTCCACCCGGTAAGCTGGATTGTTTAACTCAAAGCCCGCAGTCGTGATAATAATCATCAATGGCTGGTTTCTTGCTCCCATTCCAGAAGCAAGGACATCATAAATTTCAGATGTTTTATGCGCGTGATATTCGTCAATAATGCCGCATTGAGGGTTGAAACCGTCCCCTGTTTTTCCGGCATCCTTAGATAATGCTTTAATAATTGAATTTGTTTTTGGATGCTCAATGGTACTGTATGCAATCCTGTATTTTTGCTCCGGTTTGTTTAGAAGTTCACACCCTTCTATTTGGGCTTTTATCTCCTTCCAACATATTTGAGCCTGCTCAGTTTTTGTGGCACCAATGTATACCTCTGACATGTTTTCGCCGTTTGCCATAGCCTCATATGAAGCAACGCAGGCCAGACTCTGAGTTTTTGCATTCTTGCGGCCAACCTGCCAATATACTTTTCTAAAACGGCGAAATCCTGTATCTTTGTGTACCCAGCCGTAAACATTCCCAAAAATAAAAATCTGTATTGGTTCAGGGACAATATTCTGTCCTTGCAACGGTCCCTTAGTATGTTTGAATTGCGTCATCCAGTAAAGAAAGCGACGGGCTTTTTCATCGTCAAACACGTAAGGAAACTCTCTTGTTCCTTCTCTTTTAATATCATTTAAAAACCGCTGACAAGCCCATATATGCTTTTCGCACGCAACAATCTCGCCCGATATTACATCACGCGAGTAGTCAATCATAAACTGTTTAATTGTATTCATACATTACTAAACTCCTTTTCTGCTAAAGTCTTCTCCCGTTCTTCCTGAGTCTTGGTGATCGCGAGCTTGGCGCGTGCAGACGGCGTGAGCCCGAAATCGTTAGCTGCCGATTTCATTTGATCATAGAAATTCTTCTGCCGTTTCAGCAGAGGGTGCTCTTCTCCAACCGACTTGACCGGTTCCCCGTTTTCATCCTGACCATCTGTATGGATCATAATGCCGTCTTTTTCAATAATTTTCGAAATTGAGATGTACTGAGAATAGGCGTTACAATAGGCGGCTAACATGCTGATATCCGCCTCCGTCATAATTTCCACCTCAGATAATAAAGCAGCAATCCGCTTAAATTCTTTTTTAGCCACTTTGTCTAACCAGGTAGGTGGCTTGATATTTTCAGAACGCATTTTCATCTTTTTTTCATGTTTAGCCCTGGCTGCCAGCTCTTTTGTATTCTTTTTATTTGGATTGCCCTGTATTAATTGAAGGGCTGCGGATTTTGCAGGTCTCGGCATGTTTTCTCACCTCATTTCTTAAAAAATTGCAATTTTATGCTTGTTTTTTTCACCAAGCATGCTATGATGAAAGTAACAACAAAACCAGTCATATCAAGCCCTCTCGGCAAATCTGTCGAGAGGGTATTTTGCGTTTCGGGAACTTTGAAAAGCGGTGTTTGTTTACAGAAAAGGGGGCGCCGTTCCCGCGGCGGTTGTTTCCCAAGGATTTTTATAGGGGGGTATCCCTACTTGACCGACTTGCTTCGGTCGCCGTGAACCTTGTTATGGCAGGCATTGCAGAGACTTTCGAGATTTGAAAGGTCTAAACGCTTGGACCAGTCCTGCTTTACCTCCACAATATGATGGACCATGTCGGCAGGAGTGAATCGGTGTTCTCTCAAGCATTGCTGGCAAAGACGATTGTCACGAAGCAAAACAAGTTCTCTTGTTCGTTTCCATTCAGTTGATTTATAAAAACTTGTTATTGTTTTGTTTCTTGAATGTTTGTTGTAATGTTTCGTTTCCTCCTGCTGGACGTGCTTATGGTCAGGGCAGTAGCCCTCTCGGGTAAGGGCCTTACACCCATAGGCCTTACACTCCCTTAACGGCTTAGGTGGCATTGTAATCCTCCTTTAGTGTCAAACACTTATTGGTCCAGCTCTTCATTTGCTTGATCGATTAACGGCTGCATAAGTAGGCCAATACGCTCCTTTAAATTGAAATACTCTGCAAAAAGACGCTCGGCTTTCTTTAGCCTCTTGGCTTTGTCGTACTGACTCTTCACACTTCTGATACGTTTTTGCAGCTCTCTAATTTGTGGGGTTGTCACGGAGAACACAGCCCTATGCTGGCAGGCAGGGCATTGGATATACCCGATGACAACACCATTCTTCCTTCTCTGCTCCTGCATAACGATTGCATGAACGTCTCCACAATGCTCGCATTTACTAATAGGTTGATTCATCGCCTTGCCCTGGTATCTATAACGCTGCTTACGTTCCCTATTCATACGCTCTCTCACCGACCGCCAGTTCCTTCGTCTCAACTGCTAGTGCCTTATCAGGATCGTTACCATGCTTGATACGAATATAGGTAGAACCAACCTTATCGGCTCCCCCTGTGCGCCACTCAAAATCTATCGCAATACGCTTGGTGATCCTTTCGCCTTTATAGAAAACGCGCGGAACCGAATCAATATCCTCAAGCTCAATCTGTAATAATGGCGGCTTTTCTTTAGATAGCTTTACGCCTTCCGTAAGAAGCAGGCTGGATTTTTCAATGCACACTCGGCTTCCCTCCTTTAAATAAAAAACGCTCTCTACTCATACGCCTTTGTACCAATTGCCATCCCCTCATTCGTAATTAACCTCCGCTGCATTCTCGACTAAGTAACGAAAGAAATCGTTTTTCACTATGGGATTCTCTAAATAGCCCGTCAACAAAACGAGTACCATTCTGTCAGGACTAAGACCATCTAGGCTTGAAGCGTTGCGCGAAATAAATATCGGGTTTTTGTACTGCGGATAACGCGACCGTATGTTACGCCATTGTTTTTTCGCATCTATAACCGTTCGACCGACCACGTACATATACTTGTGCGAGCCAGACTGAGTTATATTGTGACCGTGATCGGGTAATTCCAACGCTTGTCCAAACTTCATTTGATGATCTCCCAATCTTCTGCGAGCATGTCAGTTTGAGACGCAAGCCACGGGACAATTTTGTTATTTGCTGTTTTCATAACGATAAAGTTGTCGAATACCGGTTCCCCTCGATACTCGCCATATCCATATTTCAAACCTTTAGCTAATTCACTACCCTTAATTAAATACAAAAACATTCTTTTGCCGTTCCATCCAGACCGGGTAATTTTATAACCGTCGTTAAGTAAATCCACTGCTTCACCAAATTTCATCGTTTGTTCCTCCTTCTTTGACGAACAACTCACGTATTTTCTTTTCAGCTTTTGAAAAGCTCATTTCCTGTTCACCCGGAAAATAAAAGCTGCCTTCAACTTCAGCGGATTTAAAACGAACGGTGGCTTTTATCAAAAACCCATAGGTTTCAAATCCCATTATGCTCCCATCACTAAATAGGGTTTCTCCTTTTCTCTCAATACTTTCTATAACGACTTCCATATGCAAGCCTCCTACATAAAAAACGCCCTCCCATTTGGGAAAGCGCCTGGTATATTCTTTCTAAACCGGGCCCACACTCAGAGGCTCTCATTGGCCGCCAATCGTTTATTCTGAGATTTACTGGACCCGGTTTACAGAGAACATAAAACCAAGGGGTTTAAGACTGAACCCCCTGAAACGCTTGCTTTCATCCGGCTATCCGTGTGCACCCGAACGCCTTCCGTGGTCAGTAGCTACCCAAATAAAAATGCACCCAAATGGAGGGTGCAAAAAAAGGGGTAATTCTCGATGTATTTTATTTTATGCAATAAATTTTAAAAAATAAACTTGTCTACTCGCTTAATACCATAATACTCGATAGTTCAGTCTTGGACTGTCCTCTTATCTTAGTTGTACAATTCCTCCTTACGCTAAACGCTTATTCAAATTTGCGCCTTACACATACTTCGGGAGGAAGCCAAGCATTGTAAGGCAGCATGTCCAAAAAACATACTTCATATAATCTCCCGATACCAAAGCCGCAAGACTAGCGCGATCCGGCTCAGAATGCTCCTCCCGTTTGGCTTCATTCTTCATCGCCTTAATTTGAGTATCCGAATTCACCTTGATAAGGGAATGGTGCGTATCCCGTTATTTCTTGATAAGTAAATCTTATCGATAAATCAAAAATAAATAGTCTCCTTTTTTGTCTCTATTTTTGTCCTCAAAAAGTTTATTTTTTGTCCCAATAAAAAAAGCACTCAGATGATTCCGAGTGCTGTAGCAAGGCGATAAATCGCCCTTTTCTTTAACCTGTAATAAGCATTTTTGGTAATACCCAAATCCATATAGATGTTGATGTCTTTCACCCTGGCAGCCGTCAGGTATTTCTTTTCGATAATCAAACGTTCTTCATCGTCCAAGCTGTTTTGTAAAGCCCGTTCCATCTGTTTGACTTTGAGTTCATTAACGGTAAATGAATCCCGGAGGGAAGGGAAAATGTTAAAGCCGGCAGATGAACATTCTTTTTTATTCTCTAATTGGACTTTGAGCGCGCGGTAATTTTTCAGTTCTTTGATGACTATTTTCCGGACGGCTTTTTCGTCCACATCATCGAGAAAAGATAGCTGTTCCTTTGACATCCTTTCCCTCCATTCGTTCATTTTTCTTTTTCCCATTCCTGGATCCGTCTTTCTGCAATCTCCATCCAGACGAACAGAGCGGCAAGAATGAGGATTCCTATAATTAGATAAATCATAACTCCTCCTTATCGGCGCTCGCCGCCCCCAATAGTTCAGGATTTTCATAGACTGTTCCGAGATATTTTGAATCCGGCCCGCAATCGGCAAGAGACTCAGAAGGCCCGTTAATATATTCACCGTAAAATGCAGCTAAATCGTTGTCGTAAACAACCTTAAATTTTCTCCCCCAACCGTCTTTTCGGATGTCTCCCTCCCAAATCTCCCGGCCAGTTTCGTCCTTCAATCCGGTGTATTCACATCGACCAACCAATTCACAGTCTATAAATCTTGGTGAATCAAAGTCATAAGCAACCTCTAAACCTGTTTCTAAGTCATTTAAACTGAGAAATCTATCGAAAATCTTCTCGGTCGCCCGATCTCTTAACACATATCGAAACTTAATCTCTCTCATCCGTTCTACCTCCCATCATTTCACCCTTTGAAGTCTATTCACATCATCAATATTCATTTGATAGTCAGCCTCCCTGACGGCAGCAGCAAATGATTCAATACCTTTTTCCCATAGGCCATGACGCTTAATGACTTCGGAAAACTCTTCAACGTCATGCTCGCGAATCCCCCAACTGTCAGGATCGTCTGCGGGTCCGTACATAGTAACCCATTTGCTTGAGTCATTCGGATCCGGTTCCTCCCATTCCGCGCGGGTAAAATGACAAAGCTCATGATCGACCAGGGCGGCACGCTGCTCTTGGTTCATCGTCTTCCAGGCTTCCTTATTGATAAATACAAAAAGCATGTAATCGGTCATATGGCGCTCAAAGGCTGTGCATTTTTTCGCCTTCCCAGCCCACTTGCTGCTACCTTCCCGGATGTAAAAACCGATGTGTTCCTTTGCATCTTTTAAATGTGGGTGATGTTTATCAATTAAACTTTCGGCCAGCTGCCGCACCTCTTGTGATTCTTCAAAACCTACAAATGCCATGGGTCATTTTCCCCTTTCAATCAATTTCTTTTTGAATATTTCGTCTAATTCAGTTAATGAAAGCTCATACAGCTGCCGACCGTCAGGTGTTTTAAAATACCCCATTTTAAGCAGCCGCGCTTTAAGCTCGTCCTTTTTCCTTTCATAATAAAGAGCCTTCATTAATTCATTCACACAAGGCCCCCCTTTAACAGCTCCCGGGCCATGTAATGAAAATGGTGATAGATATAGTTTCCGGTCGCACTTGGGTTAATAAAAACGGTTGAGAAATTGTAACGGACTTCAAACGTTTTTAAGCTGCCAAGCAGAGACTGCGGCTTATATTGTGAGCGGTATTTTCCATTCAGTATTTTTTGATAGCCTTCCAGATCCTCCACAAGAAGAGTGAAGGGGTGTTTGGCTGCACGGATCAATTCATTTTCAAACCGAGAACGGTCCTTAATGGATTGAACCAGCTCATCAACTCCATTTTTCCGTTCGATAGCAGCGTTCAAATACATGTCCCGGCTAATCCCGTATTCCTCGTTTTTCGGGATCATGGCGGAATAGTCGCCCGTCTTCATCCCTTTGAATTTGATGGATACGTTCTTTTTGCGGAGATAGTCAAGAACATGCTGGTTCTTCTGCTCCCTCGTATCCACAATAATGATCATGCTGTCGAGAATATTTTTCATTTCAGTATCCGAATAGTTGTAATGAATAATCGTCATGCTTTCTTCCCCTTAAAGTACGACATGGCACTTTCATAGATTTCTAAAGAGAGTTTGTCCGTTTCTTCATCCTCAAAATTCGAAACGGAGCTGTTCAGATCTCTCCAGCCGTTCTCCCAAAATAGAACAAGCAATCTCGCGGCTTTAGTTGCCGCATCCCAATCATGATTGAACCAGTCGTCTATTTTTGGATTCATTTCTTGATCTATGCCCATAAAATAATTGATGATTTTATCAATAGTTTGTTTGATTTTATGATCCTGCATTGAGTATTCACCTTTTAAGTACTGGATGATCCGTTTTTTATGTGACTGAACAAATTCCACAAGTTCTGGATAGACGTTCTCCGGATGCTCGATATAAAGATCATCCCCGTCCAGAACTAAAGGTGATCCCAAAAAGGCAAGGTCATCACAAATTTGTTTTGGGTGCAAAATTATCACCTCTTTTTATAAAGAAGGGTTAATTTTTTTATTAACCTAATTCATTCATTAACCGTTAAAAACGTTGATATATAAGGATTTTCAAAAAAAGTGGTTAATGAGTTAACGAATTAATAGCGAAAACTATTTAACTCCTTATATACATATATATATATTATTTTTTATTTATTTTTTCATGAGAATGGAACATAGATATTTAATTAACTCATTAACCCATAACCCTAAAACTCATATTTACCAATGTTCACAAATCCCTTGATACATAAGGGGTTAAAGCTTCTTTCGAGTAGATGTTTTATTCTCTTCAGATTGGTTAACTAAATTAACCCCCTCTGCTTTTTCCTTAACCCCTGAGAACAAGTTCGGTCCAGCATACTGATTTAAAGTAAGCCCATGAAAATAAACTTTATTTTTCGCTCCATTTTCTTTTTTATATCCTCTTATTTCTAGTTGGCGATAAAAGGAACGATTTTTTAAGTCTATTTCATCGTTCTGGAAGCACCATTTTTTATAGTTTTCGTAAAGGGTTTTTGCTTCGATTTTGGCATCCTCATGTATCGTGCAGTTTTCATTTATGAAAGGTCCCAAAATATCCATATCTTCACGGTATCCTTGCGTAGCATTTTTAATTGCTTTAGGATCTTTTAATCCTTCCTTCTGCCACTTCAAGCAACCCTCCACAGCCCAGCGGAGGATCCCAGGCATTTCACTTTTTAATTTTTCAGGTAGATCCGGATCGGTTTTTTCTTCCGGAATGGTTACCGTAAAAGGAATCAATTTAATCCTGCGCCATATCCCATTGTCGCCGCCTTTGATAATCGGTTTATGATTTGTTGTGAAAAAAACTTTAAACTCCGGTGTAAATTCAAAGTACTCTTGGCGGAGAAAACGGGCGGACATCTTCTCTCCCCCAGTTATTTGCTTAACTAGTGCCTCTGACAGCTGTTGCCCCTCTTCACTCTCGACAGCCGACACAAAGCGAGCGCCATCCAGACGGGCAACATCATTGTTAATCCCCGAATCGTTTTTCTTTTTCAGGAAAGTATCACTGTTCGTCTGACGGGCATAATCTCCAAGGATATCCTGAATCACATTAATAAAAGTCGATTTACCATTCCGACCGTTCCCGAAAAGGAAGAACATAATTTGTTCCTTTGTAACACCTGTTAATGAATATCCAATTGCCTTCTGAAGATATTCTATTAATTCATGGTCAGGATCACCGACCGGAGTAAGAAAAATACTCTCAAGAAAAGCAATCCAGTTTGGACAATCCGCATCTTTTTCGTAAGGGATGGGTGACATCTTTGTTAGCAGCAAGTCTCGATCATGTGGTCTCAACTCACCTGTTTTCAGATCAATCACACCGTTATCGCAATTGAAAAGAAATTTAAAGCTATCAAAATCTTTTTTCTTAACTGATACCATTGGTCTCACATCCAGTATGCTATTTATTCGGATAGAACGTCTTTCACATTTCTTCGCCCAATCGTTGAGCTGCTTTTTTCGGATTTTGTCTTCTGTGGCCTCGGCCTCGCCGTACAATGCCCGCAACGTCTTAGCGGTAATGGCTTCAATTTTTCGTTTACTGTCCTCTTCCCATCGCTTTCCGTCCCAAATCAGCCAGTCAAGCTCGTTACAGTATCGGATATTCTTTCCGTGGTAGTAGACAATTCGTTCCGCGTTGCCTAGCTCCGTTAAATGAAAGACCGGCGTGGTGTCAATGATCTCTTCTGTATCCTCAACTTGAGAATTTTCGGGATGGGAAATATATATTTCATACGGCTGTTCCTGCTGCTCTTCCAGTAAATCAGAAATTGTCGTATGAGTAGAATAAACGGCAGCGGCAATGGTCATGTCTCCATATGTAGCGCCGTCAGATGAGTGCTGTCGATCCCATTTCTCCCGAAACAACCCTGACTCCCGAAACATCGAATCCATTTTTGCGGGATCCTTATCCGTCCAGAATGCCAAGTGATTACACAAAGCCATATCTGTGGCAGAGTGATCATCGTTTATCAGATGACCGTTAAACAGATCCTGAATGCTCTTCCCGTTCTTGCTGTTGAACATCCTTTCCCATATCTCCTTATTGGAGAGATTGCTCATATCACGGGATGAAGCAGCAGGAGGATTGGAAGGTTTCGATTCTTCTTTTTTGTCCTTCAAATATTTTTCGAACAGCTCTTTGAGCTCGTCCGTTCGTTCTTCAACGGCCCCGATCCCGAGACTATTACCGGTAAAGGTAAAGTAGCGGCCATGACGGTATACTTCCAGCCCAAGTTCCGGATTTTTTCTCCCTGTACCCGGCCCGCGCAATGGGATCTTACCTTTTGTGATGATGTGGACCCCTTTGCCGCTCGGTGAATATTCGGTGTAGCTTCCAATAGCCTGAACGATTTCCTCAGCGAACGGGGACAAGACACCGTCCTCCACACAGTGATCTATGTCTATGCCGATAAACGGATCATCTTTTGAAAACATGAAGCCGATCCCGTCATAATCTCGATCGTTATAAAATTTCAAAACGGTCGGAAATGTCGACCAGGTTCTTTTATTACTGGATTGAGCCATGCTGCCGTCAATCTGGTACGGCACTTTTGTTTTCTTACCGTCACGTTCTTCGGAACGCCATAAAATCCACTGAGGGGCGCTTTTTAGCTCTTGCGGTATGTTCTTAAATTCGTACATGTGATAACTCCCCTTTAAAAACGAGGGAGCTATACACTCCCTCAAATGTGTTTTTTATGATCAAAACGGTACATCATCGTCACTGATATTAATTGGTTCGGTTTCCGGTGCTGGCGCTTCTGACGGCTTAAACGCTTTGACTTCCGGATATTTCTTGCCGTTATGCTCTCTTTCCCCGACAAGCAGGCGAACCGGTTTATTCAGAAACGCCTTGGCCCATTCGATATGATCCTTAAATTGCATTCCGTTTGGAAAACCCGCGGCCTTTGATGCTTGGTGAAATCTCCACATTGCATTTTCCGTAACGGTGAAATTGTCGTATAGAATTTTCTGGCCCTGGCATGGCTGTTCAACATCAGAACGAATTTCATAATCTACGACAAGGCGCTCATTTCCGGATGCAGCCGTTTTGGCTTCAAAGTTGATAACTGTCGCTTCGTATTCTCCTGGTTTAATAGGTTCAAAAGCTTCACCTTTGCTGTGGTCTACTGTAAACATTAATTTTCCTCCTTAGTCTTTAAAGCTTGTAATCTATCAAGTGCGGCGGATGCCAGCTTAATAGTCCATTGATCAAGTTTTTTATTTGCTTTAATCTGAAATTCTTCAACCATCTGCGCGGCTGCTTCGTTGCCGGAAACGATCGCTTTAATTTCCTCAATCAAACGGAGCCGCTCAGCTTCTTCCTCTGCCTTCACGTCAATGCCGAGCTCAAGCCATTGGTAAAGCTTGCGGCCGACTTCTGGATTGAGTTTAAAAGAAGAGCCTTCAAACATGCGGGTATTGTCTTTGGATGTTTCCGCCATATGATCGATACTGATATTGAAATTGAGCATGAACTCGTATTCCATTTCGTCTTTCTGTACCGGTTTGGTCCCGACTTTGCGCGGTGCCATCTTTCCGTTTTCATCCGGTTCAACCACATACTCCGTTTTTGTTCTCAATGTCGCCAAGATGTGGACATCGTTTTGCGTTAAGGTCTTAATCAATTTGGTTGTTTCAGGCGCAAGCTTGCCCCAATTTTGAAATGAGTTGCCTGACATGCTCCCGTGTTTTTCTACTATCCCGCCTTCCCCTTGCCAGTTGTGGGAAAGCGAATCAATTACGACCACCTCGGCCCCAGCGTTTTTGATAGCCTCCACAGCCATTTGATAACGTTCTGTGGTGTAAGGCGGCGTAAAATCAATATGTTTAAAACTACCGATCCGCACGTCATCAAATTGCAGGTTTGCATACAGTTTGGCGCGGCGGTGCTCAGTATCCACAACACCAATCTTTGACCAGACTTCCTCATCGCTTGCTTCTGGGTATGCTTCCCGCATCATTCCGTAAGCAACAAGCAGGGCGCCGGCAGTCTTTCCGGATCCACTAGGCCCGATAAAGCCGACAATTGCCTTTTCCTTTTCACGCTGTGCGTTTGTGACTTGAAACATCTATTACACCTCCACTTTGAAGCTTGTGGAGGCAGGTTCTATTTCTACCCCCGGAACAGCTTGTCCATTTTCATCAACGACAACCTTTTTGCCGCCCACCTCTTTGATGGACAGAGATTTTTTAAGGTCGCCCCATTTGACATCTTCTTTGATAAATTCAGTGAGACCGGCCTCTTTCACATGCTTGAGAAGCTGATCCTTATCGGCTGGCTTAGGCTGTTCTTTAATTGCCCGGCTTTTTGACTTGCCGTAAGGAGTGGAAAGTGTTTTTGCTTTTGGATCCTGATCGAGCTGCTTTGAGTGATAAACGCTGACTAGGTTTTCAAAGAACTCCAGATTGTCCGCGACAGGTTTTAGCTCCTGCTCTTCCCATTCATCGATACGCTGCCTTTCCGTTGCCGCCAGGGCCTTGATTTCTTTTTCCTGTGTCTTTAAAACAGCTATTTTCCGAAACGCCCAATTTAAGCTATTCATGTCAGTGATCTCAAACTGTGGACTTCCCTCCTGCGGCATACTGCTATTTGAAATTTCGTTTAATTCGAATGCCTGTAAAGGATTCATATATATGGCCCTCCTGTTATTGATTTTGTTAAGAGTTCCATTTAGAATGGAATTAATTGCTCATCATTGTTTTGAGTCGCCTCTGCCAAGGCGGCTTTTTTATTTGTCATCATCGTTCTGGCCGTCCTTGTCTTCATACTTCAAATATTCCAAAGGATAGCCGTAACGGTTAATCTCAGTGATCATTGGGTGCTCGATATTCATTGAAATGATCTCCCTACGGTTGAAACGTTTAACCCCCTACCCGCGAATTTGGACGCGACTTCGTGAAGCCGAACAACCTGTTCCGGGTGCTCCATTCGTTTAAGGTCTTTACAATGTGAAATGATTGATGCCGCGATTTCAACACACCCATCAAAATCCTGATCCTCAATAGCTGCGGGAAGCAATTCAGAAATAAGAAATTGAGTTGACTTTATAAGCCTTCCTGCCTTTTCACGGTCAGCTTTTAGAAAATGATTTAGGTTCATGCTTGAGCTCCTTTCGTTTTTGTAAAAGCTTGATAAATCTTCATAAAACGTTCCGCCTCACTTAAAGCAAGCCATTCTTTTGTTTTGATCTTCATTTCCCTCAACCCCTTTAACTTGTTAGTTTGATCTTTTCAACAACCTCAACATGGTTTCTAATCCAATCAAGAACCATGTCTCGAGGAAACAATATTCTTTCGCCTATTTTGAACTTCGGGAAGTCCGGTCTATTTATCACATGAGCATCAAGCGTTTGAGAACTAACATTAAAAATATGTTTGGCTAACTGAGCTTTACTGATCATGTAAGGAAGTTCATTCTCTTGTTTATGATCTTCAATAATTGAGGCAGCAACTTCCTGAAGCAAATCGTAGAGATTATCCCTAAATGAATCAGTATCTGCTTTCATTGTTAATTCGAACAATTATCCTTACCTCCTTACGATGCACGCTCTTCTCGTTCAATTATTGGCAGAATGCCCTTTTTGTTTTTTAATGTTTCGTAAATAAACAATCGTCCTTTTTGAGTCCAATAAGTATGAAGCTTGCTTTTTTCTGAATCGATTGCATGGGTTTTGCTTTGTGTATATCCTTTATCAGCAAATTTTTGATAAAGTAACCAGCAGCCACCTTGTTTATATTGGATACCTAGCTCATGAAGAATTTTGTTCATCTTAGTTCCACTCATCCCGTAGTCTTTGGCTATCTTGCTAATTGACAGTAGGGATTTATTTTGTAGAACTAAGTCATAGTACGAAGCTTTAGGTTGTAATTCACTTATCACTTGAGTCTTCTGTGCATTTTCCAAAAGAAGATTTTCATTCCTTTCTGCAAGATCAGCAGCAAGCCGTAAAGCTTCAGGCAAAGACTGTGGAATATTAGGTTTAAGTTTGTTTTCCATTTCTTCGAACTTTGTTACATATGCAGCTGTAAACAGAACACCCTTTTCGCCAGTCATTTTGTTTGCAACCATGTCGCAGCCTTTTCGAGTAAGCAGGTAACATGGGCGGCTTTCCCCTTTTCCATCTTTATAATTAGATGGAATGAAGAAGTTTAACGAATCCAAATTTGGATTGGTTGATAAAATTCGAATATAACCTTCAATATCTCTTGTTAAGTGAAAATGCCTCTTTCCTGTCATTTCTGCCACGTCTCGGCTATGAAGTAATAATTGACCCTTTTTATTAATAACTTTTAACTCCATTTTTTGACCTCCTCGTAAACTGATATTACTTTTTCAAAAACGTCATTTTATGTTGCGTTATTATAAATGACGGTTTATAATAATGACTGTAAGTTAATTTCTAGATTGGATATTCTAATCCATATCAGCAAGGTCAGGAAACAAGTCTTCTGGCGAAGCATTAAAATAATTTGCGATTTTGAAAAGTAATTTTGCATCTGGGTTGCCTCTACCACTTTCAATATTTCGAATATGGCTTTCACTAACATTAAGTGCTAAAGATAATTGACGTTGAGATACTTTAAATTCACTCCGATATTTACGGAATTGATCTCTTCGACGTGTATCAACCAAGGCGTAACTCTCCTTTCTTAGTGTTTTTGTGCTTTTTATTGACACCCACATCATAACACGTCATTTAAAAACACGTCAAGTAGGTAAACGTCATTTTAATTGAACTTTTTTCATGGAGGATATTAAAAATGAATTCAGAAGAGAAAAAACGCATCGGAACGCGTATCAAAGAGTGTAGGAATAATGTGAACATTTCACAAGAAGCTCTTGCTGAAAAATTAGATATGAAAAGAACAAATATTGCTAACTATGAAGCAGGAAGAGTTGTCCCACCAGGTAATGTGTTATTAGAATTAGCCAATATTTTTGGTGTTACAACTGATTATTTATTGGGACGTTCTGACGATCCGAACGGCAAAGTATCTCTATTAGATGATGATCTCCGCCAAATACAAAGAGCTAAGAAAAAACTTAAAACTCAAGCAGAACGAGATAGGATGGATCGTATGGTTGAAATGATTAAATTATCATTTGTTGATGCTTTCGAGGAAGATGATGACGATGATGACGATGATGACGATGATCTATAAAGCTGACTATAAAAAAGCAGAAAAAAAAGCTCACGAACTACTCAAGATGTGTGGTGTAAACGAACTTCCAATAAAGGTGAAAAAATTAGCCAAAAAATTCCCAAACCTAAAGATCAGGAGATATACATGGTATGCAAAAAAATGGGGTTTGACAATTGATGAAGTTTGTGAATTAACCGATTCTGATGAAGGTTGTTGCTGGTATATAAAATCCCAAAAACAATATATGATCTTATACAACGATACTGTTGAAAATGATGGACGAAAAAGATGGACAATAGCTCATGAATTAGGTCATTTTATGTTAAAACACAATGAAATCACCGGAAAAGCAATATTCGCAAGAAGCTCATTATCCGATGACGAATATGAGACATTTGAGAAAGAGGCTAATTGTTTTGCTAGAAACTTACTGGCACCAGCCCCAGTACTAAGAGAGTTAAAGCCTGCCAGCCCACACTTTATTTCAGATATATGTAATATTTCTTATGAAGCTTCTATCAATATTTATAATTTTTTACTTGAAGGGGTTAGGATGGGGATATCTTATTCAAAAAGACACCCTTCACTAAAAATTTTTAAAGATTACATATGGAAAAAGAAAAATACATATAGGTGTTCAAATTGTACATGTTCTTTTATTAAAGAAAACCCAAACTATTGTCTTATCTGTGGAAACCAAGAAATACGTAAAGGAGATTATTTTGAGATGATATATTCAAGTATCGAATTGACAGATTTACATCATGCAAAAAAGTGTCCCAAATGCTCAAATGAAAAAGTAACAGGAGACTATTGTCAAGTTTGTGGTACTTACTTAGTTAACAAATGTACAGGGCTAACTCCAGGAGAGAGAGAATACGAATACAACAATTACCGCATTTTTTGGCATTCTCATGAAGGTGGGTGTGGCGAATTACTTGAGGGTGATGCACGATTTTGCTCAAAATGTGGCTCTACATCTACTTTTTATGAGGAAGGTATTTTAAAAAACTGGGAAGAAGAAAAGGAAAACAAAGTGCAACAACTACAAGATCCATTTGCAGAAAATCAAACACAATCACCAAACAATGAATTAACACTCTCAGATGAATTACCTTTCTGAGAAACTATAAGGCTGTTAAGTTTTTATTGGAGGATTAAAAATGGCTACTTTCAGAAAACGAGGAGACAAGTGGGAATACCGCGTCTCCTTTAAGGATCCTTTTACACTCAAATATAAAATTAAATCTAAGAGTGGATTTAAAACCAAAAAAGAAGCTCAAAAAGCAGCTGCCGAACAAGAAAAGCTGATAGCAAGTGGTTTAGAGTTCGACAATGCTCCTCTAACTCTAGAACAATTCTTAATGAGCTGGCTGCAGGAATATAAAAAAGGCACTGTTAGAAAGAATACATACCAACTTCACGAACGAAACATCAAGAATCATATTCTTCCCTACTTTAAAAACGTCAAAGTTACAGATGTAAAGCCTATCATGTACCAAAAATTCCTTAATCATTTAACTGATCAAGGCTATAGCAAACGTACAGTAGAGATTATCCATGGAACAATGTTCAATGCTTTTAATAAAGCTGTAATCATCGGTAAGCTTGAAAAAAACCCATGTTACGGAGCAACAATAGCCAACAAAAAGAAGAAAAAGAAAGAAAGTCTAGAATATATGATTTCAGACGACATACCGCGGTTTTTACAAGAAGCCTATAAGTACAACTATATTTATTATATTTTTTTCAGAACACTCATTGAAACAGGTATGCGTAAAGGCGAAGCAGCTGCACTCCAATGGACAGATATCAACTTACGAGACAATTATATTGACATTAATAATACATTGGATTTCTCAGCAAAAACTGATGAAGAATTATTTGGGGATCCAAAAACATACGATTCAAAGCGAAGAGTTTCAATCGGCCCTTCCCTTTCTTCAGCTTTACAAAAACATAAGAAGTGGCAGTTTGAGAATAAACAAATGCTGCAAGAAGAATATAAACATGACTTAAATTTAGTCTTTTGTCGAGTTGATGGAGACATCTTGCCCAAGTCTACCCTCTTCAATGCTTTTAATCGTATTTTAAAACGGGCAGATATCGAGAGAATGCCTATTCACGCATTGCGTCATACACACGCGGTCTTGCTCTTGGAGTCCGGCGCAGACATGAAATATATCCAGGAGCGTTTAGGTCATAAAAGTATGATGGTAACAGCTGATGTTTATTCGCATATCAGTAAGAAGCTCGACCAAAACAGAATCAAAGATTACGAAGATTATGTTTCATCGATTATGGAGTTAGATTAATAACTTCAAATTTTTTTTGGTCGTATTTTGGTCAAAGACCAAAAAGAACGTCCCTGCAATTTTTTGACCAAAATTTAAAAACCCCCTGACACCAATTGTGCCAAGGGGTTTTAAAATTAATACTGAGACATATACTGCTCGCGCTCCCAAGGATGGACTTGTGTGCGGAACATATCCCATTCGATTTCTTTTGCTTCGACGAAGTGTTCGAATAGATGGTCGCCGAGGGCTTTGACCATGACTTCGTTTGATTTGAATTCTTCCAGGGCGTCTGCAAGAGTTGCCGGAAGGTCGACGATTCCGTTTTCGAGGCGCTCTTCTTTGCTCATGACATAGATGTTGCGGTCGATCGGAGCCGGTGCTTCCAGTTTGTTTTTGATACCGTCAAGGCCTGCTGCAAGCAGTACGCTCAAGGCAAGGTACGGGTTTGCAGAAGGGTCAACGCTTCTTACTTCTACGCGGGTGCTGATGCCGCGGGAAGCCGGGATGCGGATTAACGGGCTTCTGTTTTGCGCGCTCCATGCTACATAGCAAGGTGCTTCATAGCCTGGAACAAGGCGTTTGTAAGAGTTGACCGTCGGGTTTGTTACGGCTGTAAAGCTTGTTGCGTGCTTCACGATGCCGGCGATAAATTGTCTTGCAGTCTCACTCAGCTGAAGGTCAGCGTCTTTGTCAAAGAAGGCGTTGACGCCGTTTTGGAAGAGTGATAGATTGCAGTGCATGCCTGATCCGTTAACACCAAACAATGGTTTTGGCATAAATGTCGCATGCAGGCCGTGTTTGCGTGCGATCGTTTTGACGACGAGCTTGAATGTTTGGATGTCGTCACAAGCGCGAACGGCGCCGGCGTATTTGAAGTCGATTTCGTGCTGTCCGGGAGCGACTTCGTGGTGAGACGCTTCGATTTCAAAGCCCATTTCTTCGAGCTCAAGGACGATGTCGCGGCGGCAGTTTTCGCCGAGGTCAGTCGGAGCGAGGTCAAAGTATCCGCCTTTGTCGTTCAGTTCGAGCGTAGGCTCGCCTTTTTCGTCAAGCTTGAACAGGAAGAATTCCGGTTCTGGTCCAAGGTTGAAATCTGAGAAGCCCATGTCTTCCATTTCTTTCAAAATGCGTTTCAGGTTGTTGCGCGGATCACCTTCGAACGGTGTGCCGTCCGGATTGTAAATGTCGCAAATGAAGCGGGCTACTTTACCTTTTTCGGCTGTCCAAGGGAAAATGACAAAAGTGTCCAGGTCAGGGTATAAGTACATATCTGATTCTTCGATGCGTACGAATCCTTCGATTGAAGAGCCGTCGAACATGACTTTATTATCAAGTGCTTTTTCCAGCTGGCTCACAGGAATTTCAACGTTTTTGATCGTTCCAAGAATGTCAGTAAACTGAAGGCGAATGTATTTGACGTTCTCCTCGTTTACTAGTTTAACAATATCGTCTCTTGTATACTTTGCCATTCGTAAAACTCCTCCTCTAAAAGGTAAATGTATATAGCAATGCAGTTGCTAACGAATTAATGAAAAAACCTGGACATGTCTCCCTGGCGGAATGTCGTCCCTCTTTGGAAACGGCCTGCTTGAATGAGTTCGTTTTTCAGCAGCTGTCTCAATTCTTCATCTGACAAATCGTGCTTTTCGGCTTTTTTCGGTTTGTCTTGTTTCTCAAGTTTTTGTTCGTTTTCCGTTTTGGCGAAAATTTTCTTGATTCCCGCCATGTTTACACCTTGATCGATCAAATCTTTAATCTCGAGCAGCTTATCTACATCCTGAAATGAAAATAGGCGTCTGTTCCCTTCGCTTCTAGCGGGAGATACCAGTCCATTTTCCTCATAATACCGAATTTGTCTTGCCGATAATTCGGTGAGCTGCATCACGATTCCTATGGGAAATAAGGGCATTGAGCGGCGAATTTTATCACTCATCTCAATTTCCTCCTTTTCTTATATAAATGTATTATATGTGATGTAATAAAATGTGTCAACATGATGTTAGGATTCTTCACATCAATTTTATTGTTTATTTTTTTCATATTAATTGTCTGTCCATCAAGGCATCGACAGCGCTGCAAATCGCATTTTTGACGTGGGCATAGGTTAAGCCGCCTTGCACGTAGGCAACATATGGCGGCCGTATAGGGCCATCAGCTGATAATTCAATGCTTGCCCCTTGTATAAACGTGCCGGCAGCCATAATGACGTCGTCTTCATATCCGGGCATATAGCTCGGATATGGCGTCACATGGGCGTTGACTGGTGAAGCGTACTGAATCGCCTGGCAGAAGGCGATCATTTGTTCAGGTCCGGAAAATTCGACGGACTGGATCAAGTCGGTGCGTTTCGCATCCCATGAAGGGTTTGAGCGAAAGCCGAGCTTTTCAAGGAAGCGGGCGGTGAACACAGCTCCTTTTAACGCCTGGGAGACAACGTGCGGCGCGAGGAAGAAGCCTTGGTACATCTCTTGGAGCGAGTAAAGCGATGCCCCGGCTTCTCTGCCGATTCCCGGGGATGTCATTCTGTATGAGCACGCTTTCACCCATTGTTCTTTTCCGACGATATACCCTCCCGTTTTGGCCAGTCCGCCTCCGGGATTTTTTATAAGCGAGCCGGCCATCAGATCGGCTCCGACGTGGCAAGGCTCGCGGTCTTCCACAAATTCGCCGTAGCAGTTGTCGACGAAGACGATGATGTCTTCATTTATGCCTTTTACAAACCGAATCATTTCTTCAATCTCGTCAATCGTAAAAGAAGGCCGGTTGGCATAGCCCTTAGAACGCTGTATCCCGACTGCCTTTGTCCGGGGCGTAATCGCAGATGCAACGCTGTCAAAATCGACGGTTCCCTGCTCTGTCAATTCGATGTGGCTGTAGCCGATGTTGAAATCCTTCAGCGAGCCTGAATGTTCTTCGCCTCTCACGCCGACGATTTCTTCGAGCGTATCGTACGGTTTTCCTGTGATATAAAGGAGTTCGTCTCCCGGGCGGAGAACGCCGAATAAAGCGATCGATATCGCATGGGTCCCCGAGATGATCTGCGGCCTGACAAGCCCCGCTTCACCGCCGAATACATCGGCGTAGACGGCTTCAAGCGTATCGCGGCCGATATCGTCATAGCCGTAGCCTGTCGAAGGCGTAAAATGGGTGTCTGATACTCTATGCTTTCGGTAGCTTTCCAGCACCCTCCACTCGTTCCGCTCGCTCATTTCGTCGATTTTTTTGTGGACGGCCGCGATGTCTTTTTCGGTTTCGATTGCTGTTTTTTTCAATAAATCTCCGTGTTTTAATGTCTCAAACATGTTTTGCAAGTGTCCTTTCTTACATAAACTTCTTTAGCTCTCCCAAAATGTTCTGTTCGGGAAGGATATAGCCTTCCACATCGTATACTTCCCATTCTTCCTGAAAGGCGGTGTTTTGCACCATCGTTTCGGATTTCACCTTTGATAGGAGCCTGCCTTCTGAGGCGGGAATGTGCACCGTATACGGAATGAGCAGCTCTTTTTTGATATAGGATTCTACCGCCTGTTTAAACAGCGGCAAGTCACTGCTGATCTTGGCGCTTAGCATGATATGGCCCTTTCCGGATGAAGGGATGAAGTCCGGCCTTTTTTGATCCCTTTTGTTGTAGATCGTGAGCACAGGTATATCATCTGCTTCAAGCTCCTTGAGAAGACGCTTGACCGTAGCCTCGTGTCCTTCATAATCTTCGTGTGAAGAATCGATCATATGAAGAATCAAATCGGCTTCTTTCACTTCTTCCAATGTCGACCGGAATGCAGCGATTAGCGTTGTTGGCAGATCCTGAATAAATCCGACCGTATCCGATAAAAGCACGCTGTAGCCGCTCGGCAGCGTCATTTTTCGCGTCATCGGATCGAGCGTTGCAAACAGCAGGTTTTCTTCGTAGCTGTCAGCGTCCGTCAAAAGGTTGAACCACGTCGATTTTCCCGCATTTGTATAGCCGACGAGGGCGATCTGCAAGACGCCGTTTTTCTTTCTTCTCTCTCTGTATCTGCTTCTATGGCGGATGACGGTTGAGAGCTGAACGTTAATTTCGTGAATTCTGTTTCTGATGTGGCGCCGATCGGTTTCAAGCTTCGTTTCCCCCGGACCTCTCGTGCCGATACCGCCTCCTTGCCTTGACAGGTTGATCCCCTGTCCGCTTAACCGCGGGAGCGCATACTGAAGCTGGGCCAGCTCGATTTGCAGCTTCCCTTCCCTCGTTCTGGCCCGTTTCGCAAAAATGTCGAGAATTAATTGCGTCCGGTCGATGATTTTCACGTCGAGACTCGTGGCAAGCGCTTTGAGCTGGCTCGGCGACAATTCATCATTAAAAATCACAACGTCTGGCGACAGTTCTTCACAGAGCGCCTCCAGTTCATCTACTTTTCCTTTTCCGATATATGTAGCAGCGTCCGCCCGGTTCCGCTTTTGCGTAACGGTGGAGACGACCGTCCCGTCAGCCGTTTTCGTCAACGCGGCGAGCTCTTCCATCGAATAGGCGAAGCGCTCGTCAGAGACGTGCGGAAGCTGGCATCCGACTAATATGGCCTTTTCTTTTATGACATCCTGTCCATTCAAATGATCATGTTCCTTTCTAAAACATAGTCAATAAACAGTACTATCATAACAAACGTAGGGAGAGGTTGCCAGAACTCCTTGAAAATAAAAAAAGAAGCGCGGGTCATGCGTGCGCCGCGTCTTCTTTCACATCGAGATCCTGGCTTTTAATGGTCATCAATTCGTTCTTCAAATAGCAGTCTCCCATCAATAGCCGCATCGCCTGGGAACGGATCGATTTTTCGATTAAGTTGCGGACATAGCGGCCGTTGCTGAATTTTGCCGGACTGACCGTGCTTTTGACTGCCATCAAATGGTCCTTCAGCTTCCATTCCGCTTCAGGGCTGAACTGATATTCCCGTTCAGCCATCATGCGTTTGGCGATATCCATCAGTTGGGATACCGAATAATCAGGAAAATCGATGCTGATCGGAAATCTTGACTGAAGACCCGGGTTTAAAGAGAGAAAATGATCCATTTCCCTCGAATAGCCGGCAAGGATTAATATAAATTCATTGCGTTTATCCTCCATATGTTTGAATATGGTTTAAGTTTCTGTGTGAGTTATCAAGAACTGCTCCCATCTCTTCATTAAATAGCACACCTTGAGTTTTCTGATCATTTTTCCCGTTCCACACAATTTCCATATGGTCATCATCAAACAGTGTTACCCTTTCAATGAAAAAATCAATGAGTTTTCTTTTTTCATCCATTGAAAGATCTTTGTCAACCATTTCAGAAAAAGATTCTACATATTGCATTATTTTTTGGTTTTTATCTTCAACTTCTTTATTTGTTTTTAGCTGGGATTTAATTACGCTCAATTCATTTTCAACATACTTTTTGTTTTGTTCAAGAGGTTGAGTTAGTTTATCAAACATATCTTCCTTAATTTTTCCTTTACCAAAAAGAATTACGTAATTTGCAATTTCAGAATCAATACTTTCAATTTGTTTCTCCAACTTGTTCGCTTTATTTTTTAGTTCTTCAATTTTCTTTTCATTTGAGGTTTCGGCTAATAATCGTTCTAAAAATTCAGTCGGATTCTTTAGAAGCTTCTTAAACCATTTCCAAAATACATCATCCACAATGTCAACTCGCCAATTCTTACCTTGACATTGCAACACTTTCTTTCCATTCTGATAGCCCTTTGCATTTTTTCTTCTACACGCATAATACTTATATACACCTGATTTTGATCTTGAAACACTTCCTGATCCACAGGCGCTACCACAACGGCCGCATTTCGCTTTATTTTTCAATAAATAGTCCCTCGGGGATCGACGTCCACCTTTTCTGTTCGCCTTTAAGTGTTTTATAATCTGGTCTCTTGTCTCATGATCCCACATTGGGGGAATTTTAATTAATACCCACTCCTCTTCAGGTGTTGGGACTTGTTTTTTCTCTCCGTTTATTTGAACCACCTTGGATTTCCCATAATAAAAATCCCCTGTGTAATCCTCATTTTGAAGAATTCTGCTAACTGTTGCTTGATACCAGATGTCACCATCAGGTGCAGGTAATCCTCTTCGTGAAAGTTCTTTGGCTATTTCATTTGAAGACATTCCTTGTATTAAGAGCATGTTTTTCATTTCAAGTAAAATTGCTCGTTCTTCTTCGTTATATTCTGGAATGTCAGTTTCTTTATTGAATGTATACCCATATAACCTTTTAAACGATGGGAATTCGCCTTTTTTTGCCTTAGCGAACCTGCCCCTTTTAGAATTTGCACTGATTTTTGCTTTATTGTATTGGGCAATAGATCCTTGGATATTGTACATAAGCATGGATTCTGGATTTGTTGGATCTACTTCAAATTCAATGAATTCAATATCAACACCCATTGACCAAATTTTTCGAGAAACAATACCTTGTAATGTATTATCTCTTGTTAATCGATCTGGATGTAGGACAATAAATTTTTTCCCCAATCCTTTTTCCATTAAATACAAAGCATGATTAAGAGCAGGTCTATTGGGGTCATCCCCCATTTTACCTGGCTCGATCAGAGTGATTAATTCACTGTCCTTATATCCGAATTTTGTTATTGCTCTTTCTTTGCATCTATCAATCTGCGATTCTAATGAATAACCTTTTTTAGCTTGATCGGCTGTAGACACCCTTACATAAATAATTGCATTTATTCTTCCGATCAGCCCCATTATTTGCTCTGTGTTTAGTCTTTCTTCTCCTTTGAGTATAAGCAATTTCATCTACCTCCAATTGCTTTATCCTTTATGCTATATAAATTAACAAGTATATCACCCGAAGGTGATACACTTGAATGCCTATATCTTTTTATACTTATACATTAAGGATACAGCAAAATCATAAAATTTTTTACTTCGCATCACCTCCTTAATCCATTTTTGAGCTTCCTCAGTTATTTCTGTTGTTACTTTATAATTTTCTGGGCATTCTATCCGTCTACTCATTGATGTACCACCCCTAATGATGACTTGGTGCAATCAATGTATGTTGATGTAGGATTGTCCAATGACATATGTTTATGTATAAGCTCATTGCAGAGCTTGTTCAGATAATATGTATAATTGATTTTTTTCTTCATCCATCTGACTTCAGTCCCGATCTCCTCACAGATCTTGATCGGTATACTTGATTTATTAATTTTATTCTTATATGTATGTCCTAACTGATTTTCAGCTATATGTTTATATGTAAGGAAATCATCAATATGTACGAAATATACTTTGTTTTCCGGTTCCCTGAATTGAAACAGGAATCCAGGAATTATGTATGGATATTTAGCTGCTTCCGCGAGATATTTGATTTGTTGAGGCTTTATAATTTTCTCGCTGAATGAGAAGGACTTATTCTTCGTCGATTTCATCTCAACAGGGAACAAATATCCTTTATAATGAATGAAACAATCATATTTGTTTTTGGATACTGCAGCCCCTCTTCTCAAAAACATGGGATTGACATCTTTTATTCTGTAAAAGAAAATGTTTTGATCTTTTGCTGATTTTTCAACGTTTGCTTCAAATACTTTACCTTGATTACTTGCTGCCAATAAACCACTCTCCCGTTCTAATTTTTAATTTGTTTTCTCTTTAAGACTTTATTCCTTTTTCATCATCACCCGACACTGATACATAAGCTCCTCATTATCGTTTGAAAGATTAATAAGGTTTCGGTGAGCTCTTGAATAATCATTTCCCTTTAACGCCTCTGTTGCGGTATCTAGTTTTCTCTGAATCTTGTTTAAAATCGATTCAAATTGATTACTCTGTTCCATCCGAAGCCTCCTTAAGTTCATTTCTTACCTTCATTAGAATTTTCCCCAGTTTGTTTTCTCCGACTCCATTACAAACTCCCCAAATCTTGTCTCCCCAAGTATTACCTTCGATTAAAATTGATTCTCCAGTTTGTAAAAGCTTATTTTTGAGGTGATCATTCTGTTCAAATTTAGCTTTCACGATTTCGTACATAAACATTTCTTTAAGTTCTTCCCAATCTCGTCTCAGCTTAACTCTTCGTCCTTTCCTTTTGGCCAAATTAGGGGGAAGGTCTGAAAACTCCGAGTGAATTGATTTGTCTGTTACTTTCATTGCTTGAAAGGCAGCTTCATTGTTTTGATATTTGATTCCTTGATACATTACTGGGGCTGAATAAAAATTGCTTAAGAAATAATACTTGCCTTTAAATTCATCAATTACATCCAATTCATATCATTCCTTTTAATTAGTTTATTTAATAGACCAATTTTATCTAAAAATAAAACACATGATTTCTCCAATCATAATTCTCTTCATGTTCAAAATTCACATTATAATTAGGTGGCACTAATTTCATCAATATCCATCCCATAGCTTCACAATAATTGGGCAATGAATCATCAACATAAACATCCATATATCTGTATCCTCTACAATCACTAAACTTTCTCGCTTGGATAGTTCTCTTTGTTGTTTTTAAATAGTCTTTAGTTCTAATCAATATTTCTTCATCGAGACTTGAGGCAATTTGATCTAATTTTTTAAAGGCTTTTTCCAGGTCATCTGAAAATATCATGATATTCCGAGACATTGCATTTAAACTCAATAACAATACACCCCCGTTAAATCAATGTTCATCTAAGGCAAATTTACTGCCACTCTTATGCCACTCATCAATAAGTTAATGAAACTTTCTTTAGTGGTCTTCCAAGCTGTTATAATCAGATTGCTCACCTCCTTTTAATTCCCTAACCAGTTTCTCGAACCAAATCGCTTCCTCTCTCATCAAAGGTTTATTCCCAATAAGATATTGATGTACTATAATAAGAACATAAGTAAAGTTCGATTCAATTTTTCACTAATCAATTGCGGAGGGTAAATTATGGGAAACTATCTAACAACTATAAATCACGATTTACAAGGATGGAGAAAATTGATATTAGAAGGGCAATCTTCCGCTAATTTCAACTCAGTAACTGTGTATTCTCTTTTTCGTGATATATGTTTAATGCTTTACGAAACTAACAAAGTACTAAAAGAAGATGGGATAATTAAATCAGATTTACCAAATATAGATATGATTAAAGAAATTCGCCATAAAGTAAAGACTAACCAAGGAATAAAAAATAGAGAAATTTTTAATAAGCTTCTTAATGGACATAAAAGCTTATTTGGCAACGACATAGACAATCTAGGCTTTTACATAGATGGTGAAGTTTTAGCTAGTAGCACGTTTTTTACAACCTTCATATTTGCTGGTACCCCCTTGGAAAATCGATTTGATAAAGAATCTACCTTAAAATACCTATCTGTTGTTGGCTCGTTGACAAATGAAATTATCAGTATTATTAATCAACCGACCAACTTACCCTCAAATCCCTTAATGCTTTCAAATGAAGAAGAATATATCCTTAAAGATATTTGGGATAAACGTTTTTTTAAAGAAGACATCACATACAATATATTTTTAACTCGTCTTCTTCTTGCCCAAACTGAACTTACTACATGTGTTTGGATGAAAAATCACTTGAATCACAATTCACAAAAGCTCAACCTTGATAAATACATATTGTTACGTTTAACATCCATAAAGCTATATGAAACAATGCGAAATATATTAGATTTACGCAATAGATTATCGAAACATTGGAGAACCTTCAATTTAAATACATTGGATAGTTTAATTAATGAATATGAAAACACACATCGAGCTGAGATCAAAACTCTACGGGATATGCTTCACTATAACAATAAGGGAACTAATTTCTATGATTATATAGAGAAGAAAATTTATATAGACCCCCAATATCCTGATAGACAAATCCAAACTATTTTTAATAGTTATATCCATACTATTAGGAACTCAATTTCAATGAGCATTGACATTCAGTCATATGAAAGTATGAATGATTTTGAGAAAATAAAACGTCGTATTAAAAGTCTTTTGAAAATTAATTAAATGTGCCTTGTATAAATCAAACAACTAAAAAGAATAGATAGGGCATGTTTTATTTTACCCATCTATTCTTTTGTATTTTTTACTATTTCCCTCCCCTTATTTCCTACTTTCTTGGAAAGTCGAATTTCTCCATATTGTCTAAAACTCTTTGATGATATTCTGGGTCATCTTCTAATGAATCATAGACAATTTTTGTTTTTATTGGATTTGTCCAAGATAAATCAAAAGTATCTTGACTGCTCACAAAAATAAGTTTTCTAACGTTATATGTCTCTATCAAATTTCTAATTAAATCTTCCCGAAGTCTTTCATTCTCAATTGATTTTAATGGGTACACAACAGCCACATGAATTAGCGGATCATGTTTACCTCAAGTTCTTTTGTTAACTGTATCTACAAACACAGTGTTGTTTAATGTTCTATATGGGGTTCCAGTTTTAAGTGCCTTTGTACTCCGCAAAAAATATGAGACATTTTCCATTCCACTTGATCTAAAAAGAATATTAGCACCTTCCAAACTCTCATCCAGAGTATTTAGGACAAGCTTATGCTTTTCAAGCATATGAGTACCTGTTACAATTGCCATACGCTCTTCAGATTTCAAAAATTCCACTATTTTTTCTTTGGCCTGTACTTTACCATTCATATTATTAACCTCCATTTTTTGTATTAATTCTTTTATTATGTTTTAACATTATTAAATGATCAATGTTAATCTTTATTGAGAAACTGCAATTGTCCTTAATTCACCAGATCCTCTTTTTTTAAAGTGCTCTAAATAAAATTAGAATTTCAATTCCTCTTACCTTAAATTAATAACATCCACTTTTGATATGTCTCTTAACCTTGATACGCTATCGTGATAAACAACTCCAACAGTTTCACCTTGAAATTGCTTACCAATGAAATCTTCAACCTTCTTGAGTGCCACTCTAAAATTTCCTTTACGCAAAAAGCGGAATTCGTTTTGTCTTGAACTTACAGTTAGAAATAAACCGATGTCTTCCTGTACCCCAGAGGAGAATCCCAATACTGGTTTCCCCAATTGCATCTAGAAGTCAATTTCACAAAGTTTAATTAACATTCTTAAGGGAAGCTTCTTGCTAAGAACTAATGAAAATGAATGTGACAATATGAATCCCCCTATCTAAACCTATGATTCAGTCCATGCTAATTTATGCTCCATGGCCAATAGACATTAAAAATACCCTCTCTTTGTAAAAACGTGTATAATCCCTGAAAAAGTCTCCATAATATGATTCAAACAAGCTTGTTTTCATTACACTTTAGGAGATGAATAAGATGGCTCAACAAAGCAGATCAAGATCAAACAACAATAATGAGTTATTAATTCCTCAAGCAGCTTCAGCCATTGAACAAATGAAATTTGAAATAGCTTCTGAGTTCGGTGTTCAATTAGGCGCTGAGACTACTTCAAGAGCAAATGGTTCAGTTGGTGGAGAAATCACTAAACGCCTTATCCAAATGGCTCAACAGCAAATGGGTGGGCAGCTTCATTAATTCTCTGAGGGGTTGACTCCCCTCTGCATTCTTTTAATTGATTCAGGGTAGTAATACCAGTCATAAAAAAAGCACATTGCCTTGATCTCTAAAGAAATCTTCAAGTCTATAAGCTGCAAATTAAATTGGTCGTAATACCGATCCATTTCTTATTTCGTGGACGAAAATAGATCTGATGGCCGCTGTCTGAGACACTGGTTATTTCTCCGACTCTTCCAGCCGCAGCAGATTTCACCGTATAACCTTCATCCAACAGTCGTTTTATTTCAAGTCCGATGCTCATTCGCCCACCTCCGTCCGGCTATCGTCAATGATTCGTATAAGACGATGCTTAACTGTTATAGATGAGATCACGGCTTTATCTAGTCCAGTACCGATGTATTCACCGTCCGCAACAACTTTCACATGTCTTACATCTTTAAGAGATCCACATTCCACAACATCCCCCACACGAACCTCAGTCGGCTGCGGTGCGTTGAGATATTCGTCAGGTACTTCGAGTCCAAGTGCGCGATGGAGAGCGATAGCCTTTCCGATATGTTCGTTGAAGCAGTCGTCCGGCGCACATATTGCTGTTCCATAAAACGCAGTCCTGCTAAACACTTTCTTTGCGATTGCCTCTACGGTTCTATTTTCACGGTTGATATCGAACGTTATATCGAAAGTCCGCCACAATCTATTATTCGTCCTAAGACGTTCAACGTCCGCCTTCGCCTGCTCAACGATTTCATCCCGGCGTTCTTGTGCGGTCTTTTCTGGCTTCCATAGACGTTCTTCTTCTGTTGTGCAAACTGGTGTTGTGACCGTATTAACATCACCAGGGATAATAACAACATCCTCGTTTGTTTTCGCGTAATGAACAACGAATGCATAAGAATACGCCCCACCGATGACAATATCCCCTAAGCGAGATTTATACCCAAAATATTTGTCATCCTTTCTTTCGAACACAGTTTTCGCTTGATCTACTAACATTTTATTCATTTCGTTAGCCTCCTCGTTTTTAACTTCGTTGTTGACGATGACTTCGTACTGCTCATGGTTTAAATATATCGGCCATTCTCCCAGCTTTCGCACTGCAACTCCGTGCTTATCGCCACCCACAATAACCGGAACTTCATCGTGAAGCATGTACTTTGGCTCGTTGAAGTCGTCGAGTATTAAAACCTTCTCGCCAACTTTGGCCGGACGCTCTTCTGTGACGATAAGTTCGGCGTCTTCTTTAGATACGTAGTAACCAATCCTACACCCCCGTAATACCTCGTAATCGGTTCCATCTTCCCGTACAACTTCGAAAACTTCTCCAATCTTATCTGTGTACCAGAATGATGATTCACCTGCTTTCAAAATCCGCACATACTTTTTCGTTTCAGTCATATCGCAATCCCTCCGTTTAATAAAAGTCGTCGCCGATTTCCGCCTGCTGCTCCCATATGCGTTCCTACCAAGCGCTGACGGATCGCTTCGAGTTCGTCTTTTGTCATCACGCATTCACCCCTTCGATTTTGATTCCTAGTAGGTCGAGAGTACTTCGGACTCCTTCCGCAACGCCTGATGTGTAAAAATCGTCCTTACTACGCGGTAGGGACTGCTCGTGGCGCTGGTAATTGGTCGCGTAATATTCCCGCACCTTCTCCTCCGGCGTCTTTTCGACTTCATATCTGTTGATTAATGCGGCTAGAAAGTCCGTAAATCCAAGGTCGAATAAATCCAGCTCATTATCGATATACCTTGCGACCAACTCCTCGTCTGTATACACTTCTCGTAACTTTTCAAATAACTCCGCCTGCTCCTTCGTAATTACTGGCTTTTTAATTTCGCTCATCTATTCGTCCTCCTCTTCGTTTAGGTATAAACCGATCTCTTCGCATATCGGAAAATGATACATATCCCATTCGTAGAAAACGTCTTGTGATTTCGATAATAGTTCGGTTGCCTTCGCTAACTCCGCCTTCAACCGCTCGTTTTCCGCAATCAATTCGGCTATGGTACAGCGTAGGTCTGCGATTTCGTCCGTCATTCTTTCATAATCTTTCTTCTCTGCCATTCTTCACATCCTCAATTATTTTTACTTTGTTTATTTCAATTGATTTCATTCAGCTCACTCTTTAATATGAAAAACTCATGATCTAATTCTTTGAATCTTTTATTAACTATGTAGGCTTTACCATCTTTCATTTTAAATAGATCAGAATATTTGCCTGGATTACTTCTAATAATCTTAAAAGCTATTGTTGCACTTACCCATTCCTTATTTTCAATTTGCTGAAGGACTTTGCTCATTTCAAACAATAAATCAAGCTGCTCTTTATCTTGTTCAGTTTCCAGTTTTAATACGTCACGCTCCTTTTCAAGTATCTTCCCTTGAAGAACCTGGCTCTCCTTTTCCAATTGAGCTTGCTTTGTTTTTAAATCGTCATTGTGTAAATCATTCACTTCAGAATTCAATTGATAACCCCCTTGAATCAAAATCAAATATTAGTTTTATTCAGTTTTCACTTTTAATTCGTTTGTTAATTGTTAAAAAAATGACCCCCTATGAATGAAATAAGAGCAAGCCTCTCGGCTTACTCCCATTATATCCTTTTAATTTGTTTAAGTCTATAATTTTTTAAAATTTTTTTCCTCATAATTCCTATATTGCCACTTCTAATTTGACCTGATCATGAGGATTATAACCAGCCAACATGAAATGTTCAGGCTTGAAATCATAAAAATTCTTTATTGAATCATCCATAATAAGTTTAGGTGCAGCTAACGGTTCACGCTTAACAATTTCTTTTGCTTGATCAATATGGCGATCATAAATATGTAAATTGTTTATGTAATGATGAAACTTCCCTGGTTTATATCCGCACACTTGAGCAATCATATGCTGCAATAAAGAATACTGAGTAACATTTATGTTTCCTGCAACGAGATAATCGGATGAACGCTGGATAAGAGTCATGTTTAAATACTCGCCATCATAGTCCCACATTGTCAGAAAAGCGCATGGATACAGCGTCATTCCATGAAGATCTTGGTGATTGTACAAATTGGTGATCATTCGTCTGCTATATGGGTTGTTTTTCAAATCCCAAATTAACCTGTCAATCTGATTGAAGTAACCTTCTTTGTATTGATGTTCATACTTCATTTGTCTTCCATAAGCTAAACCAAGATTCCCGTCTTTATTAGCCCAACTACGCCAATACTTAACTCCGTATTTCTCTTCTAGCAACTGTACATCGTTAGCTTGATCTTGGTAAATCCAAAGAATTTCTTTCAGTCCCGATTTAAAAGCTGTTGGCCGTAAAGTAGCAATAGGAAATTCTTTTTGCAAATCATATTCATTCAACACTCCAAAGCACTTCAACGTATAAGCAGGTGTTTGATCAGACCACTTGGGACGAATTTTTTGTCCCTTATCTGATTTTCCCTCGGATAGTACTCTTTTTAAATTTGATTTTAAAACTGTATCTGCAATGTTAGCGATATTGTTCACCTCATTTTAGTCCATTTATTAGTTCGTCCATATTCTCCTTGACACTTTTCTGAACCGCATCGGGTAAAGCTTTAATTTTATTATTGATTGTTGTGCTTCCTACATTGCGTATTTTTTCAGTTAATTCAAGACAAGCATCTAAAGATAAGTCTCCAATTTCATTAAACTCCCCCTGGATTTTATGAAGGACATCAAGGTACAAGTCATCTGATTCTTCAAAAACAGACAATGTTTGTTCTAGTTTCTCGATCTTTTCTAAGCGCTGCTTTATTTCATCTACCCTATTCATTTTGCACCTCCTCAATAATTACGATAAAAGTCTTCTTTTATTGAAAATTCAAGGGTTATTATTACCTATATTTTCATAGATTTGATAAAATTAAATTGTTCAATAAATTCTGCAAAAGGTGGTTATATTTATGGAAACAACACAACACCCAATCATTCAAGGATCAATTAAAGGAGTAGGTTTTGAAAACAAAAGCAATTTTATTTATACATATGAAATTGACAAAGAAATTCTTCATGTTTATGATACCTTGAATCACAACAGTACATCTGCAATTAACTGTGTAGAAGAAATTATTGCTGTGTTAAAAGAAACGCTGCAACCAAACAAAACTGGGTTAAACAAAATTATTGAAGCAATTAAGAACGCAATATCTTCAACTTCGCCTTTCAAAAAAGTTATCATCTATACTGAAGTAAATAATTTAACAAACGGATACAAGAATAGAGGAAGCTTTCTTGATATCCAAGCCTACGATCTAAAACAAAAGGATTTTGTCGGCTGGGATCACGAAGAGCTTTACCAGTTTTACTACGATTCACAGGAACTCAGCTATACAATTAAAAATTAAGATAACAAAGTTTAGCAAACCTTGGCTGCACTCCACACTGCTTGTACATCATGAAGACAACCAGCCAAGGTTCTTTATTTACTTAGTGCCAGTTGACCCATGTCCGCCTCTATTTTCATTGCCCAAATGATCGACCTCGACCAATTCAACTGCAGGCATCTTCTTCATAATTCTGAATTGGCAAATCCGATCTCCTTTTTTAATTTCAGTATCTCGGAGCGCATAAGCCGGGAAGAACCAAAAATCATTGTCCCCCTTGTATGACTCATCGATAACACCCATTGAATTAGTTTGAATAACGCCAAAGTTCTTGTATGTACTTGAACGAGGAACGACATGTGCTTCGTATCCTTCAGGTAATTCCATAGCTACTCCTAACGGGACAAGTTTAAATTCATCCTTTGGAATAGATACATCTTTCGCAGCTCTCAGATCAATCCAATCCCCCTGCTCGATTTTTGAAATGCGTATTTGTGTTTCGTCTGCATATTTGATTTTGATTTGTAGTGTCATTTTTCAAACTCCTTTTGATTTATTAATTAATCTTAGCAAACTATTAGAATACTTTAGATAACCATTTAGCAGCTTCTAAAATTGCATCCTTATCGTAGTTATCAAAAATAAAACCCTCTAATGAAACTCCGCTTGAATATTCACCGCCTCCGTAGTATTCATCTTCAGTTTGAACCCATAAACTAATACCATTTTCAAGTTCAATTACCCAATCACACGTTTCTTCAGCAAATGGCATATGTATGTCATAAGGTTTTTCATCAAAAACGCAGTTTAAATCACTTATAGCATTCTCTGCGTCATCGTAATCTCTTATATTGAAATTTGAATTAGACATTTTTGAAATCTCTTTTCTTAATTCAAACTCTCCTTCAAACTCAGGATCTCCTGAATGCCTTATTGGATATCTTAATAACTTACCCTCTTTAGCTTTTTTATTTATATAAATTCAATTATTTTTGGTAAGCTTAGATTTCATCTCTTTTCTCCTCTCCATTTAATTTAATAATTCTTCAATTTCTTTAACTGAGATGACCCCTTCCGTGGACATTTCTTTAATGTCATCTAATAAAAGATCTTTACGTATGTATTTTGCATTTATTTCATCGATGATAAATTGAGAATCCGTCAGTGGTTTTGAATATTGTGTAAAGAAAGAATAAACTTGAGACGCATTTTTTAAAAGGTTTTTATAATCGTATAATTCTTTTTTTACCTGCTCGGTGTTTAAAGTTCCATCGCTATTTTCCACAATTCCTTTCCAAAACAATTCATAACTCTCCTCATAATTTTCCATACCATCACCCCTTTTAATTCGCATTAAAATTACCATTTTATTTAAATTTAGGTGTACAGTTTCAATTCCTTAACCCAATCAGGGAGCTCTTCAGGAGTATGAATGCCAAAGTTGACACAAGTTAAGGTGTTAGGCTCAAGCTGTGTATATCCTTTATCTCGAATCACAAAATAGCCCCCTTCGTGTTCAAGCTCTTCAAGTTTCCACTGTGGACATTTTAGAATAATTTTCTTTTGTTCAGCCATGTATTCATCCAAACTTACATATTCTTTTCTTTCTTGTATCGGTTTGATCATTCGATGATACACATAACTCATGACTGCATGTCCCACTTGCCCAGCCAGTTTCCCCTTACTGATCTTGATATCTTCGTTGACCAAGATATACATCCGATAATCCCTCATGTGTATCACTCCTTCAAATTTTTAATTAGTTCATCTAATTCATCTGGCTTAAATCCGATGCTGCGTTTTACTTCGTTCCCCTCTCCATCTAGCAGGATAGTGACGGGTACCCCCATTACTCCATACTCTGCTGCAACTTCTGGCTGTTCTGTAACATCAATTACTTCATACTCAATTCCTTTTTCGTTTAGATAATTAGAAACTAATTGACAAGGGGTGCATGATGGCTGTTCTAATTTGATTAATTTCATCATAGTGATGCCTCCTCAAAATAAAAATCTTCATCCTTAAGGGCTTCTACAGTTGCTTTTTTGTATCCATTCCCCTTACCCGAAAAGAAGTCATGCGATTTAGTTTTTGTGCTTAATCCGTTCAACACAATTGGGTTAACATCCTCCTCCTCAAAGTAATGATCGAATCCTAAATTGTTTAAGGCTTTATTTGCGTTATACCGAATAAACTTTTTCACATCATGAGTAAGTCCAACTTGATCATAAACATCTTCGGTATACTCAAGCTCGTTTTCATATAGATCGAGCAGCAAGTTAATAACCCATTCATACAATTCTTTTTTCTTGATTTCAGTTTGTTTATTATAGATTTCCTGAGCCAACAATCCAGTGTATACACCATGTAGTGCCTCGTCACGAATTATCAAATTTATGATTTCTCCGCTGTTCATTAACTTCCCCTGACCATAAAAATACAATGGATAATAAAATCCTGAATAGAACAGGAAGCTTTCAAGTAATACAGATGCAACCATTCCTTTATACAAAGACAATTCATCATCACTTTTAATTTGTTTATATATAGAAACAATAATACTGGCTTTCTTCTGTAGATACTTATTGTTTTTAACCCATTCGAAGACTTCATTAATTGTTTCCATCGGAGCTAAGGTAAGAAAGATATTGCTGTATGATTTAGCATGAACAGCGTTTTCCATCATGGCCATGAAATTCAGCACAGCTTTACGCTGGTGTCCTTCGACATGATCAGCAATTGTTGGCATACCAGTATTCCCTTGTTCTGTGTCCAGTAAGGTTAATCCGGCCAACACTTTCATGTATGTATCCTTTTCTTGGTCTCCGAGGTATTTCCATGTAAGCAGATCGCCATTTAGCGAAATCTCTTCAGGAAGCCAGAACTGCTTAACGTTCTGTTCGTAAAACATTTGTGTGAATCCGTCTTCGTGTTGCGACCAGTTGGCCGCTGTATATGGTGTATTGTTTTCTGTCATATGTTTGCCTCACTTTTTCAGATCAATTGAATTTTATTCATCAAATTATTTCTATTGGCTGATTAGCAACTTCTGTCTTAAGTTCTTCTTTTAATAACACTTCAAATATAGATTCTAAAACTTGTACTACAATACTATTGCCAGCTAGTTTGTACAAAGTTGCATTGCGCTTTTTTGGTTTTGTGGGGTACTCTTTTAAGACCTCTTCGAAATCAGAATCTTCAAACCCCATTAGCCTCCAACACTCAAGTTCAGTTAAATAGCGATATTTTAATTCGCCTATTCGAATAATTCCAGCATTCGGACACCTATCTTGTCGGGTACTAATTGTCCAGCAACTGTCCTCAATTACATCTAAATAACGATATTTCTTATCTGCATTTGGATTAAACTCTTCTATACGATTTAACATACTTGGAATATTAATCATATACTGAGGAGCAGTAACATTAACTTCTAAAAACTCTTTGATGTGTCGTGCTGTTTTTCGATTGAGCTCACTAAAGTTAAAAGCCTTGTTCCCCAGTATAGAAATTGTAAATACTCGCTCTCTTCGCTGAGGGATGCCAAAATCCATAGCATTGAGTACTTCAAATGAATTTGTATATCCAAGTTCGCTCATTTTCGCAAGATATTTGTTAAAGTTGTGAATCATATCCTTGTCAAGTACGCCTTTAACATTCTCCCAAATAACGTACTTAGGTTTCCATTTCCCCATATTTTCGATAATCCTTAACGTTTCCCACATGAGAGAAGATCTTGTTTTATCTTCATCATTTCCTCCCAATCTTTGACCAGCTCTACTAAAATCTTGACATGGTGAACCATGCACTAAAACATCTGGCTGTAAATTGTAACCCACTACGCTTTGAGGCTTATACCGATGGTCATATAGTGCGTTATATGCCCTTACTGCCTTTTCGTCAATTTCCACATAATCAATTGCTTTATGATCTACACCGAGGTTAACCAATGCTTTCCTCGGTGCCCCAATTCCCCCAAATAGCTCAAGAATCTTAATCAATATTTTCTCCCCCTAAGCTATGCCGATGAAACTCTGCAAATAATTATCAATATGTCAATTATTTGTCCTCCATTTCCGCTTTGACTTTACAGTTCTTATTAATAAACGTCCAGATTCCCAATCAAAACCTTGAGTGACCGATTTGACTGGTACCTGCGGCAACGCTCCCGCAGATGATCCTTTTGTTACAACGGTTAAAGTTAGATCATCGTTTTTATCATCTAATTCAACCAGCTTATTTAAATAGTTTCGCAATGCTTTTACTTTCACCATATTCGTCCTCCTTTTCAAAGCTTGATTAACCTGCCACAGTTTTTGCAAATAAACAAGTATGTCGTATCTTCTTTGCCGAGGTAATCAAAATTTTTATCATTTCCACATAGACAAATATATTTAGGTTTTTTCTCCATTCTCACTTTCCTTTCGTTTAAACGACACAAGAAAGGCAGCTTTCTTGCCCTGTATCCTTCGTTCTTGCATAGTAAAGTGTTTTGATTCCTTTGTGATGGGCATAAAGATCGATCCGGTTCAGATCGCGTGTCGTCATCGTATCTTTCAGGAACAGCGTAAACGAGATACCTTGATCGACGTGCTGCTGAATTGTCGCAATCATGTCCACGACCTTAAACATATCCATATCGTACGCTTCTTTGTAGTAGAACCAGTTGTTTGGCGCAAGTCCAGGCATTGGATAGTATGTTTTCGAATTGCCGTACGTTCTTTCCTCAATCCGCTCCATAATCGGCATGACACCTGCTGTTGAAGATTGAACATATGAGATGCTTCCTGTAGGAGCTATCGCCTGTCTATAAGAGTGATATAAACCATATTTCATCACATCTTCTTTAAGCTGCTTCCAATCTTTAATAGTTGGAATGTGCTGATCTCCAAACAGTTTTTTTACCTTTTCGAACTTTGGACTAAAGCTTTGTTCTTCGTATTTCTTGAAATACTCAGCCGATTTGTATGTAGAGCCTTCAAACTGGTAATATGTTTCGCCAGAATCTTTGGCAATTTCCATTGAACGCTCAAGGGAATAATAATTCACCATCATAAAAAAAGTATTTGCGAAATCTCTGGCTTCTTCACTTTCATAAGCAATGCCATTTTGAGCAAGGAAACCGTGTAGATTCATTGCTCCAAGTCCGACTGACCTCATTAGTTTATTTGCCTTTGCAACGGCAGGAGCATTTGTAATATTGGTTTTATTCGATACATGAGTCAACGCATCAATAGCTAATTTAACTGAATTCTTAATTGACCCATTCTTCATTACGTTGAAGATATTGATCGATCCCAAGTTGCAGGAGATATCCAGCCCGATTTCGTCTTCTTGGCCGTAATCGGTGTAAGACGATACTTGGGAAGCCTGAAGGACTTCTGAACAGTTACCAGTTACAATTCCATTAAAAATTAGAGAATGATAATCTTCTTGTGTTGTGTCATAGACATCCTCTACCCCATCTTTTTCAATGCTGATAATTTCGGCTGTGAAATCATGTTTTGGCTTTCGTGATTTTGCTTGCAATGTTTCAGTCAACATGTTGAATTTGTACTTATCATATTCTTTCAAATCAACAATGCTCATGAACAATTCTCTTGACGCTCTGTCTTGAATGCTAAGCTTATGAGTTGGTTTAACTTTGTATAATTTGGAACCGCCCCGACCATCAGGGAGAAGCTCCTGTGAGCGTTTGTTATTGGTATAAATGGTTGTATATACTCCCATATTAATGAGTAACTTTTGCACATCTTGCAAACTCTCAAAATCAACTGATGTTAATTCAATAGTTAGTGCCTTCGCTTTATGATTGGCATTTACACAACCATCCGTTTGAAACAATCCAGACAAATAAGCTGCTTGTGTTTCCTTATCAGCTTGATATAAGAACTCTGGAACTCTTGTTTTTGTTTCTTTTGTCATTCCATATTTATTTAAAATATCAAAGAGTACTGTACTAGACATATATAATAGATCTTGTTTTTCTGGATCAGCAGCAACAAATTCTGGAGTAAAAGAAGTGTTGTGCTTATAAACGCGATTAATTTTATGTTTATCAATTACACGGTGTACAGCATCTTTAACCTTCTTCTTCAGCACCTTTTTATTGTCATATAAATAAATCTTCGCTGTCTTATCTGTAATTGTTCCATCCCCAGCTATAATCCCCATGATATATGCGAGGTCAGGTTCATGAATACTCCCATATACTCCTTCACCAGACTGAACCAGTAGTTTGTCTCCCGGAACAAGTTGGTTAAGCTGAAGTTTTTGTATTTCGTTATTTCGCTTAACATAAAACTTATGCCACTCTGTTGCTCTGATTTCAAATCCTTGCTTAGTTTTAACTTTAAAGACATCTGCGTCCTTTTTAGTTAGCTGCATAGGTATCGCATTCACAATTGAAGTCCCTTTACAATCCTTGTCAAACTGTTTTGTCCGATTGTCAATAACGACCCTTAAATCTTTTTGACTTTTATATAGATCTGAGGCTTTTTCGTACCCATTTTCGGTTAAAAGAAGAGTATCTCCCGTCACACAAAGGTTAGAAAATTTAACCTTCGAAATATGACTGTTAGCGTGGAATCGATTTACATTGTCGGCAAACATCAGGTATGGATAACCCGATTCAGATCGTAAGATTGCAAGCTTTTCTAATAGTTTACGAGCATTCGCTTTTTTCTTTCTGACATTTGGATTCTCGACCAACTCATCATACATTTCTGCAATATCCATTTCGTCTAAATGTTGACCGTATTCTTTATAAACTGAATAAGGATAGAACATGTAGAAATCTTTATCTTCCCTGGCAAGCTCAATAAATTTATCTGGAATGACTACACCAATTGATAACGTTTTAGCCCTTACATCCTCGTCTGCAGAAATTTTTTTCGTATCAAGGAAATCGTTGATGTCCGGGTGAAAAACTGTAAGATAAGCAGCTCCTGAACCTTGTCTTTGCAGACTATTCGGACGTGTTCGCTACACACGCCCCGCCTTTCGGCTGCTTCGTGTTACCACGAAGATTAGACTATATCTTCATCCCATTAGGATGCCTCCAGTTTCGACTACCAATCGCTTGTAGCCTACGGCTTTTGCCTAGTCGTTGAACGTTCCTCGGATGAGGCTTCGCTGCTGATTGTCCCATAAGGATTTCCCAGCAATTAAAGAGGTTTTCGATCGCCATTGCTGACGAAAGGGGCCAAATTAACCCATCTGATCTGCATAACGGAACGCATTATCGAGCAGCTTCATTACACCTACAACGCCTTTAGTGGCATTCTCAACTTCTTTAATTGGCTCTCCTTTTGCTCTAATCTTGCTTAAATTAAGCGCGACTCCACCTCCAAGCTTAGAAAGCTGCATTGAAATATCAATTGCTCTAGAAATGTCATTCAATGAATCATTGACTTCAAGCAAGAAACAACTGACCATCTCACCTCTTCTTTTACGTCCTGCGTTAAGAAAAGTGGGTGTTGATGGTTGATATTCCTGTTTCATCATAAGCGATGTGTATTCTTTAGCTTTTTCAACATCTCCATCTCCTAAATACAAAGCAACGATACTTACTCGGTCTTCATAACGCTCAAGTATTTTAGTTTTATCGTTTGTCTTAAGAGCATAGTCGTGGTAAAACTTAAATGCACTCATAAATGAAGGGAATCTGAATTTGAAGCTATACGCTAATTTGAACACTTCTTTAATCTGCTCAAAGGTATATAGACTCAAAAATTCTTCTTCGTAATAGTCATTTTCCAAAAGATAATCAAGCTTTTCTTTGAGATCGTGAAAGAAGACAGTGTTTTGATTAACGTAATCTACAAAGTAACTATGTACGGCTTCCTTATCCTTCTCAAATTGAAACTTTCCTTCTTTTTGAATCATGATCTCATTGTTCAATTGAACCCACTTTGGTATTTGATTGATTACTGTCAATAAACTTAACCTCCTGTATTAACTTGTCCAAGTCGGAATCTGATCCACTTAATTCAAACTTAAGGAGAACTGGAACATCATATTGCTGTGAGAGTTTATCTGCTGCCGCAGCAAAATAGTTCCCCCAATTTCGATTCCCACTTGAACAAACACCCAACAATAAACCTTTGTTTTTATGTATGAACTTCTGAGTCTTTTCAGGAATTTGCCCGAATTTAATTGTGTATGTAATATGTATGAATGGCTCATTAACCCTTAAATCCTCAGTGATTTCCATAGTTTTAATTTTTGTTTTTTGTTCAAGCTTTCTTACAAATCTTCTTACATTCCCCGTCATGCTTTCATATGTTACAAGCATTATGAATTCATACTTCCTGAAACAAATTTCTCAGTGATTTCCTCAGCTTGATTGTCCGCAGCAAATGCGGCATTTGCTTCTTCTAAATTGATTGCGGCCATTTCTTGATATCCCTTTGCCATTGATTCATAAAACGAGACATCCCTAAACTGATTGACTTCGACATATTTGTTTCTGTAACTTTTAGGTACTACATATTGTTCACCATACGGATTTGTGGCAATATACTCTCCCCTTCTTACAGGAACGGAAACTCCTTGTGTATGTATAACCGTATTGCTCTTTGCTTTTTCAATACTTACTAGATGATCTTTTTTTACATACAGTTTTTTAGCAGCCCCCATCATTCATCCTCCTTTATTTTTATATTTTTAATTTGTTTAAAAGTGTACTTTTATTTAGTCTGTTCAAATAGAACCTCCATAGCACACAACAATCTCTGTGCATCTTAAGCACTTTTTGAACTGCTGTTATATTTGTTGAGATGTTCAAAAGCTTCCTACGTAAATTCATTTGAATCACCTCATCCTTTCTTGTAGTTAGAGTTTTTTATCAACAATATCTTTAATGTTTTGCAATGTTGCCTTATACTCACTATCTAAGCCGCTTACATCAAGGTTTGTTGAGATCCTGAAGTTGCCGGAATTGTCATACATTGTGATAAAAGCTTCTGTATCTTCTTCTTTTGCTCTAAACGTGATTTCATAAAGCTCAACCTGATCTGCTCCATTTTCTTTCTTTAATTTCTCTATAAATTCAGGCTGCATCAAATCGAACAATTCCTTAGATGTAGTAAATTTTATTTCTTCTAGCACACCATTTTCTGTGTAATCAAATGTCTCGAAATAAAGATTGAACGTTAAGTAACCTTCTACCAACCTTCCATGCTTTATATACTCCATAGGTACCACCCTCTCAATTCAAGTTTTTTCTATTTTAATTTCTATAAAACTATGATTTTATTTAATTTTGGGATGCTCTATTTGCTTCTAATGTAGCTACAAAGCTGTAATCGAACACTCTTTTAGTGTTCACATGATTATCCAATGGCTCAACTGTTGCTTGCATTCTTCTCCCTTCTCCTTCAATCTTCGCAGCAAATTTTTCTGCAGCTTCTAAATCAGTAAATGTGACATCTTCTCCTGTAACAAAATTGTTGTATACTTCTCCCTTAGCTGTTTCTCCATCAAGTTTAACTACGACTACCCACTTTTCCGTCATATCCATCATCCTTTTAATTTATTTAGATTAAAATCCAATCACCATTCTTGATATACTCGTCAACGTTAGACTTTGTATAAATAAAAGCTTCGTCATACATGTTATTAGTCACATCATACAAGTCAGCGTTACCCCTTCTTTTTGCCTCGAACACAACTCTACTGAAGTCGGCGTCAGATTTTGATTGTATTTTTTCAGAGAGTTTAAATTTGAAATGGTTTAAATTCGTTGTTTCTTTAATTTCTTTTACTTCATGTGGTACTCCACTTTCTTCTTGAGCAAACACAGCGTCATTATGAGCCTCGATAGCATCATCATAAGTGTTAACAAGTGATCCCAGACAATAAAGTCCATATTTTTTATCCATTATCATCATCCTTTGAATTTATTTTTATCTTTTAAAGTATAGCTCCGTCCATGATCAAAACTCTTTCTTCATCACTTTGAAGCTCTTCGAGAACATCCGAAATTGGAGATAGCTCTTGATCTTCTGTTACTGTACGACTGTGTTTAACTGCAGCATATAGCATGCCTACTTCTTTGATCTCATCACTTAAGTGTCCATCATCATCTGCAACTGCTTCTGTGTACAGCTTCAATGCCCTTTCTTTTGTATTTGCTTTAATTAATGCGTAGTATGGGTCACACACCTCAAAGAATTTCATATCTTCTAACTCCTTTAATTTATTTTTGTAAATCTTTTAATCTCTTTACCATCTACAATCACATTCCCTCCCTTTTTAAGATTCCTCTAAGTGAAACTCTAAAACATTTTGAAAGAACTCTACTTGGATCTCATTTTCAGTATTTTCTCCATTAATGGTGCATCTAAAAGGAGTATCACCATAAAACTCAAGCTGCTCTTGTAAAACATTGATAACATCACTAACCTTTGGATTAATTAATTTGCCACTGTTTGCATCATAAGCCATTTTGTCTTCCTCCTACTCTAATTAAAATAAAACTTTTATTCAGATTCTACATTCACTGGTTCATGCCTAACTTTTGGATAAGTTGTTCTTGTGTGTACCGTTTTCTCACACAATGGACAACGATACGGATACTGTGGTGGGTTTGATGTTAACACCACACCAGTAAACATCAATTCTGGTGCTTCTTCACACTCATCACAGTGTAATGTTTCTTTAAACACTTTTACTTCCTGAGATTTAATCATTTTTTGCTCCCTCGCTTCCTCTGACCAGCTACCTTCGACGGCATAGTAGCCACCTTTATTTCACCCACTATTTCTCCAGATGAACTCTTTTTAAAAATAATCGTAGCAGAATCTTTTATATTAACATTCGACATTTATTCAGCTCCTTTCATCTTCTCATGCTTACACTGCCACCCGCGTCTACACTTCCGCCTACAGTTCCACAACGGACACTTCCCCCAGCATCTACATTCCCTTTAACATTGCCGCAATTTACACTTCCTCCTGAATCAACATCACCTAAGACGTCACCTCTCACTTCAACAGAAGCATCAGAGTAAACTTTAACTGGGCTGCCTTCGATTTTAACCTTTACTTCTCCAGATACAGAGCTCTCTACAGCCTGTCCATCAATAAGAACTTTGTTATTAGTTATTGTAATGTTGTTCCCTTCATATGTAACTCCATTAACAGTGCAGATGACTGTGCTCGTTTTACTTTAAGAAAATTCAAAACTCTCACCTCCTTTTAATTAAACAGCCGTTTCAACCAAGATTCATTAGCCTTAGCTGCATCTGCATTTTCATATCTCTTTTCATGCTCAATATCCATAAGAGCTTCTTCATACTGTTTAACTGCCCATTCCTTGCTTAAAATTGTTTCTTCATCTTCAATAATCTTAACAATGTGATCTGTTTCATACGTCCATTCATTATTGAGGTTTCGATATCTGTCCTTAATAACAATGTAATCATTTATACCTTTAATATAAACTTTTTCACCAACATTGATAGGCTCTCCGTCTATTTCCCCTTCAAAAAAGATTTTCTTTTCACCAATAGAGTGATCTACAAATGAATAAACTCCATGTTTATCGTATGCAGATATAGCACTAATAAAAGGCTTAAGGACTTCACATATTTCGACATCTTTAGAAAACAACATAGGGTGTACATTAAACATATAATTCTTGTATAAAATTTGACCCGTAAATTTTGCTTTATGTCTTGTCAAACCATCGCCTCCTTTAAATCAAACAACCGCTTCTGCAGCAATTTTCTTAATAGCTTTAATGAGCAATTCAAGTGCTTCCTTATCACTCATTGTCTCTCTATTCGCTTCAATATAACGAACCGCAGTTTTCAATTCATTCTTCATACACCAGTTCCCCATTTCTATATAAAATTTGAATTTCATTCAAATCTTTGTTTGGATTTGTCGTTATATGCGCTTGCCTGGGAAATTAGATTATTGAGTTAAGAATAATTCCCAAGCCTGTTGTGATTGTTCCTAAAGCCAAAAATGCAATATAGTAATTCTTAAAATCTCTCCAATCTCTATAAAATATTAGATGAACCAATGTTGATGCTAATAAAGAAACCCCGCATATAATAAGCAAAAAAGCTAATCCTTGATAAAGAATATGGATACACCTCCCTTAATTAAATCAAACCGATAATCAATAACAATGCTGCTGTTATAAATGATAATCCAGCCAATAATGCTATAATCGTATGTACATTAGAGTGAAACCTTCTTCCCTCTTCATCCAAAGAGACAATCCCAATCAGAATACAACCAATGATTTCAAGAATATTGATAGCTAACTGCATTGCTTTTATCTTCTCCTATATCTATTTTTGTCACAATGTGCGCTTGCCCAGGAAATTACAAGAGGAATACCCCCACGCTCTATTACAAATTATCTTTTTAATTAGTTTTATGGGGATAATTAAGACCTATATGATTTAATGTTTTCTTAATACTCATCCCCTTACATTCGTTACTAATCCTTGAGAATAATTCATTACCACACTTTTTACAGCAGTTAATTTCAATTCTGTCTTCTGCTGTTCTAACTTTTTCTTCGGATATCCTTACACATAACGGTTGTGCGGTGTATCCTTTGCAGATATCACATATGTAGTTCATTATTCAACCTCTAAAATTATGTTTTAATTATATACTTTTAATTTGTTTAAGTAAATAAGAATTCACCAAATTTCATTTTTTATTTCTTTGATTTTAATAAGAGAAAAAATCAAATCATTGTCTACACGTTTCCAGGTTTCATCAGAAATTGTATCTTCTAAATATGTATGTAAATTATCAAGGCGATCTTCGATCAAATCTAAGTGATCTACTATGAATCTATAAGGATGGCTAATGTTTCTTCCCTCCGTTCAGTATGTATGGATAATCCAACTATTCACCAGCTTGTGATCATATGTGCGCTCTTGGATCTCACAATTGAACGCTCTTCGTTTGTTTATGTATGCAATTGCTTTCTTTTTAGTCGGGAATTTAAGATTAACCCTTGTCCCGTTCCACAATACTCTAAAATAATTCTCCCCCAAATTCACTTACCTTTCTCTGTTTAAATTTGATATTTTATTTAGATTTTTATGTAACTGCTCAGGCGTTTATTTGCAATTTCACAATACTCTTTACTAATCTCAGTGCCTATGTATTTGCGATTATTTAAAGCAGCCATCTTGGCCGTTGTTCCACTACCCATAAAAGGGTCAAAAACAATGTCTCCTTCCTTAGACCACGATAAGATATGGTCTTCGGCTAACTTCTCTGGAAATATTGCCGGATGTTGAAAAGCTATTTTGTCACTAGTGCTCTTATGCATGCCAACTAAATAACTCCAAATATTCCCCTTAGTCTTTTCATCCTTAGTAACTAAGCATACTGATTTTCTTCTTACCGCGGGATTGCATTCCTCAATAGAAGCTACTCCACCTCTTTTAGAATAATCATATTTCATTCCCGCGGTTCGACAAGGTTCTTTTCTTGGATTAAACACGTTTGGTTTTCCTTTAGAAAAAACGAACATATATTCAAACTCTTGTTCATACCTGTTATGGTTTTGAGGCAGCGGATTTTCTTTTCGATAAATCATTGTATCGTGCAGATTAAAGCCAATTTCCTTAAAAAATAGAGCCTGTTTAAAACTTGTCCCTGACTCAGACCCTTTGTGTGTTTTGTCTCCAACAACCCAAACGACCACTCCGCCCTTTTTTGTGATTCTGTACAACTCTTCAGCAGTTTTTTCGAAATTAAATGAATAGCCATTGTAATTTCTTAAATCATCATAAGGAGGAGAAGTAACTGTTAGATCAATGGAGCAGCTATCTATGTACTCTTTCATAAACTGAATGCAATCGTAGTTATGTATCTTGTTTAGAATCTTGTAATCTATTTCTCTTCACGTCCTTTTTCTCTTTAAAAGAGATATTTTATACAATTGTTTTCTCAAAGGTAAGGCTGTCTCTTCTAATTTCCCGAAGTTTGGCCTTTAGTTCACTTGTCTCTCTATCAATCTCCAAATAGCCATTTACTTCTTTCATCACCTTAACTTCTTTTTTAGATTCGAGAATTTCAATGACTCTTTTCATTTCTAAAATTAGAAGCTGCTTTTTCTCTTCTTGACTCATCATAGTCCTCCTCAATCGTTTTGAATTTGTCTAAATACGAAATCAACAACCTCGTCTTGATTCATGTGAGCAGTATCAATTTCAATCAACTTCACACTTCCCTCGCAATCCCAATCAATATGTCTTTTTAATTCATCTATGAATTTATAATAAGAATCCTGCTGTTTTAATGATTCTTCCACACTTTCCTCCACTTGAGCAAACAGAATCTTATCTCTTTTCAATCTTTCTTTAAGCACATCCTTATCGGATACCGTAAAAAAGAAAATGTAGATTTCGTCATCGAGTGTAGGTAGCAATTTACACAGGCTCTTAAATTTTTGATGAAAATCATATTCTTTATATAGGGATGAGAACACCATTTCTGTTGGGAAGAAACGATCTAATATCGTTGTATAGCCACTCATCTTTGACTTCCATTTGTGAAAGAGCTCAAACATGCCATCATAATAATTAGATATTTTCTTAAGCCCAACTTCACCATCTTCGTGGAAACCTGTCGGATTAATCAATGTACTATGCTTCAGCCGCTGCCTAAGTTTATAAGCTACTGAAGATTTTCCAGTCCCTCTTGCTCCCTCTAAAATTATCAGCATTAATCCACCTCCTTTCGAATTTTATGGAATCCCAATACCTCATAAGATCCATCTTCATATTGAACTTCTACTTGATGATATCGTTCGTCCACTGTTTTTACAGTAGCTCTTTCGCCGGAATGGTTAACAATGACTTTCTCATCAACTTTGCACACTAAACACACATCCTTTTAATTAGTACAAAATAATTTCATCAAAGTCATATTCCTCATACCCAATTCCATCAAAATCAATTCCAGCTATTTTGTTTTCATGATCTATGTATGAAATAACCCCAGTTCCCATTTCATCTACGTATGCCTTTTGGTTAAGCTTCAATATGTATCACTCGCTTTATGTATTAAATTCAGTTCCGACTCTTTGTATCTTCCAACCTCTCCATTAGTGAAATGAAGAACATCGTAATCATATTGCCAACTGTTTATTCGATCAATAATAATACCTTTAAGCCCAACATACGATGGCATTCCATATTTGGCGTTACTGTTGACCTCAACTTCATCATTAATGTCGTAAGACCAGTACTTCGGCAATAAATCATCTCCCTTTTTTAAGAACTGTTACTTTAACATTTTTCCGGCCAAAATCTTTTGCAATTGATTCAGATCCAACAAGAACATCAATCCTATTTCCTTTAATATCTCCTCCTGTGTCTATTGCGTAGGCTTCAAATGAATTGCTGCCGTATGAAACTCTGACTAATGAATTTAAAGGGATTAGAGAGGGATCAACAGCAATGACCCTCTTCCCCCTGTAGTAAATCGTATTTGACACGTCGTAGCCTGTTTTCGTTGTACCTATGCAGCCAGTATCGCAAAATGAAATGTAGGCTGTGGCAACCATACTAAAGACTTGAGCTTGTTCTTCAGGCTTCTTTTTTGTTTTCTGCTCATATCTCTTCTCCTCACTCTCGTAACTCACTTTTAATTTGTTTTTATGTTTTTTCTTTTTTATTTCTTCTACTTTTATATGTAAATACTTATCTTGCGCTTCATTAATGATCTCTTGACTTGTCTTTAAATGCGGCAGCACCTCACTTTCAAATTCGAAATCCCAAATGTTGAGTTTTTTATAAAATGGCTCTTTTATTGGGTCTTTGTTTGGCTGCATTAATTGATCATTCATTGATTTGTATGTTAATGTTGATCCCACCCCCAGTAAGAAGATAACTGAATATATCTTCATTTCTTTATAGATATTATATACTTTTAATTTGTTTATGTATATCAGTTTTTTGAAAATTTCCATCAATCCTTTTTCTTTCCTTTTTTCGGTGTTTTAAGGAAATCATCGATCCTTTTCTTTGCTACAGAGATGTAATAATCCTTATCCAAATAGCTTGGAATTTCTTTTGTTTTGACATCATCATTATCAATAAAACATTTCTCAGGCGTGTTTGCTATTTTTTCAATTCTTTCTTCATTTTTTACCTTGAAAACCCCTTTTGCGTCTTCTTTTTTAGAAGCAAAAACTCTTAAGACCTTTTCAGGCAGCTTCTCTTCACCATGCAGAGCATACTTATATTTATTTGAAACCTTAACGATTTTCTGAAATTCTCTCAACTGCTTACAGTTATTGATCGTTTCTTCAACTGGAATGTTTTTTGTGAAATATTCGATCATTGCTTTGTTCACAATTGGAAGATCATAATCAAGGTTATTAAGCTTTTTAACATATGCACCCTTTGATTTGTAATTTTGATTTCCATCAATGATTATGTAATTGTTAACATCCTTTTGATAAATCTTTTCATACACATCCCATTCAAGTGTAAGACGAGTTCTATTCTCCCATTCTTTTGCAACTTCTTTGATTACGTCAATATCTGATTCCTTTTCCACTTTCATAAACAATCCATCTGTATTTGACTGAATGAGTTTGCAATAAGGTTCAATTTTTTCGATAAGATCTAATAACAATAATTGACCAGCAAGACATACGTTATTTGCCATTAAGGGGTCATAAAGCGGATTGTATTGATCTTTCATTGCTCCATATGTTGAGTTAAGAACGATCTTGTATGGAGCCTGTTTAGGATCTTTTTTCCGTTTAAGTTCAAGGCGTGTATCCCTAATCTCATTATACTTTAAAGGATCTCTAACGTTTCTACTGATATAACTATATTCAATCATAATGGATGGGTATAGAGATGCAACGTCACAACATAGAATAATCCCTTCATCCTTATACTTAGGAATAGCCCCATGAAGCCCACCCCAAGCAAATATATGAGGAACACCTGCCACATCAACTTTTAATTTTTTTGAGTAGTCAAGGTTTTCAGGATCTTTATACCACTCCACAATATGCTTGTATTTTTCAACTTTCAATGTCTTAGGGAACTGAAGATCAAATTCATCTTCCCTATTTTCATGCTTTTCTGCTCCTAATATAAAGGCTGACAATTGGGCTTTTGTTTTTGTAAACATCGACATGTTCAAGTTAAAGGCCTCGATTAACGCTAACTGACTTTCGAATTCTACTTTTTTATTGTCAAAAACCTCAATTGTTTGTTTAACATCATGAATACAGTAGTCAATTACTTCTTTGATTTCCTCTGGAGTTAAAGGTCTGTCGATATCAAACGGAACTGATGACTCTTTAATTCTCGATCCCATGAAACCCTCAAGCTGCTTCAGACTATGGAATCCTGTTGTTATGTCAAAATTGTTTAGCGGAATTTTATATCCTTCTCTAACAACATTAAATCCCTTTACATTGTCCTCAATGATTCTTTTACTAATGAAATAAGGGTTCATTCCTAATAAGATTCCCTTTAGTATGTATTGATCGTACATTCTTGAGTTATATCCTATCCAAATATCATCTTTAAAGAGCTTATAGAACCTTTTTAACTCATCAATGTTGTCTACAATAACTTTTCCCTTTTTTGAATCATAATCAATTAAAACAACCATCCAGTTGTGCTTGAAAACTTCAAAGTCATAGAATATTTTCCTCATCATTACCCCCTAAGAAAATAAATTATCGAATACATCAACCTTATCCTTTTTCTTAAACTGTTTTGACGATTTATCCAAGAACTCTTTATAAAACTTACATGTTTTTCGATGTCCACATAGTACGCTGCAGTAAAAAGAATTGTATTTGTTAATTTCAACAGGTTTCCATACAGCTTCGTTACTAGCATCTTTAGATTCAATTTCATTTACTGTATTGACAACATAATCTTTTAATTCATTTATCCTTTCTTCAGTAATTTCATATTCAACGATACAATCTTCTAACCAATATTTATTTTTTATTTCATCAGGTAAACACTCTAAAGTGTTTTGTTTTACGGCATTGTCCAGTAGTAATTCGATTTCAAAATCATCTATTCCATTGTTTTTTAGATCTTTCTCAAGTTGATTTCGAATCTCCTTGACCCACTTACCTCGATTGCACATTTTCTTTTTAATTTTTTTCTTTCCTTGGGAACATACATAAACATATTTGATCATAAACCACATGATCTTATCTACTTTTAGGTTTGTAGTGCTTTCAATAGCCAATTTATACATTAACAGTTGTCGGCCAGCTTCGTTCAACTTCTTTCCGGTAAACTTGCTTGATGTTTTCCAGTCGTATATATTTACATATGGTTTGCCTTTTTCACTTGGCAGAATAGCGTCAACGTACCCTTGAAAATAAACTCCATCTGTAATTTCAAATACAAGCAACTTTTCTAAAATCATTTTGCTGTCAATTTTATTAAAGTTGTTTATAAAATGACCGACATCTGCTTTCCAACTGTCCCCGATAGTTTCACTTGGAAAATTGACCCCATTCATTTCTAATTCAAGTAATCTATTTTCAAAGTCTTTTTTGAATTTCTCTATGTCCAGTTTATTACGATAAATCTGTTCAATACCATCGTGTAATTCAGATCCCATGATGGTATAAATATTCTCAATGCCTTTCTTTTTTAAAATGTATGTATTGTAATATTCATATTCACAGTTATTGAAGGTTCCTAGTTTGGAAAATGAATAAATGTTCTTCCCTTGCTCCTTCAATTCATTTAATTTATCCTCCAATTAACCATCTCCTTTTTATACCCAGATCGTACAATTTCTAATCAATCTGTGAAGAGTATCTTTATCAAGATCTGCAGGTGCAAGTTTTGAACCTTTTGGCAAATACATGTTTTCTTTATCAAAAACATACCCAACATCATTTTGAAAGAAATTCTCAAATTTTAAGTTCTTAGCAATTTCTACACTATGATCTTCTTCTAGTCCTTCATCAAGCATCACTAATATTCTTTTCGGGAACATTGATTTGATATTGTTTGCTTGAACCTCACTTAAAAAACTTCCTCCTAAAGAAATACCAACGTTTATTCCTTTGCTAGTCAATGACATAGTGTGTTTTTCTGATTCACCAATCATCACTATCCCTTTTTCTCGAATTGCATCATAATTTTCAACAAAACCATACAATGTTTTAGATTTAGGAAAAGGAATTATAGGCAGCCATTTTGTTTCCCCCTCATTAATTTGTTTTTTGTTCAATCTACCCATCACTCCACATAACTCCCCACTAAAGCTTTTCCACGGAACAGTTATTCTTCCAGTTACACAATCGTATCCCACATTGAAAACCCGCTGAGCAAATAAAGAGATTCCATCTTGATAAAAGAGAAGATTCGGCTTTGATTCATACCTATCTAGAATTTCATCATTATACGTTTCTATGTCCAAATTTTGAGGATTGCTAATTTTCCTTAGCTTTTTGTAAAACCCTCCAAACGGTGTTTTAGGAGCTTCTATTTCAACAAAGTCATCTTCTCTAAACCCGATTATTTTTGCTATTCTTTGAATTGTTTTAGGAAATGAAAGCCCTAGCTTGTCACGTATAAGAGTTATGAGATCCCCATTTAAGTTTGTTGAAAAACAAAAAGCACTTAGTGTTTGCTTATTGACTTTAACTGACGTTGGGTTTCTTCCTGCTTCCCTTGCACATCTGTATTCATCACCGCGGTCATAAACCTTAAAAAAACCCGTCTCTTCTAGAATTTGTTTTATGTATTCTGGTTTTTCAATTATGTAATTTTTAAGAGCATATACGTCCATGAATTCACCTACCCTTCGGCAATCATGTACGCTGATGTTTTGGAGTACAATACCCTAGCTCTGTCCACTTATTCCAGGCTCCATCGAACTGAAAAAGAATTACTGTTTCACCCTCGTCATTTCTTGTCTTATCTAAAAAGACTAATCTATATTTTTTATTTGGATCTAATTCTAAATACTCTTTTGTTTTTGTATATTTTCCCTTGGAATCTTTCTTAAACCGATATGGTTTTACATCATATTTTTTACCAGGAAACTCATCTTCCCATAATGGCCTAGTTAAAACCAATTCTGAAACGATTTCTTTTACCCCTTTTGCATTAGATAGACAAGCTGCAGTTAAATATCTTGTGTTTTCCATATAAATAGCTAATTGCATTGTAATGATAATGCCGATATTTTCTTTTTCAGCTACCTGAAGAAGTTGTTTTGATGCTTCGACTAACTCCCCCGTTACTGTTGTGGATGAGGCATCTTCAGCTTTAAACGTATCGTAAAGCATGAATCCAAAACCTTGTTTCGCCATTTTTCTCATAATTCTTTTAACATCATTGATACTGTAATCATAAATTTTTGCAAATTTAATTCTTCCCTTGTAATGATCCTCATAATACTTTTTGGCTTCTCTCAATTTGTTCAATTGTTCTTCATTTAAATTCCCCATTTTTTGTCTCTTTCTAGGAAGACCATAATATCCAATTTTGTGACTAAGAATTGTCGCCATAAATATATGCTGCCATGCTCGTTTATTCATTTCGTTTGCGATTATTGTTATTTTTTCACCCTGATCTAGAATAGACATTACATAGGATCTTATGCAAAAACTCGTTTTCCCCGTACCACTAAATCCAGCAAAAATTTGGACGTTTGATTTGTGAAGTCCCAAAGTGTGATAATTCAAAAGTGGAGCCGCTGCCGCATAACTCAGTCCCATTTCTTCCCCGTTTTCGATGGAAGCAATGAAGTCATCCCCTAAATCCAAATCTTCAATCTTTACTCCCGCACCTCGCCCTAAAAAAACATTGTCTAATTGATACTCAAAGTAACTATACAGTTGAGAACTAGTCATTTTCTTAAACTTATCAAGCTCTTTTGTTACATTAAATCCTTTATCATACAACTGCAATAACATATTGCTTTTAATTAGTTCATCAAAGTATGTATCAATATTTTCTTCATTTAAAATACTCTTGATTTCATCAACAGTCTTGATTCCGCCTCTTCTTATAAATCCATTTTTAATTGCATCCTTACCTTCTATATAACTGAATATGCTCGCGTCATCAAAACTTCTATAATTCATGTTGCTCATTTCAAGACCGAGAGTATAATAAAACTTTCCATCCTCAGTTAACAAGTCTCTGTCTGCACGAATTTCTTTTTTGTAATCATCATACAAGTCTGGATTCTTCCATAAACAAAATATAAAACTTGCTTCAATTTGTTCTCTGTTTTCCGTAAGCTCACTAGGATAGCTGTCAAGGGAATTCATTAAATGTCCTCCTCATCCAAAAAATCAAGTATGTTTCCCTTGTTATTAGAATTTGAATTAGGAGTTACTTTTTCCATTTCATTAATAATGCTAAAGTCCAAAACATTGTTTTCTTCTTCAGCTTTTTGTTTCTGTTTAAGCTTCCACTTTTTATAAACGTCATTTATTTTACTCTCTATGATCTTCATAACATATCTAACCATATGATATTCGCTGCTAAAATTTTTAGCATTGAGCCAATATTTGATGTCTGATTGACACTCATCAAAACATTCTTGAATTACTTCGTAATCATAAAATGTATGTAGATTATTTAGACTCTTTACCATGACAGGAGGTATGATTTGTCCAGGATCATATTCAAAAACTTCCTCAGAAATGAATTTGAATAAGTTATCTCTTTTTAATTTATCATTTATAAAACGTTCATACTCTTCCTTGTTACAATAATATTTATTTTTTCCATTTTGATCTGTAACTTTATAAAAAGTATCGGTATTCCCTTTCGCTTTACAGATTTGGCAAACACATCTTCTAGCCAAGAAAACTCTCCCCTCATATAAAATCTTTAGGGGAGAAAATACTCCCCTATATGTTCATTTAATTGCTTAAAACATTGACAATTTTCTTAAATGCTTCAGTTGGTGTGGTGTTAATTCCTTTGAAATCCTTAATGTCATATTCTTCCATTATTTTTTTCATTTTTTCTTTTCCTTCCTCTGTTGCAGTAGCAAATAACGTTTTAATTTTTTCTGTTAATTCTTCATTCTTGGTGGCATCAATTTTATTAGACACCTCCTCAACTGCATTTTGAATTTCTTCTTCTTTCTGTTTTTCTTGTAATTCCTTTTCCTCTTGAATATTGCGGGATTTGTTTTTTTGTTTCTCAAAAGCAGCCTTAATTGCTCCTTGAATTGCTTTAATAAACTCGTCTTTATCTAAAGGGATTGAAGGAACAATATCTGAAAACCTAGATTTAGAATCAATATTAAAATTATCATCTCTAAAGGTAATGATTCTTGATTCATCAACAACAGTCCCAATCGTTTTGTCTGGGCCAATTTTTTGTTTGACAGTTTTCTTTTCAATTGAGCGATTGATAGATGCAACCCCTAAAACATGAAGCTTTGTCTTAATTGCATTAAAGTATTTGTGTGTCATGTTAGTTGTCAACATGTCATATTCTAAACCTGTAACCACGTCTGTCATTGTTCTTTTCTTCGTATGTCCCAAAATAAACATACTGATACCGACATTCTTTAACTCCCACATCTTATCGAGAATCAATTCAACAGCTTTATCTTCACCTGCCTGGAATCCACCAAATGCTGCTTTAATTGTATTTACTCTTTTCTCGGGATTAGCTTTATTATGTAATCGAATAACTTCAGGTTCTGTTATTTTAATTAATTCATCAAAAGTATCGTAGACTAATACTTTCAAATCTTTATAATCTGTCGTTCTATTTTCAATAATATCTTCTGTAAGCTCTTCGAAAGTTTTCCAATCTGGAACATCTTCTTTAATCGCATTTGGAATTGCATCAATTCCATCTTCCTTGCCGATATTTAGAATTATATATCCATCTTCACCAACAAGGCTCTCGCATACTTCTTTCGCCAAGGTTGTTTTACCAATACCTGACTCTCCAATGATTCCAATGTTATAAGCAAGTGGATCAAGTTTAATTTTGTTTTTCTTGCCAAAACGTCTCGCCATATTTCATATCTCTCCTTTTAATTAATTTACATTGTTGGATCTTTCAACATTCAAGAAAATAAGTCATCGAATGCAGCTTCTTTTTCTTCTTCGGTTGGCTTTGTTTCCTCATCTTCCGGTTTTTCTTCATTTTTAGGTTCCTCTGAAACATAAACTAAGTCTTCAACTTCATATGTAGACTCAATTGCTCCCTCAGTGAAATTATTAGTGTCATTTATTTTCTTTAAAATCGGTTTAATCAGTCTATTTTCTTCCCGACTTTCACCTAATAAACCACCCTTAGGTTTAAAGTCGTCAAGAGTATTTAAACCTAATGCAATCATTTCTTTTTGGCTTGCGGTTAAATTTTCTTCAGTAAATTCAATCTCATCTGCGCCTCTGAAAATGTTCACTTCCCATTGTAAATGGTAAACACCTTTTCCCTTTACTTTAAAGAAGCTTTTTAATAACTCTAAACGTTTCATGTGCGTTTCATTATCAAAGTCTAATTTTTGAGCATTGATAATTAATTGTTGAGGAAAAAATCTGTCCTTTTTGATTTGGTTATCATAACTGAGAACATATCCATCTATGTATAATTTTTTTTCTTCCTTGAAATCTTTTTCATCTAATGAATCTTTAGTAAAGAAAATATCCATTGTGGCTCTCAACTGAGATGGGGTTACGTTACTTACAATTTCCATGCTGCGAATGGAGAATTTCCTAAAGATTCTTCCTTTCCATGAGTTATATTCAATATCTCCTTTGATCTTGAATTTTCTGTCCTTATACTTTTCAAGGTTTTCTGACAAGAATTGAATTGCATCATATTCATGAATAAATTCGTATCCATTTGTATTTAATTCTTTGTATTCTTGTTTCAGTTTAGATAATTTCTCTTTGTCTTCATCGGTCAAATCATCTTTTATTTCTAACCCTCTAATTTTGTATCTTAACTCTTTTAATCTGTCTTTATTGTACTCCTCGTTTAAATCAATAATGATTTTTGAGAAATCAGCCACCATGTCTACTGTTTCTTCATTCAAACGATCTTCCCACGGAATTTCTAATTTGGAACCTTTATTATTTTCAGTCCCTTTACTGAAAGAGAATACTTTATTTGGTTTGCTTTTAGAGTACCCTCCTTCAATTTCAACAAAGACGCTATTTGTCTTAGATTCCTGAATTGCAAAATTTAGACGATGTTTAACCCACCCTGAATCAAATTCAGTGATATCATGGAATTTCTCTTTGTTGTTAGGAATAAATAAGGTACCAATGAATTCAAATGTATTGTATAATCTGCTCAAAAATCATTCCTCCATATTATAAATGTACTTTTAATTGATTTAAAATAATGACTCAGAATATGTTTATGTACGCTACCTAGCTATGCAATGCTTTCTGTAATACTTTATGTCTTTGATGCCTAAAGCTTTCGATAATTCTATGTATCTTTTCTTCGAAAATCTTGGTCTCTTATGATTTACAATTTTAATAACCTTCCCATTCCTCACCGTTATATGGAGATCATGGTACATATAAACCTTTGAAAAGAGCCCAATTCTTAGAACACGCTCCGGTGCTTCAGCTTGAACCAGTTTTACATTTCGGGTAAGTTTCGCTCTTGCCTGTTCTTCTGTTATGTTTTTATTCCCCTTGACGCTTTTCCTGTAGTAATTTAAAGCATCGTTTGTAACTTTTAACATTTTCATTTTCTCACCTCTCTCTCAATGGGATGATTCCATTATATCTTTTTAATTTGTTTATGTAAATACAAATTGAAAATTTTTTTATTATCAGGTTAACAGTTAACATTACCTTCTATTATTATATATTTAATTTTTCTAAGATTAAGAATTATATATTCCCATCTTTACTTGCAAATGGAAATATTATATTATTTTCTTGTATTGGTTAAATTATGGTGGAAAAGGTAATTGAAAGAGGTTATTAGATTGAAAAACGTTGTTTTTACTTTGATTTTGTTAATATTACTTGCTAGTTGCACTAATAACAGCTCCCAAATTTCTTTTTCAAAAAGTGACTGTGAAAAAAATTGGGCACTTTGTGCTGTTTTCCCAAATGAAAAAGTCAAATTGTATTCACCTAAAGAACCTGTAAAGGTAGCATTATTGGATAGTGGAGTCAATAGTTCTCTATCATTTTTTAAGAATAGTTCAATAATTTCATATGATGCTATAAACAATAAGCCTACTACCACAGATTCTTTAGGTCATGGTACTGCTATAGCCAGTATCTTATTGGCTCCTGCTAATAAACGAACAGTTCATGGCGTATCACCTAATGTGAAATTATTTGATGTAAAGGTACTTAACGATAAAGGAGGTGGTGACATTGATGATGTAATTAACGGAATCGATTGGAGTATCAAGCAGGATGTTGACATCATTAATCTTAGCTTTGGTTTTCAAAAAGATGACAAAAAGTTAAAACATGCTATTGACAAAGCAATCGAGAAAAATATTATAGTTATCGCTTCTGCTGGGAATACATTAGGTCTTTCAGCAGATTATCCAGCAAAATATCAAAATGTCATATCTGTTTCTTCTGTCGATAAAAACCTAAGAAGAGATAAATTTGCAGCTAAAGGCAAGGTTGATTTTGTTGCACCTGGCGTTCAAATTCCTGTTTTGACTCATTCAGGCAAATTAGAAACCGTTGATGGCACATCCTTTGCAACAGCTTTTGTCACAGGTATAGTATCAAATATCCTATCGAAAAATCCAGAGTATGAAAGGAAAGATGTCTTGAATTATTTAAAGAGCACAGCAAAAGATTTAGGAAGGAAAGAAGACTATGGTTACGGGTTAACACAATATGACTAAGAAAAAGGAGAATTAAATTGAAATATTTTATTAGCTTTTTGTTAGCTGTTTTTGTATTTTATAACGTAGGGACGAGTTTTTCCTCTGCAACAACAAACCAAACAGAAAACAATTATGAAGATGTAATTAATAAGGAGCAAATAGAATCTGAAACAGAAGATTTCTTTGGTGAGTCTGTCAATGGTAATGATGTTGCATTAGAAAGCCAAGTCGATGGTAATGAAGCAACTATTCAAACAAAGATTGAAACAGATGATTTATCGGTTGATGGTGAATTAGAATTAAATTTAGATACTAGTGACATAATTGTTTCCGCAGAAGCAAAAGATGATAATGGTACACTTTTTCAGGGCGATTTTGAAGTGGAATTACAAGATATAAATGATGATGGAGATTTTATTGCAACTTTAACTGACACTGAAACAGGAGAACAATTTAAAGTAAATACTGCTGAAGTTAAAGCTTCATGGTATCCTTTAGTTGTAATTGCTATTACTGTTGCACGTATTGGCATTAAACAAGCTATTAAGAAATTTGGAAAATCCAGTGTCAAAAAAGCAACGAAAAAATATGGTAAAAAAACCTCAGCGTCAAAAGCTGTACGAAAAGTAAATATGTCGAAATTAGATTCTCATTACAAAAAGCACAAAAAAGAGTTCGGTAATATCTCCAAATCTCAATATTTGAATAAAGCACGAACATTTTTAGGGAAAGCTACTAGCAAAACAGTTCTCCAAAAAAGGAGCAAGAAAAAATTCAATGGTAAATATCGTTACTATAAGTATAATAAAAAGACCAATGAATTTTTAGCAGTAGAACGACAAAAGGATAAAGATGTGATTATTACATATTTCAAGCCAAAACATCCAAATAAAAAAGCTGGTTATGAATATTATAAACGGCAATAATTAAATAAAATAATAAATGGGGGATCAATATTGGAAAAAGAATTATATTCCTGTCTAGTATGCGGATATAAAGGATTAAATGAAAAACTTTTAGATAATGGCGAGTATCAAAAAACATTTGAAATTTGTCCATGTTGCAATTTTGAATTTGGCTACAGTGAAGATCATGATGTGAGTTTAGGCTTTATTGTAACTCCAGATCATTTAATTGAGGCTGCATTTCAATTGTATCGAAAACAATGGATCGAGGCTGGGATGAAAATTGCTCATCCTGAAGAAATTCCAGAAGATTTAAAAAATGGGGAGTGCTTAAAATTTGAAGTTTTAATGAAACAATTGAAAGCCCTAAATCTTGACATGGAAAATCTCGATATTGATGGCATTAATTAATATCCCAACCTTAGAAAAAGCCCTTATGGGCTTTTTCTTATCTACTCACTAAAATACACATATACAGGGATACTCTTGCTATCACTCCCCCACCGTTAATTAACTTCCCGTTAAAATGACAGTTTTATTGAATCTTCTTCACGGTAATGAAATGGGTATCCCCAATGAGACTTTAGGTTCTTTTTGAAATAAGTTATGTCTCGTATAATAACAAAATAGTGGACTATATGTTTTTAGATCAAATTCAATTTTTGTCCTTTCTTTTATAACCAAAAATTTCTTAGGGAATATATTGATTTTTATCCAAATATTTAATATAGTTAGCAATATATTAAATTAATGGTTATTAAAGGAGGAGTAAAGAAATGAAGAAAAAACTTATTTCATTTATCATGGTGTTCACGTTAGCTGTGCTGGCTGTATCAGTTGTTTCTCCTGGCTATGCAAGTGCAGCGGAAAGTAAAAAAGTACCTGTAGTTCAAAATAGCATACAGGCTCCTTTAGCTTCAAATATGAAAACCGATATTGCTAAAATCCAGTCAAAGCTTGAGACTCCTGTAGCTGCAAATTCTAAAGTACATACACAGGGTATTCCTTTCGCTAAACAAATATTAGTAAAAGCACTTAGGGTTGGTGGTCCCGCTTTAGGAACCCTTATTAAAAAGATCCCATATAAATGGGCTCAAAAAGCTGGAGATGCTTGTTCTAAGTGGGGACACAAAGCCGCGGACGTTATAGATGAACTTACAAATTTCGGAGAAACAGCCGTTACTGTGGCATTAGTGAAAGCTGGAATTCCATTAGCTGATGCACAGTTAATTGCGAAGGTTGTTGTGTTCTTTTTGCTATAACTATACATTAAAACAAAAGAGTGAGGCTTATAACCTTCACTCTTTTGTTTTAATTAGGTAAGGAGAGATCACCATGAATCTGCTTGTTATGACGTTATCAATTTATCTTTTGTTTCTCATCGTCTTTTTTATTTTTATGTACAGAGGAGAAAAGAAAGAAGCTGCAGAAAAAAACACAAATGAAAAATTTTTATTATCTACAGTAATAGGAGCTTTGGTTTTATCACTAATTCCTACTGCAGTCATAATGGGGATAATCTTATTTGCAACAGGATCAGCAAATGTACTTGTAAGCTTCTTTGAATTAGAAATAGGATTCAATCAGATTGTTATTATGAGTGTGTGTATGGTTGTTTATTCTTTTACTTTTGATAATATTTTTGTGGCTGTTGGAAGGCACCTCATTGGAGATAACTTTTTCAAGTTTATATTTGCCTCATTGTTTAGGTTTTTATTTATTTATATAGTGGGTATCTTGTGTTCAATTGGGAGTAGCGACAACTTTAAATTATCATTAGGATTAACTTTATTTTTTCTTTTATTAGAATGTATTTTCCCTAAAAAGCCTGATCGTACTCAGAATATAGAATCTTAAGGGCGGACATATCATGACCGACAAAGAAAGAGAAGAACTTGCTGCGAATTTAATGCATATGAAAAAAATGAACAAAATGATTAAGAAGGTACTGAAGTAGTAGATATAAAGCAGGCTCTAAGCCTGCTTTATTGTTTAAAACTCCTCTTCATACAATGCTTTCTCCAAGCAGTCCAATTCCTTCAGCTCGCACTGAACCTTTTCTAATTCACATTTAACCTTTTCAAGGCTATCATTTTCTAATTGCAGTAAATCTGTCAGACGTCTAATCTTAGCCTCAATATTTGCCAATTGAGTGAGTAAGGCACTTTGCTGCTGCAGTAATTGCCTTCTAACCAATTCAATTGTTTCTTCTGTACATTGTCCTCCGCATAGTTGTTCTACTGACATTTTACTTCTCCTTTTTATTTTTAATTAGTTTATGAATCCTATAAAAGATTGTTTTTATTCAGAAGTTATGTAATCATTCCTCCATTGCCCGCTCTGTAACTCATTCCGTCGCCTGCCGAAGCAATGATTTTTCTGGCGGATGGAATGTCAATTCCTTATAACCTTCTTCATCTTTATAAGTAAATACTCGTTTTCCGTAGCGGTATCCATCTATTCTTACAATCGGGTGAAATCGCCCGTTAAATTCAATAGTTCCTAAATCTGCACGAAAAGGAATGTAAATTCCCATTATTCCGCCGCCTCCTTCACGATGCATCAAAATCCATTTTAAATTTTTTCTCACAGTCCTCACATTTAAGAACAAAAGAATTGCCACACTTGTCTACACCCTCTTCCTGCCATTCCGAACCACAGTAAGGGCATTCGATATTTGTTGCATAAACAGTTGGTTCCGTATCTGCATAAGTGCGATATATTTTTTTCATTCCGCCGCCTCCAGTAGCTCAGGATTTTGATAGATGCCTTCATCATAGGAGACAACTCCGCATTCTTTGATTACTACCTTTTGTTCCCCGCCCAGCTCGATCATTTCCTTTTCCCATTTAGCCGTTTGTTCATCTCCGCATATAGACATTAATTCGTTATTAGCCATAACAACATAGACTCGCATTTACCCCTTACCTCCCGTCATCTTCTATCCATTGTTGAAGTTGTTTTTCCTGTATCCGGCCTGCAGCATCCTCTGAACCCGCCTTATTTGTTCACTATTAATTTGTATAAAAAATTACTTTTATGCGAATTTTTCATGTTTCTTATTAAAATAATCTAAATTGCTAATGAACCCTTGTATCTTGCTGTCCTTAATCTTAACAAATTCAGTGACATACTCATTGAGTTCCTTTAGAGTTCTGCTTGTATACTCATCAGCTTCTTTAACATATTTTTCAAACCAAAATTCCACATTGTCATCAACACTTGTATTTTTAAACACAAAATATGGATAATGCTTTTCATTAATTGCTAATATATCGTCTGCAATTTCATTAAAACGCTCAAGTATATGTTCATACGTCAAAACTGAAATGCCCTCAGAGTCTTTATGAAATTCTTTATTCATTTGAGAAAAATCTTTAAGAGCTTTTGCTATTTGCTCCTTATTTTTAGTGAAAAATATTTGCTGATTAGTGATTTCCCAACAAATGCGATCTGAAAAATTATCACAACTGTTCATGAGTTGATTTAATTTCTTGTTGAGTTCCTCTCCATCCCATCCAATAATGCTTTTTTTAAAACCAAATGGTGTTTGAATATCATCATGCATATATTTATCAAGTAAAACATCCCATACCACAGGGCTAAACCACCATGAGTTTTTATATTCATTTTTTACAAACCCATTGAACTTCGAATCAATTGTATAAATGCTGCTCGTGCTCATTTTCCTTCCCCTTTCCTTGTTCCCTGGATAAAATATCGTTTTTATACCAACATTTTTTCAGATCAAATTCATCGCTGGACAATTTATTTTCATTTTTTTAAATATGTTTTCCACTCGTCTTGTGGAACTTCTCTTAATACGAAGCACGACTTAGCTTCAACAATTCCATCTTCCGCTTCAATGAAGTCTTCTTCTTTAATCGACACTTCAATGAGTACTTTATTTTCACGGTCATAATAAGATGACTTATCAATTGCTGATTTTTCATTGAAATATAATCTTCCCTCACCTGACCATTTAGCTAATTCTCCTTTTGCTTTAGCCATTTCCCCAACTACATACTCAAAATGTTTGTCCCAAAAACTTGTCAATCTTCCATTTTGTTTTTTAACAAATTTATAAAACCGATTATTTTTAAAGAATTCTTCTGTGTCCAGCTCAATCTCTTGTACTGGGGTAGCAGATGAAATTTTTAAGTATCCATCATGTCCAATTCTATATTTTTCATGGTTTATAGAGATGGTCTTAACTGGACTTTTATTAAGATTGTCTAAAATATCGTCCAGATCATTAAATTCTAATGAAACGGGCTTTTTAAAATAGTCATCATCAAGGTGAATATTAGCTATATGGTCAATCGCTTTTTGTAAATTAAAGTCTTCATCATTTTCTTCTTCGAATAACTTATCATAATTGACCCCATACATCCCTCCCATATGTTCTTTAAGATCTTCATATGTATTGATATTTAAATTCATACATGTAAGAACTACACGGATCAATTCAGATTTAGAAATGGTGTATCCTTTGTCCATGTATTTTTGTACTCTAATAAGTGAAACAATCGGGAAGGCTGTATCACTATTAAACCTCAACACACGCTGTGAATTGTGTTTTAAAAATTCTTCGTGTAGGATGAACTCCTCCGTTTTAAAATCAAATGCCCCCATGCAAACTGTATAGTCAAACGTTCCAAAGATTTCTTCTGAATCACCAAAGAATCTAAAATGAATCATCTGCACTTTTAATTCGTCTTTTATAAATAATGCTGCTTTCTTTGTGAGAGATGCTACATAAATGCCATCATGCCAATATTCACTCAAAAAATCACAGGCCAGTTTGTCACTTCTAAAGTAAAGATCAATATCATTAATCGCTTTATTATTGAATAGACTTGTAATTGCTCCACCAGCAATAATAACTTCATATTTCTTTAAAGATTTCACTAAGTCTTCCCCTAGATAAGCATACAGCTTATTTTTTTCAAATTGATAATTCATTATTGTTTTCTCCTTTTAATTTGTTTAAAATTTCTGTTTTATCTAATTTTCAGTGCTTTTAATGCCGCTAAGCATGTTGCTTTCTCTGGCTTTTCTGCCCAAGCTTCATACTCATCAAAAGAAGCACACCAATCTTCCAGACCGATAAAATCGTGTTCTCTTGATAAATAAAAATTCAGTCCATAATCTTTTTGTAGCTTCTCAACCACCTGTAATGCTAAACTCATTTCTCCTGCAAAATTTTTAAGATTAACCACTTTCCCATCATTATCAAAAGCCAATTCATCGGCCACAATATCCCCTAAAAGCTCAAAACATTCATCTGGAGTGATTTTCTTCTTCTTGTAACCGTTGAATAATCGGTCTTGAATCAATTCATTAATTACAGCATTACTTCTCATCTAATCCCTCTTCTCAATTTGTTTTTATCCATCACATCAACAACAAAAGCTTCAAATTCCTCATCCCAATACGGTTCTGTTCTTGCTATGTATTTCTTAAAAACTCCATCTTCCTCTATCATAAACGTCTGGCCGCGCTCTATTTCAGTGAATTTCTTCTTTGTCCAGATTCCCCTAATCAATACTTTCACATCTTTGAGCTGCACTGTTGCTTGGTGCATTACATCCCTCCTTTTAATCCATTAAGTACCATCAGCATTTTACTTTAAATAACATCTCCCCTTAGATAAGATATTTAAATGGAGGTGGTTTTTTGTTTATAGCTCCAATGCTGCTTGATTCAGCCAAAGAGCCCTTTGATGATGAAGACTACATTACTGAGCTTAAATTTGATGGAATACGAATCATCCTATCTAAGCAAGATGGTAAGATTAAGCTCTACACGCGCCATAATAATGAAGTCACAAATAAATTCCCTGAGCTGCATGATATTGATATTCCCGAAGGGACAGTCTTAGATGGGGAAATTATCGTTACTAATTCAGATGGGTTACCCGATTTTGAATCTGTTATGGAACGTTTTCAATCAAGCAAATCTTCTCATCAAATTGTTTATTGTGTGTTTGATGTCATAAGACTAAATGAAATTTCAATAGCTTCAGAGCCACTTGTTAAACGCAAGGAATTCCTAAGATCGCTAAACCTTAACCATCCGAATATCTTCACTGTTGAAGGAATTCAAGGTAAAGGCAAAGCTTATTTTGAAATGGCCAAAGAAAAGAATCTTGAAGGAATCGTACTTAAGAAAGCAAATTCCCCTTACGAGATCAACAATAGATCAGTAAACTGGATCAAGATTATAAATTATCAGTACACTGACGTGCTTATTACTGGATACACTAAGGAGGATATCAAGTTTTTTCTAAGTTATCCTGACGGTTTAGCTGCCGGATTCATGGAATTTATGCCATTCGATGAGCGCAAATACTTCCATTCTATCAAGCAAATAGAATATGAAACTGATGATTATGTATTCATTAAGCCTTTATTATGTAATGTGAAGCACCGTTTTAAGACTAAAAATGGCAAGCTTCGTATCCCCTCATTTAATTCTTGGAGAGATTAATGCTCTCCATTACATAAACCTCTTGCTACAATCCATCCTCCATTTCCTAAGTGAAAATTTAATACATTATTCAATTAGTTTTTGTTTTCTCATCCACTTTTGAGTTTCTTCATCTCTCCCCAACGCCATGTCTACTGCTTCTTCTATCTCTGTTACATTATTCATATCTACTCCGTGTCTACGTGCTCTGTTGCAAATCCATTCAATCTGTTGTATGGCTGTAATATAATCATGCATCCTTTGTTCTTTTGATCGTTGATTTGGTAACAATACTACCCTCCCCTATCTCACCTTTTCCAATAAAATAACTATTTAACTAGAACGTAAGAGGTATTTAGACTAATTGATTAAAATATGGTACATTATGTACAAGCTCAAATATTCAAGGCTGCTCCTACACCCAAAACAAACCAGCTTTAAAATTCACTTTTTTGACATTCTTAATCTTAGCAACAAATTTTTTAACTGGGGCTGATTTTATGTATTTGACAAACCACTCTTTAGAACTTATGAGTAATGTATCTACAGTTGTTGATTTTGCTGGTATTGTAGATGCGGTGGGCTCTGCCTTGAGTATTTGAGCTAAAACCATATTTATTTGGTTTTAATTGAATCCCAATCAAACGTCTCTAATATTTTCATTAAGCGCTCAACTTTTGGTGCTCTCCAAGCTGTCATAGCGTATGTATGTACCTTTTTAGTGTAATGGTGTCGATTTCTTTTGATATGTTCTTTTGCTTCTTTTTTTGTCAGAAACATAGTGTTAGGAACAATAAATGATTCTTCTATTTCAAAAATCGGAAAAGTTTCATCATTAACATTTTGAGCTATCCATTCAAGCATTTCGCTTTCATCATCCAGGTCATAGAGTTCTCTAAGCTCTTCAAGCATTTCCTCTGCGTACATGTTGTATTTATCATCGAGAATATCTTCAGCATATTCGCTTAACTCATAACATTCGGCTTCATCGGAAGAATAAATGCTTACCCTTTCATGTTCTCCCTCTGTGGTTTCTCTCCACCTGTAGTCCATCAATGCCCAAAAACGAGGTGCTGCCTGGCAATCTGTGTCTTGTGTTCGTAGTTCTTCCTGCAGCTCCTTTAAAAATTGAATATCCTTCATTAATTTTCCCCTTTTAATTACTTTCAGATAAAAACATGCTTTTATCTAAACTCCAATGGTTCATTTAATTCATGTGCTAGTCTGCAGCCAGCAATAAACTGTTTTGTACACACTATGTATCCACCATCACGTAATATATGACCATGAGACATTTCTTTTTTCGCTAACTCTTCTACATATGGCAAGATGGCTTCTAATTCATCCGCAACAATTTTACACATTTCAGGACTAATTTCACCATCACAATCTGAATGACCGAAAAACGCAGTTAGCCCCTTATGCGTTTTTGTGGAATAACCATCACCAAAATACCAATAGCCATCCTTTAAATTTTTATCATCGTGAGGCGGCCAACTACCTCCAATTGATCTTAATAAAAACCTTCTAAGATTATTAAACGCCGAGTATGCCCCACTGAAGGCGCCATGTGTTACATCTAAACCCATATAATCCTCCTCCCACTCGATGAAGTAATCTTTTAATTTGTTTAAAATGACGATTTTAACTTAATCTATCGCTGCATTACGTGTTTTTAAAACTCGTTTTTTCCAATTAAAACATGTGCAAAATCTTCTCCTGGGTAATTCTTTAGAATAAAATCCATACACTCCCATTCAGTTCCTTCAAAAAGTGTAGCGTTGTTTCGGGAATCAAAAACTCGATAACCCTTTTCCATATCCCTCATTCTCCTTCCCGGCTCCGGCCGATGTTTTGGCGTATTGTTCATTAAGTAATTTCCAAATATAACTCGATATTTTCTTCATAAATGGCAACATTTATTTCTGTTTCACCTTCAACGAAAAGGATGTCATAACTGATTCTGAACCCATCTGTGCTACTGCAACCCATTGATTCCACAATACCCTTACAACCTTTTGGAATTGTTACAACTCCAACAAGTTCTCTGTTTTCATCGTGCTTGAACACTTCAAAATCTTGTTTAGCAACTACATTCTCAATATCCTCGTACTTATACTTCACTATTTCCTCACCCTTCCTGGCTCCCGCGTATTCCTAACTGTGTCACCTCTTCTTCTAAGATAGAAGAAACGCCCCCCCCTCGATCAGAAGTCCAAATTTCAAAGGATTTTCCATTAATTAATTTCACAATGATAGGAAACCAGTCCTGAGGTAACAACTCACCTTTTTGCCTTTCTTCATTTTTTTCAATGCATTATAAAGCTCTTCAAATGAATGAGTGGACGCATAAGAAGGCTTATTTATAAATGCAGACTCCACGACATCACCAAAAATTTCTTTTGCTTTTTCTGTCAAAATAATTTTATCTTTTGTTAGTTTCAAAAGTTCATCCACTTCTCCTATCTAAATATTGTAACGCTCCTTCATTTCTTCAATTTTACAGTTAATTTTTAGCAACAAATCCTGTTCGCTTTTAAAGTCATCATCTGTTATACCTTTACGTTGCATATACTCCAATAAAGCGTGCTTCAATGTGTGCAACTGTTTGTATGAAAGTTTTGTTCTAACACCACTCATTTTTCCCTTCCCTTTTCTTATTGCAGTTCAATTCCATAATTCTCACCGAAATCCTCAATGTGCTCCTTCAGGATTTCGTCTAATTGATCATAAAAGGATTGATCATCTTCAATACCGAGAATAATTTTATCTATTTCCGCATCAGATAGAGCCATTTCTTCACCAACACCGTTTTCTAATTGAAATCTGATAAAGATTCTAAATGCTTGCCTTGGATTCATTTCATTCTCCTTGTCCTCGTTATTTATATTTTTAATTGTCTTTTAGATAATCGCATATTTTGATCTGTGCGGTCTTTTATGTATGAATTCAGGAATTTCAATACGCTTATTGACTTTTGATTTAGTTCTTACAAGAACACGGCTTTCAAGAAACTGAACTTCTTCCACTTTCTGACCATGAGACTCAAAATAAAAATCAAAAATCTCTTTAAGGGTCTTATCATTAAGATTGTAATTCATCATTGTCCCTCCTCTTGGAATACATATAGTCTTTCCAGCTGCAATTCTCAAGCACTTTTATATCTGCTCCCAAATGCCATTTAAACCATACTAAGTTAAACCATGCTGTTTCAAATATGTATTTGATGTAACCGATACTTTCATCCCCTCTTTGGATAAAATAATCCTTGTATCTAGAATTAATATGCGTATGAAATGTCTAACTCAAAGTCATATTTAGGATACAACCTCCATATTTGATGTCCTAAATAGCATCTCCTTGCATAATTTAAGCAGTTCGCTGTACCGCCTTTACCCCCATCATAGACGGCCACTATTGATTGACTGTGGTCAACCATATATTCATTACGTTTCTGCATCTTAGCAAGTGAAAATTCACCTGGATTATCGTCATCAGTTTTATACTTATCGACTTCCTCAACGTTCACGATTTCATCAGCCGACTCAAGCATTCTCTGATACCAATACTTCTGTTCATCTGACCAAACCTTATCTTGATTCCTGAATGGAATCGCGACAATGTTTTCTCAATAAAAGGATGTTTCTTCTTCAGCATATGTACACACCAGAATGCAGCTATGTCAGTTCCGAGCGCTCCTCCTGAAATGAATCGACTTTTATTTTCTCGTGTAATCAGGTCTTCAATGACTTCAAGCAGCTTGTCCTTCAATTTCAGCATTGTGGGGTTTTTCATATCATACCCTCCAAGCTTGTCCGGTCTGTGACCAGTAAAACATGCAGTTTTTTGCCTCAACGCCTCATTTTCTTCATAAAGCCGCTCACGTTCTCTTTTTTCTTTTTCCCACTGCTTAATCCACTCAGGATCGCTTAGTTTTTTGAAATCGACCATATCACTCACCTCTTTCTCTTATAGGCAAATCTTTTTAAGTTGAACTTCTAATTTCTCAAATAACTGTTGCACTTTATTGATGTTTTTATCTTCAAAAATGATGGCATCCTCTTTTAAAACAGCAGCTTTTGATAATGCGGTATTTAATTCATGATCAACGCTGTGTGCTACTTCCCCTCTATTTAATACATCAAAGTACATACCGATTTTATCCTTGTACCAGTAAGAAACATCTGAACATTTCATTATTCTCAACTTCATATCTCACTATCTCCAATTCTCTTTAAAACAATCTTTTTATTAAAAATTTAAATTTTAAAGTACTTACTTCCCTCATGAAAAGTTATCACCATACCTACTTCCCCAAACATTTTAACTGATCTTCCGTCTTTACTAGGTATGCCCTCGTATTTCTTCCCTTTTTCAAAATAAATGCCACTGTCAATTCCCCAATCTTGCATGCACAAGTATTCTCTCATAGATATTACTCCTTTTAATTTGTTTAAAACTTCAATTTTATTTGATTTCACGCTCATGTATTGTAAAGAGGACAAATGGACAATCATTAAAGTATGAACCCCTTTCAGGTTCTTGCACTTTAGTCATCTGATAAAGTTCTTTAAACCTCTTTACCTCCTCATCGTTACGCAATTTAAGTTCAAAGAGAGGCATCCCTACAACGCTCACTCTTGTGTTTCCAGACCACCCCTCTTGTTCCAGTCGCTTGATTGTTTCCCACATCTCGTCCAAGGAATTATGAAACACTTCTATAACCATCTTTTTGGTTTGTTTTTTAACAAACATCCTAACCATCCTTTTAATTATTTTGAAACTAATTCTTCATCCACGACTTTATGTTTTCTTTGAGCAGGACAACAACCACTACAACCCCCAACAAAGTCATGGCCGCGATAAAAGCCTTTTTGTTTTCCAGGAAAAACTCTGCCACATCCGCTTTCATCAGATCTAGTTCTTTTTGTGCCTCCCTTACCAGATCTCTTTCAAAGATTTGATCTACAAAAACCATCTTTACTCCTGCCAGGAATCCAGTGGCTAACCAAATGAGCAAGGCGATTCCTAATCCGAACAATCAATCACCTCTTTTTAATTTGTTTAAAATACATCTTTTATTTAAAACGATGATTCAATCATACTTTTAATTAACTTTAGATTTCTTCATTATCACAAAATATTCGAATCGACTTGAATATGTACGTTTATTGCAGTTATGTAGTACTGTTTCTACACATCTTTTTGAAATACGTTGAGCGCACTCCCATCCTACTGCCTCTTTTTCTCTAATTCTTTTTAATAAGCTAATTTTATTGTAATCTTTCATAAAAATTTTCGTTGGGTATGCTGCAATCATTCTCTTCCCTCTCCTCAAGTAGTTCATTTAGTATGTATGTTGCTTCCTGGGCGTTTACGATGACAAAATGCAAATCCCCGATTGCCCGTCTGAGATCCCCTTGCTTCATGTCATGTAGTGCTCTACTGTGTGAATCAAGTATCTTCTTCATCTTTTTTAAAACAATCTCTATCTTTATCACCCCTTTTTTATGCTTTTAATTTGTTTAAATTGTATTATACAGAAAATGTTTAGTCAATAGGGATTTGAAAAGTCATTAAATTTATTTACTTTCATTCATCCCTATTGACATTGACTGTCATCTGATCTTGAAGATGAATTCGTTGATTTCATTTCTTAACTTCACTAAATCTTCAGTGGTAATTGTTAATTTCAAATTGCTATCGGTTTTGTCATGAAGGACTATTACGGCCGAAAACTTATTAGACGAAAGACTTTTGCTCTTCAATTTGATCTCTATGTTCTCTAAGGCAATATTAATTGATATATCCATATCGGTTGTCCTTTTAAATTTTAATCATTTGATTAAATGCTGCATCTGTTTCCTTTATATAGCTGTCTTCCCATTCTTCAGTATCTTCAACCTCATACTCAAGGTTACAGATATCAAACTCTTCAGCCTCCCCGTCTATATTTATAAAAACAATTTTATAAGCCTCTTGCAATTTCTCAAGTAAAAATTCGGCCTTATCTTTTGAAGATTTCATTGAGTCTGCTGAGTTCTCAATAAAGGTGTCAATTTGTAGTAAGCAATTGTTTAGATACTTTTGTTGTGCCATTATCATTTCCCCTATATAATGAATTTCCGGAACAGAACACACGTTCTGTTTTGTTCGTGAGTTTATTATACCTCTTTTTGCTAAACATTTCTAGAGGTAATTTTATATCCTTAAATCACCAGGCCAAAAGATCTTATTTTTAAAATTCCGAAAGTGATTCCTAAACAAAAAGGACTTATGACCCATTCAACTCACTAACACCTCTTCGATCCATATGACTATGTTACTATATGTTAATTCTTAAGAGAATAGCTATTTTTGTCTCTTTATGTCGAACAAACTCGTTTAAATGGATTTTTCCGATAAATTTTCTCAATATTTTATTGAATTTCTAAATCTAAATTTTAGTAAAAGAAAAGGCACCCTTGCATTGGGTGCTCATTTCATTAACGCATTTTTATCCCGTCTTTAATTCCAAGTTCTTTAGCGTAGTACTTTTTAATTTCTTCTTCGTTTACATACTGTTTGATACTATATATTTTTTTAGATAAGTCATCATACCGTTCACTTCTCTTATTGATAATATGCTCATAATCCTCTTTCTCTAACTTACCCTTTTCCCTGTATATTTTATAGCCTTCATACAAAACACCCGATCTATTTATCCTTGTCGGATTTAAGAAAGGATAATCGTTAACTTCTGGGGCCAGTACAGTCCTCATGGTATAAACAACAACATTAAAAGAAGATCTCTCTAAGTCTTTTTGGGTGCTTGTTTTTTTATTCCGAATAACATATTCATTATCCGCTAAGGTAAACATACTCCCTCTTGATGATTCTGAAGCTCCATTCTTGTTATGATATTTGTTTTCATCTGCTGCAAGAAGGCATTCATTTATACATTCATCGCTGACCTTGATCTCCCTTGATCCATATTTATCATCATGCACAGTTAGGATGTTTCCGTTTTCTTTTGCTTTTAGAACATCGGGTTTTTTTAAATTACGTATTTCACTACATCTATGTCCCTGAACTCCATCAAACAGCAGCATAAACATAGCTCTATCCCTATGATTAACTAAAGTGTCAATAATCCCTTCAAATTCATTAGCAGTAATATAAAGTTTTTTTCCTTCGTCAATACAATTTTTAACATCTTCAATTGTCAAATCTCTAGACAAGTTTGTAGTGCCTTTAGTTATTTTTTGATAAATCGCCCAATCAATATACTTTGTAATGTGTGACCAGCAGCTCAATAAAGATGAAGTTGTAGATCTATTCAAGAGTGTCAAATAATCAAGGATTTCATTAGAGTTAAAATCATAAAGATCTTTCTTTAAAAATTTTTCAACCTCTGCTCCTCTTCTAAATATAGAAAGGATTTGAGGCACCTCTTTCTCATTGACTATTTCTAAAAATTTATTCTTTATATCCTCATTATATAATTTCATTATAAGCACCTCTAAACTTAGACATCTAACTTGGAAAAGTAATCAATCACATGTTTTAAGCCATACCTAAACTGAACATGCTTTTTATTATTTAATACTTTTAGACTTTTCCATAGGTCGTTATCCATGGAAAAATCCACATTCAAAAGTGCCTTATCGATTTCCTCGGCAGATTTTGATTTCTGTTTCATTTTTACTCCTAATGCTAAAATGCCTATTATAATAGGAGACGCGGTGATTAGACTTCTTCTCTCTTTACCAAATGAATGATTTGTAAAATCATCGATGTATGAACTAAAAACAGTATTGAACACTTCCGTAAGATACATGCCCAACTTTCTTGCCTCAGCTAGATTATCCACTTTGTAATTTAAAGAATTGAGAACCATTTTTAAACCTGTAATAAACCTTTGGAATGTAATGACGAATTTTTCATTTCTAAAAATTTCATCACTATTTACTTTAATGTACTCACCTATATCACTGTTATCTCTAATAAAATTAATAATAGTTGACAGATAATCATTCTCACTCATTTCTGCAACTTTAGATTTTGCTACAGGATTGATGGTGTTTTGTTGTCCAAAATGTTTTCTCGCTTTTTTCATTGTATAGTTATACAAATCAACTTTCAAATAAAAATCTTTAACGCTTGGATTCCTTCTGAATGCTCTATTTATACCGTTCAATCTGTGCCATCCATCAATCACATCCACTTGCGTCCCTTTAGTGACAGTTAATTTTCTCTCTTCCGGATCAAATAACAGTTCAATTCCCTCTTCTGAGCTGCCTAATAAGGCATTGAAAGTCAATAATGATTTATTTAAATCATTTTGTTCCACTAATTTTGCAATTGCTTCAACGGAAGCCTCAACGAGATCAGGAACTGGTATTTCATCTTCAATCTCTTCAATATAAAGTGTTTTATCTGTTCTCTGAGCTTTCGGATTATAGCGCAATAACTGTGATTCATATAGTTTATGCAGTTCACTTGCTTTAACAAGAAAAATAAAGTTATCTTCAGAAACCTTTGTCACATCTGTGAATGTATAAGGAAATGAAACCTCTTCACTCTCATAACCTTCCCAATTTAATTCCATCTCCTTAATGCGGTTAGGGGGGAAATAATTTTCAGGTGAAATTGTTTCATCCCTTGTTAAAGTATACAAATTTTTTGCAAGAAAATATTTTTCAACTGTTGTAAAAACAGCATTTGGATTACTCAATTGTTTAAAAAGCTCCTGCGTTTTACCAGGCTGGAATTTATCTTTAGCCATCAAATTTCTAAAAGAAATCATTAATTTATTATCGTGTTGTATTTTTAATTTAATATCAAGTAGCCCATCCATTAATTTTTTATCTGCTTCCGCATCAAAAATGATTGGAGAATTCATTACATCACCTCATTTAATCTAAATTAAATGTAGCAGATCGCCTTTTTTTAATCAAGATTATAATGGTTTAACCGCGAAAAAATGTAATGCCTTTCTTAAAGTTTGTTTATCACACTGCTCAAAAAAACGTAAGAATTCTTCTTTTGTAATGTCTTTCAAAATTGATACATCTAATTCTTCATCCATTATAATACCTGCAGTCTGTGAAATGTCTTTATTATCATTTAAATAACGTAGTGTTGTGTCGAATCTGCTGTGATCTGCTTGCTTCATTGCAGCTCTATAATCTTTCCCTGTCGCCTCAAATACTTCAGTTATTCCCACACCCCTAAATGAATGAGGCACTATACCTTTTTCTTCTGGTATTCCAAGTCTTTTTAATGCACGTTTTAAAGATTCTCTAAAAGCGTCTTCAGAAAGTCCTTCAAATACTCTGTCAGTGTCTTTTGTTTCTTCGCTCCTTAATGCAAGTAACTGTTCATAGAACACTCTGTGTATACCTGTAGTACGCAATTTCGCCCCCTTGTCAATGACAGTGACTCTAAACCAATCTGGGTTTTCAGCAGACCCCTCAAAATCACACCATCTAACGTACAGGGCAGCCGATATTCTGAAAGATGATCTAAGCAAAAAACCTCCGAACAATTTTTTTAAAAGTGGTTTTTGTTTTTCATAAATGAACATATTTTCACAGATCATCTCTGCTTGAATTTGGGAAGTGTTTGCCCTAGTTTTCTTTATTTCAGGACTTCTTTTAATTTTATAGAAAGCATCATCATCAACATATTCAGGGTAAAGTCTCTTGAGCTCCGAGTGAAGCGATTTCAATGCCGCGACCTTTCGATTAATTGTTGTATTAGCTGCCCCCTTCTGTGCAAGATGGTGCTTAAATGCCAAAACATCTGACCTTTTAAAAGACAGATGCTCCTCTTTTAAAAATTCAATTTCAGTTTCACAATAAAATCTAAAGAACTGCTTTATGTCACCTAAATAATTTATTGCTGTGTTAGATTGAAGTCCATACTTGGATTTTTTCTTTTGTTTTCTGTCAAATCCTTTAACATTCCCGGCCAAGCTTTCGGTGTCTTTCTCTCTTAAATAGGTTAAAATATCATTAAAGACCGAGTATTCCCGGATAGGCTTAACTTCAGCACCCATTACCCGTGCCCCCCTTTTTATAAGCTATATTATGTATTCAATTTATACTTTTAATTTGTGTTTATTTTGATAAAAAACTCCAAATTCGTTTAATGCGTCTTCTTTTATGTCTAATAAAAATTTTAGAGCTTCTTTATTTTTTTCTTTCTTTTCAAAGAGATCACTACAAGTTATTCTAATAATTTTAATCGATTCGTTTATTTGCTTAAAAAATTCATCTATTCTTAATTTCGCTCTAAACAACTCCATTGAGCTGTTGGATTGTAATAATTGATGTCTAATATGTAGCCTTTCGTCTTCAAACGTTTTTAAAACCTCTTCATAATCATTATCTACTTTTAATTTATTTTTTATACTTCTCATTTATTTTCCCCTATTTGTGCACTTAGTAGCGCCATATAACCTTTAGTGAGTTCTTTTCTAATATTTTTTCTCTTTTCTTTATCTAGCAGCTCTGTTTCATGTTCAACATCAAAAATCCATTTATCTCCATACTTTCTCAATTTATTTTCATATGCTTGTTTAAAGTACTCAATTGTGTTATTGCTTTGTTGGCCGCATGGAACCATATTCTAAACCCCTCTCTAACTAAACTATTTATTAATATATTATCATTTTAATTGATATAAGAAGCTTTGTAAACCCTTTTAGATTATTTTTCCACGGCAAATAGCACATTCTTTTTGGCTTTTTTGAATGTGCTGCATGAGTTATTAATTTACTGAAATGGTGAACTTGAATTTCAATAAAAATTATAAGAAAATGGAAAAGACGCTTGACTTAAATGTCAAACGTCCAGTTATGTATAAAGTGCTTTTATTTAATTTTATGCTCCAACTGTAAACCCTGCAATGGAATAGCCGCTGTTGTTAACTTGGGAAGCAACGTATCCTACTGCCAGAAGAGTAGCTGAAACAAAGATTCCGATCAATAATTTCTTCATAGTATCACCTCCTTTGAAGGATAATGAATTACATTACCATTATCTCTAAAATTCCTTTGTCTACACCCAATTTCTCCAACTCTATTAAAGGCAGTCTACAAGAGAATTTATCACCACTCATTTTAAAATACTTAACTGATTTTAAGAAATAATCTTTAGAATTTTCAATAAGTCCTTTGTAATAATAATGCAATCCCAATTCATTAGCGTCTTGCTCTACAACCTCTAATTCAGAAAGCATTTTTTTGGCCTGTCCAATATGCCCTTTTCTGATAAGATAATGAACAATCTCTTGTCTATCTATAATTTCCTTGGAGTCTACATTTAAATATTTATTTTCTTTATTCCATAAGTTCTCTAAAAAACAAAGGTTCCTAATAGCAAATCGTTCATTAAAGGTATCCCCTTTTACAACAGCTAACCCTTTTAGAAAACTACTTTTAGATTTCACATAATCAGTCATCATTAAAGAACTCCCATAGGTAAGAAGCGAGAAAAAATTTATTCTTTTTACATTTGAGTTTTCTATTCCATATTTGGCATACTCCCGTGCTTTTTCAAGCTCATTAGTTCCAAAAAAACAGTTAGCTAACAACAGCATATATCTACTTTTAAATGAATAATAAACATAATTCTGGTTCCTAATGATGTTTAAGACTACGTTCTCACTCATATCTTTAAGTCTGGTAAACTGCCTTGATGCAAGTATGGAATACATAGGAATCAACCTTGAAAAGACCTTCATTTCAGGTGATTTGGGATTAATTTCTCCTAGAATCCTTATACACTCTTCAATGCTTATCTTTCCGTTATCAAGCTCTCTTTGAAGGGAGTATACCTTTCCCCATTCCTTACTGATTGTATTATTAGCAGCTCTTAAGTTCTCGATATGAGTATCTAAAGCATCGTATAACTGATTTACACTTAAATATTCTAAACCTTGTCTTGCTGCAGACTTATTAGGATCTAAAGTTAGTATGTATTCACTCATTAATTCAAATTCATTATCAGGGGAGACTCTTTGAACAACATCTATTAAGCCCTGAATGTTATCCATTTCTTTTTTCTCGTTAAAAATAAATTGATGAAACCCAGATGAATTAGAATAACCTGCTATTTTAGCGAGTTCTTTTTCGAGTCCTCGTTCTTCTTCGCATTTGTTCTTTAATAACCTTTTCAACTCCAATTCTTTCACCACGTTTCCCCTTTTAATATACATTAATAATATCATGGCATGCATTTATAGTCAATTATTATTTTTAATTTGTTTATAAACTTTTAAATGCACAGAAGATCGCTCTCCTCTGCGCATCACAGACCATATAATATCTTCAACTTTCTTTTTTGATTAAGATATTTAAGTGCTCTCTAAGAAACTTTTCGAACTCTTCATCATTAAGGTCATTGAGAACAGATTCTTTATTTAATATAGTTTGCTGACTGCTATACTCACTTTTCAAAGTCTCAATAAGCTGCAGAAAGCTTTTGTCATGCTGTCGCTCCCATATTTGTGTAATCAACCCTGCTATTCTGTTAATTCGCTCACCGTTTCTCATGAAACACCTCCAAATGACTTTAAAACAATTATTTTATCTAAATGAATCGATTTAAAAGCTCTTTTGAATGTGAAAATACAAAACGATCTGAGTTCTTAACTGTATGAACATTTATCATTTTAACATCTTTTAAATTAAGATCATACCATCCCTCAAGGTCTCCAATGACAAGAGCAAGACTTTTGCTTAAAATAAATATATCTCCTTTTAACCAGTCTATAGAACCCCCATAGTCTTTTACTGAAATATATGGGTTATCGCTAGTTATAAAATTCCTCTTCTTCGCAGGTTTGATGAATGCCCAGTTCTGTTTCGCGATTAATTCAGACATTCTATTTAAAGTTTTTACAAAATATTGTCCATAGCAACCCTCCTCAATTTCCGTTTCTATAGTAAAACCTTCTTCTCTCTTTTTTTCATATTCTTCAAAATTTATTCTCTTTAAATTGTCTTGAATAATTTCAGCTTTAAATATTCTTAAATCCCTTTCTCTGAATATTTTCCCCGACTCCCCAGTAATTAGAGCGTGTTGGATTTCTTGTAATATTTGTTTTTTTACTCGTGGACTTCTTAAATATTGAGCAGCAATAAAATACGCTAAATACTTCTTCTCAAAAATATATTTATTTTTTTCAACAAATGATAAAGTAGGGTTGTAAACTGGTTCAATGTCATCAGCAAGTAGATGTTCCAAATCGTATAGCTTTTGTTCATTTTCCTTATCAACAACTGTATATATGTCTTTAACAATGGAAACACTAGCTATACTTTGCTCTCTAATCTCATATTTTTCTTTATCATATAGATAAATAGTCTTTTGATCTTTAGAGAAATGTTTTAAATATGTTTTTGGAATTGTATGTTGCCTTACAGGATTCTTTTGCATATGCTGTCCTTTCTCTAATTCATAATTCAATTAAAACGATGTTTTTATTTAGAAATCCTCGACCATATCATCTTCATCAGTCTTTATTTAGTCAATACTTTAGTTTCCGCGCCCCTTGCTTTAATCTCTTCCAAAATTGATTTCACTTCACTTTCATTTCTAGAGAGATGATTGAAACCCAGTAAATAAACCTCATCACCACTTTTTAAGCCGGCTATAAGTTCATTGAGGGCTTGCTTTTCCTCGCTGCTTTCAGAAGCAATTTCGCAATAAACTTTTTCTGCGCCTGCTTGATTAAGTTCTTCAATATTTTTAAGCAGCATAGGTTTCTGTATCTCTGAACTCTTTCGGGCATATCCATAAATCATAATTTGTTCCTCCTCATCATTTTTTAAATTTTTGTCACTGTTTCTTCTATTTCTAGCCCAGAGTTTAAGCCATGAACTGTTTCTGTAATTGCAGTAACACCCTCAATAGATTTCATATACAACTCAGTGAGTTCTCTAATTTTCGTCATAGTCTCCTCCCGATTTCTAATATTCAGTTCCATTTCACACAAGACGCTGTTGTCTTGATCTTTCAATGTAACATTAAACCTTTCCAATTCAGCTTTCAGATTTTTAACCATTTGACTCCCCTTCTAACCAATAATACAAACACAATCTTATGTATTCTCCTTATTAACATTATACAACATAGGAAAGGATTAATGACCAAAATATGCAAGAGATAATACAAACGCTGTTAGTCCTAGACTTAAAACACCAATAAAGATCAAATTGTCTTTCCAATTTTCAATAGTCAATCTTAATCACCTCATGTAATTATTTTTAATTTGTTTAATTCGATTAAATTTGCCGTAATCATTGTCGGCTGCTGTTATGTCTGATTTATGTTTTGTTTATACTTTTAATTAGGATTTAAACGGTAATGCTTTATTCTTCATCGATGTAATCGCACCAAGAATATCCAAAAGGATCACAGCCGTGAACATTTAATTTTACACCAGCTTTTTCAAAATCATTTATTGTCCAAACAGGTTTATCTTTTAATAAATTGTTCAATTTATTAAGCATATCTCCATTATAGTCGCCGCGAAAGCGTAGTTCATTGATTAGCTTTACATTGTCCGCTTTTTTGATAATAATTGCTGTTTCAGTTTGAAAAACTCTTCCGATGCCACTTTCAATATCTTCTTCCTCAAGGTCATACCCTGAAACATTCACAAACACTACAGCATTTTCATCTTCATGCAATTCAAAAAAGTAGCTGAAATCATTGTTGTTTAATTTGTTTACTTCCATCAAACCTTCGATGTCTTTAATTCTTTTATCACTGTTAAGCTCATTCCATTCGATATCAATTTTGACTTTGGGCAGTTTCATTTTGTCTCCTCATTTCTTTGATATTGATCTGTATTTGGATTTCGAAATTTGTTATTCTTATAAAGTTGACTTTATTTATGAAGGTGATTTTCATGGAGAAAGAGTTTGAAACAAAGGGATATGATACTTCAATTGTCTACGACTACAAAGAGTATCCAGATGCTCATCATGGCCGATGTGATAATTGTGACAATACCTTGTTTAAAAGCTCAGTTAAGGACGGCATATTCTTGCGTGAATGTCGCCGTTGCGGGATGAAGAAGAGTATTTAACCTCTCTTCTTCCGCTGCCTGTTATGTTAAAATGCTTCTTTTATTTAAAGTTACTTAACGGGAAACATGTAGCTAACATAAACGTCAATATCCCCATTCTTAAATACTGCAACTTTATCAACATCAGGCTCAATTTTGTTTATAATCTCTTTAGCATCCTTATTTTTCTTCGGTGTATTTGCAGTAACAATCCAATTCCAGTAATTCCATTCAGAAATACATGCCTTGATCTCTTCAGGGATTCTATGTCCGACTGTATAAGCCTTAATCATCTATTTTCTCACCTCGATTTTCACGGTCTACTCTTCTATTTTCAACAATCGTTTACCGTTCTTAATTTGTTCTATTTCTAAATTTGTAAGTTGAGGAGGCTTCCCCCTTCCACATTTCGCGCATCTTCTCCTTACCGCATTGTATTCGCCAATTATGTCTTGTTTTGGAGGAGCATAATGTCCACATTCATAAACTTCCATGGGTATTGAAATACTGTCAGGTGAAAATTCAACCTGTATTGTTCCTATTATTTCCCTTAACGGATTTCGATTAACTCTCATAGTTAACACCCTTTAAAATTGCATTTTATCGCAATCATTATTTCAAATGATATCCTTAATCTCATCAACAGATAAGCAAATAAATCCTTCATCACTGGTGCACAAATCATAGCGTCCAGTTACACTTAAGTTTTCTTCGATTTCTTCTTTTGATTCTAAATTCAAGCCTAGTTCAGGATCATTCAACAGCTCTCGTCCATTTTTTAAAATGATTTTTAACATGATTTCACCTTTTCCATTAAAATCGTAATTTTATTTGGTTTATTGTTGTTCAGACAACCCGGCTAAATAATCATAGTATGCTTCGTCAACCATAGCTTCAACATCAGGATCATCAATTAGATCTTGTTCATATAATTCAAATCTCGCATCTTCTACTTTGTCACTTAGACCTTCTATATACTGAGAAAAAAAACGGACTGAATTTTCATAGCAATTTTTCAATTTAGTTATCAATGCCTTGAATTCACCTTCATTTAGGTTAATTTCATAATGCATTATTTGATTTCTTTTTTGCTTTAAATAATCAAGGCTTCTCTTTAAGTAAGAACAGACCTCTATATCACACAACAATTCTAACCTTTTGATTGCTTCAGAAATACCTATTGTCTGCAAACCTGGCTTAACCTCAAACACATTACTCTTATCTCTAGAACGCATTTCCTCTTTAGCATTCATATAGGCTTTAATATCAACAAAAACTAAACACTCTGCTTTTTGTTTAAGAAGTAATTTAAAAAGGATTTCATTTGCATGATTCAAAGAAAGGATAGCATCTTTAACTCTATGCTCTCCCCCTTCAACAAGATAGTCAATATCCTCAAGAGAATTATATGAAGCTTTTAAAGAGTCTATCCCATTAGCAAGCAAGCTTAATTTCATTGTTTCCCCCTTATTTATATAAAAGACTGGTTTTATTCAAATTTTCGATCTGAAAAATTCTTACCTTTGTTGCTTTCTTTGATCTTATGTAGCAGCTCATTCATTTCTTTAGCAACATCTTCAGGAAGCAAATCAGACTCTAAAAGAAATCGATTTGCTTCCTCTACAACATGTGCAGACATCTCTATACACTCTGCATGAAGTTTGGACAATTCGCGTAGTTCTTCATTTGTAATTGACTCATCAGGCAGTTTAGACAGCAGCTCTTTCAATCTCTGGACATGTGCGGAAAAAATTAACGTTCTAACTGATGGGCTGTTATCCATTTGATTTGTCATCCTTTTTTTTGAAGACTTAAGAAACCCACAAACTTTATTTTATTTAAAAGTATGATTTCATTCAGACACTTTAAAATTCACTCATCTTTTTCGAATTTTATTAAATCACCTGGTTCACAATTGAAATGTTTACAAAGCTTATCAAGTAATTCCCTTGGGTATCGTTCCATGTCATCGTTGTACATTTTTCTAACGGTTTCTTTTCCATGATTTATTTCGGCACTTAACCGAGAAATTGAAATTCCTGCTTCGTCTGCAATCGCCTTTAAATTTGATCTAATCATTTTTCTCACCTCTTATACAACTTTACTTTGACTATTTAAAAACGTCAATCAAAATTTTCCTATTTCAGAAAATGCCCGCGATTTTTCGGGTTGGCTGTTATATCGTTTCTGCAAAAATTGCCCGCAACTTTTAAACGCTGCTGTTATACTGTTTTAATTTTTTATTGAGCTAGTTGGTATCTTAAAAAAATCCCTTTGCGTATCAAAATTTGCCCGCAATAAAAGACAGAAGCTGTTATACACTTTACAGTATTAACCCTTCTCTTCAGAAGTAAATTTTTCATAAAATAATGTTTTTATTCAAAATCAGCATTATTCTATATAGGTGATTGTTATTTTAATTAGTGTTTCAATGATAGTAAGGTGGCTCTACACACCAAGTAATATATTCGTTAATGTTGCCGTGATGTTCCTTTTTAAACTCAAAATATCCCTCTGTAAGTTCATCAAGCACTTGCTCCTGCATCCCCCATTCTTTGACCATGTCGCAGGATTCTGGGGTGAGTAAGTATGATTTGATCTGTTCTCTCGTTTCGTGGAATAGGTTGTTATGTAGGTTCATTTAAAGCCCCTCCTTTAAGTTAGATTTTTATGCACAAAAGACAGCAAGTTCTTTTGTTGTTATACAGTCATTGGGACACTTCACAGTTTTAGGATATTACGCTCCTAACTCTTTAAGCATTTTCTGTTTGGACATATCCTATGCGTCATTTCAGCATATTCTTTTTCTGTCTTCATATTTGGTTCTCCCTTTCTGCTTTCATTTGTTCTATCCAATAGAGCACCTTGTCCCCTACTTCTGTATCATTCCAGCCCCATTGATCTGCAAGGAATTTAATTTCCGCGGGTAAAGTCTTTGCAATAATTTTTAATTCCATTTTATTTGGAACTCTTCTATATACACTTACAAAAACAATCATGTATTTGATCAAGCAATTTCACTACATCCCTTTTAATTTGTTTAAAATTCATGTTTTATTCAGCGGTAATAGTATCTTCCCATCTATTTTGCACATCTATTAACATACTGTATAAGTCCTCTGCGCTTGCGTCTCCGTTTTCAAAATCAGTTAAAACTGAACAGATTTCGCTATAAATCATATCTTTTGTTTTATCCATTTTATTTTTCTCCTTCTGTTTAAAATATGCATTTTATTTATTTAATAGTTGATACACGTTTTCCATACTATCCATCATGTCATGATCCATCGTATGAACCACTTCTAAGTCATACTCTTCTAAAAGCACATTTTCCAATTCTTCGTACTTCTCATCAATTTTTAGTTCGTATTCTCTAGCTACCATTAGCATAGATTTAAACGCATGAATTAAATCCATTTGATTCATATTATCACCCATTTTCTTTTTAAATTCGCATTTTATCGCGATGAATAATATAGAGTTATTCCTGTTGCAACCTCCCCAATAGGGGAACGCTGGCGGCTTAATGCCTATTTAACGTCGCCGCCACGACTGTTATACTATATCCGTTATATACTTTTAATTTGTTTTATTTTGATTTAATAAGCTTTTTTGTGTCATTACCCAGTCACCGATTTTTTCAACCACTTCACAGAAATCATTATCAAATGGATAATCATCACAAAGATTACTATCTGTTATGCTGTCGGCTTGCTCCCAAAATTCTCGGATTTCATATGCTGAATTTTTGAATTGTATTAATGCATTTAATAATTTTTCGTTGTGTGTCATTGTTAAATCCTTCCCATCTATGTAAAATATCTTTACTCGCAATATTCTTCCGTTACACTGATTTCAAAAGAACTGTTATCACTCTCGACACTACTAGTATGTAAACCTTTTATAAACTCGTAAATTTCATAAGAATCGTTATTTTGAGAAGTGTACCATTCTTCTATATGTTTGTCCCTTATTGTAACAGCTCTTTCGTTTGCTTTATGTCGATCATAGAACACACCTTCAATACCCCATGTGTGCTCTCCTCTCCCTCTGTCACGAATATGTAAAGTATAGACGACAAACACCCTGTTAGGTTCTTCGGCTTCTTCCCACTTCCTTCCGGAGAACTCCTCCCATTCTGCTATCTGTTGCGGAGTAGGATACGGGATTAGCTTATATTCGTACTCGTCTTGTACAAAGTCTATTTTTTGATCTTCCGTGTACTCTTTAAATTCCTTTTTAAATTTATCGACTTCCTCGTCAGTCCAATCATAAGTCAGGAAATCTTGTACTAGGTCGTCGAAAATTCCGTCTAGTGTATTATGGTGTGAAAAGTCTCCCGTCTGAAGATCTTTAATGATATACTGTTTTGTCATTTTAACCGCTCCATTCTTTTTCAATTAACATATGTTTCAAATTCATCTGCTAAGCTAGCATTAAAAAATCTTACACCGTCAATAAAATAGTGAACTCCATTTTTAAACTCTTTTATTTTATCGATATCATTTTTTTCTTTAACTCTATTTAGAAATTTTAATTCACTATAGAATTCTTTTCTTATTTCATCATCGGATAGAATAATCTCTCTCTCATAATCTCTTACTGGCTTGTTGATTTCATCTCTTTTAACTCCAAATGCTTTCATGATTATTGCTATTTGTATCATTACTCTTGTACTATGCTCTCTTGTGCTTAAATTTTGAGTACCTAAATCATTTACTTTTTCCATTAACTTTTTATTTCTCATTTCCTTAACCCCTTTCTTGTGTTTTACTTTTAATTTGTTTTTTGATGTTTATTAATTGCTATTTCCTATGTTTTTATTATACTATGACCATTTTAAATAGTCAATACATATTTTTAATTCGTCTTTGATTTCTCTTAAACATATAAGGATTCTTTTTAAGCTCTTGGGTTTGCCTTTGTTTATTCATGATATCAATTTCAAATTGATCAGGATTTAAACCGTATTTGCTTGATGGATCCCCTACACGCTTGCTATACATGAAACCCGCTCTTTTTCTCATTATTCTTACTACCTTGTAATATAAACAACTGGTTTTAAATTAGTTGAGCTTGAAACATCTGTTATAAAACGAGCGTCAAATGCTCCGTATCTGCTTTGTTTTACAATCAAGTCCGCTGTCTCGCTTACTACTTCTGTAGCTCTCGGATCAATGTCATGCCATCCTCTATATACAATTAATGTATTAACAGGTGTAAATACCTCCTTAAAATCAGTGCGTTTACGTTTCACTCTGTGAGTAAGAAAAAGGCTGTATTTATATTGTGCATAAGGTTCTACTGACACATTTTTAACAACTGTTTGCGTAACACTTGGAAAACCAAAGTCATCATATTCGAGCATTGTTACCTTCTCGTCTTTTAAAAGTTCAAGTTGCCTAGCCGCTTCGGTAAATGTTTTTTCGTCTTCACGATACATAAATGATTCTAAAAGGTCAGCAGCACAGTTCCCCGGATACATTCCTTTGAAATCGTAAATCATCATAGGAAATTTATATTTTTTATCAAAGTCTTTTTCGATTTCCGTTTGTTCAAGCATTTCAAAGAATGATTGTTTCACCTTCTTTTGCTGCTCCTCTGTCATATCCCCATAGACACAATGATCAACACTAAATACAGCCTCCGCAAAGCAATCTAAGATAATATCTTCAAAAAAGTCTACTGGGCTCATTTCTTGCCCTTTGTATGTATAAGTTTTCATGCATATCACTCTCTTCTATAACTTTTAATTTGCTTATGTCTTTATTATAAGACGACTATGTTAAATAGTCAATATATTTCTTTTAATTTGTTTATAAATGTGTATTAGTCTGTGAAGGGTTTGGGATGGTGCAGACCAAAACATTTAAGGCAGCGAAGCTGTTTTAAATGTTTGTCAGCATCCCAATGTTTTTCTTTATTTATTCTTTTAATTTATATACATCCTTTGTTTTACGAGACAAGCCTAAAAACCCCTTGTGTATCAAGCTTTTTAAAAATGGTTTATTGCTTTTTTTTTCATATCCTTCTTTTAAATTTTGTTTTCAAGCCAGTTTTTTAACAATCCCCTCATTCTTGCAGATGGAACATATATATTTATTGTTCCTCCGTTTCGTATAGCTGATCTCCAAATCCATTGAATCATCTCAGATAACGCATAGATATCTTGGTTAATTAATATTCCTTTTGATCTGAAATAATCGTCAATAGCTGGATTGACAAATCTGTTTATTGAATAGACTAATGTCTTTTTGTGGCTATATTCATTTGTTGCCTTTGTATTGCAAGGTAAAAAGCCTTTTGTGTATCCCTTCCCGCTCAATTTGCTTTTATGTGTTTTGAATGTTGTCCAAAGATTATCTTTTGATTTTGATTTAATAATATTTTGATAATAATTTAAGATATTATTTTTAAGTCTTTTATGTAGTGCTGAACGTCTTTCAAACCAGTTTTTAGATAATGCATATTTGTCATCACCTATTTTGTTTAATTGCCCTTCATATATCTTTATTTTGTCTTTTAGATCCGCTTTTATTTTCTTATCATTGTCTTTATTATAGTTAATTAGTTTATATTCATTCCCATCGTTAATTACTGTGTATAGACTGTATTGAATATTATTCAGATCATAATAATATTTTTGTATTTGGGCATCAAACAAATAAGTTAAATTATATACCTGTTTAAACTGTTTAAAGATATCGGCTGGAAATTGCCAAAAAAGAACGCTGTCGTTATGTAAAATTAAATTTCTGCTCAATGCTAATTGTTTAAGGTTTTGAAATTCTCCTTTGTATTCCCTGTTTAACTTTTCTTCATGTTCTGCATTCCAAACAATTTGACCGTTATTATTTATAATCCATTTGTTTTTAAACAGCATATCTAAATCATCTTTTGATATGTTTAATTTTTTTACAACCTCCATAGCTTCATCTAGGATTAGTGTATAGTTACCAGAATAAATAAGTTCTTTTGTTGTTTCATTAGCCATGCTAAATAATGCGTGTGTTGTTACAATATCTCTGTTTTCTGCTAAATATTTGTGAAGTGAATCAAGTTTATATACTGTTTCCCCTTCCTCGCTGTGAACTTTAGGTTCATAAAATTTTCTATTCGTACATGATTTCTTTATTCTTGCCACCTCATCAAGATAAGGCGTAATAAAAATAAAGTGTTCATCTTCTGAAGAATTATTCATCATATTAATTACATACGTTGTTTTGCCGCTTCCCATTATTGAATCAATTACTTTAACTTTCACTATAACGACTCTCCTTTTTATTATGTTTTATCCAACCTTTTAGGATATCCTCCATTCTTTTTGAAGCAACATAAATGTGAATAGGTTTATTTATATTTGAAACATCTACAATCCATTTAAGTAAAACCGAAAGCGCATAAGTCTCTTCAGTAAGATCTTTTAATTCTTCATATTTTCGTTTCAAAAATGGATTCAGAAAACAATTCGCCGCAAAACAAAGAGTATTACGTCTGTCATCCTCTTCAAGTTTATCTGTCAAAGGGACAAAAGACTTGATATTACCAACATAAGATAACCTTTTATACTGTTGTGTAAATGTTGTCCATGCCCTGTCGTTATGGACAGTTTTAATTTGATTCGCAAAGTAATTGTTTATGTGTTAAGCCTTAATCTTTTTACCCCTTCACTATTTTTATTGAACCATAGTTTAGAATAGTCATATTTACCATTACCATATTTAGATAGATTGCCTTTCTTTTCGTGTATATTTAGATTTTTAATTAGTTTATTTTTGATTTCTTCATCCATTCTGTCAGAAAAGAAAACACTGTTTAAAAAGTCTACAGGTGCTGACTTTCTCTTTAATGAAGTGTCCAACATCACATTATAAAGGGTTGATACATCTTCCCCATCTATCCACATTTGTTCGATTTTTAATAAGTCTTTCTTGTCCTCAACATATTCCAACACTTCAAAAGTGAAATCATTCAAACTGTATTTTTTCCAATCTTTTTGTAACAGGTGTGAATGATGCAACCCATAGTGCAGATCAGTCACATGCTGTTCCCATCTTTTGAATACATTTGAACTACTGCCTATATACTTCTTCCCGTTTTGTTTATTTGTTATTTGGTAAACGCCTTTCATTCACTATCTCCTTTTAATTTATGTTATGTATTGATGAGCGATTACCTTCACTCATCTTTTTTGATTACGCTTGATTCCAAAGTAAACAAACCATGAAACCACAATAAGGACAAGCGTAACAATAAACACCGTATAAATAATGATCTGTGTTGTGCTGCTGAAGTATTGTTTATTGAACAAGAATAGAACAAAGCAAACAATAAACAATAAATGTGTTAGCCATAATGGATTACGCTTCATGTTTTATCATGTGCTTGATTGTGTTATACTGTAGGTGTAGCTAAGGGAGAAGCCTCCCCTAGCCTTGCTGTATTATTGGCGTGTACGTCTGCGATGCCTTGCCCGGATTCGCTTATGTATACGCCTTTTCTTTTGCTGTTTTTGGCGTTCCTTTCTTATCGCTGTCAGCTTCTCAATGATCGTTAAGATATTAAGTGTTAACGTTGATAAAGAAAGGACGGTAGCCAATACAACACCTACCTTATCAAGCACATTTTCCCCTCCTTTCTATATATTAATTTTATCACGACTCCTTTAAATAGTCAATCATTATTTTTAATTTGTTTATAATTTTTAGAATGGCAGATTTAGAGTGTTTACGTTCGATATAACAAGGATTAAAGTTGATGAGTGTATTTGGGTTAGGATTGGATTGTAACGTCTATATGAGGCTGTCAGTGTGGTTAGAATGTGAATAAAAAAGACTCAGTTATAAAACTGAGTTATGAATTTTTAATTTGTTTGTATAATATTGTTTATCTATATAACCTAAAATAGGTTTATTAATGTAAAGTAACGTTAATTCAACAAGCACACGTCCTTTATTGAATACAGGATTTTTAGTTATTACCTTAACCCAAAAATTATAATTGTTTTCAAGTAGGTTGTCTATGTCTTCTTCTGTGATAGTCTCAACGTTTTTTAGTTGCTTGTACATTATGTAATGTTTCCGTATGTCATTATTCCACTCTTTATTGGATAGCTTTAATACATCGTAACTGTTGAAATAATATATCTGCTTTTGTGTCATTGTGTGTTCTCCTTTCTTGATTCTCGATGTTTCTTTACTAGCTCTTTAAGTCTTCGTGTTGCTTCGATTTCCTGACATTCCCCTTTCGCAACTGAAAGGAGATACTTTGCCCATTGTTTCGTTGAATCATCTAAACCCCAACTGAAACGTAAAAAAGTCATAACGTTTAGATCATTATTATGTTCAGCATGTGCAAACTCTTTAAACCATTTGCTTGAACGTTTTCTAGACCTCTCACATTGTTTTCTTGTACTCATTGTCATTTCCTCTCCATTAATTATTTTTAATTTGCTTTTTCGGAATGGATTTATTTAACTTTCTTTCCGCCAATCACTTGTAACTTGTGCTCAGCTTCTTTAATCATGATTTTCAATTCTTGAATTTCATCGGCATGTTTTTTGTTTTCAATCGCTTTTTTCAACCATTCATTTAAGATTTTGATCCGTTCTTTCTGTTTGTTCTGCTTATCAATTATCATTTGTTGTCGACAAGCATTTATGAAGTCATTTTCACCTCTATAAACATTCATTTTAATTTGTTTATGTTTATAAAATACCCGGCAGGAATAGCCACCATATGAACCACAATAAAAATTCCCATATTTTGAGACTGCATCTTTTTCTGTTTTGAAATACTCGACTGTATCATTTTCGGTATTGTATATCACATAATTTCCTTTTTCTCCAATTTGTTTTCGGAATTTTTCATTCTCTAAATATGTGTCATGTTCTTCTTTAGTTACATCCTGCATTCCTGATCCGTTGCAATCAAAGCATTCCCCACCGTTTATATGTCTGTAATAAGGAATAACACCTTTTCCGCCGCACTTTTTACATGGAATATTATACATTTCAATTTCCCCTTTCATGTATCGATTTAATATATTTAAATTATATATCGGCTATCTAAAATAGTCAATATATTTCGGATAAAAATTTTTAATTTGTTTATATATAGACTCTCAACATACATAAAATACCAATCTATTGACACATTGAATAAAGAGAGATGCTAGGCTATGATTTCATCAGATGGAATTATTTATGTAAAGTTCCATCAAAAAGGAGGAGAATTGAGAGATGAAAAAAGTATTAAAGTTATGTGTGTTTTTCGGAGTAAGTATGGCGATCTTATTAGGGTTCTCACCTCAGAATGCTTCTGCGGCTTGGTCAGATTGGCAGAGCTTTAATGGATTTAAACAAGGATGTCAAGTACGTGTTTATACTGATGCCTTGAACTATTCATCTAGAGCAAAGACTGTTGATGTGAAGGCTGAACAGAACGGTAAATGCGGAACTATCTATTATGAAATGTTTTTGTCTTGGAAAGGAAATTGGTCAATAGGAATGGGTGAAAATCTGCCAACAGGTTCGTTTACTTCCGTTACTCCTTTGAGATCTATAACCATCATTCATCCGGAAGAAAAAACTGATGCTATAGTATATGTAGGCTTGAAAAAATCATCAAACGGAGATAATTTATATGAAGCTAGTTCGAAATGGTTGACCATAGAATAAATAACAAAGGGGATCAGTATAATAGCTGGTCTCTTTTTTAATGTGAGGAATATAATACATGTGTGTTGGTGTAATGATGAGAGGATTAATGATATAGTACAAGTGTGTTAAAAAGAAAATAAGTCTTCGGCTTGCGGCTTGCTGTTATTCTCACGATTATAAATAAAAAAAGAATTGTTTCAGAGTTATTGTGAACACAAATTAAATTTTTCGAAAAATATTCACGCCAAACTATTGACTTTTCATTGCAATGTGTTCTCAGGAAGATTCTGAATAACGGTTCAATAAATCCAGTTATAACGGTGCTTATAACCGTAAATGAATTCCATATATTAGGTTATAGAGGGGGTATATTAACATCCAAATAGCGTCAAATGGGGTTATATTCGCCCCTAGCACTTCCATTCCCACACCATGTTTAATTTTCTAATTCATTCAAATTTCAATCGTATTCGCTATCGTAAAATCCTTTCAACTCAACACTTTTTATCCCTTTGCCTTTCTCTATAACACTCCCCTTCTCACTCTAATCATTCTTATCTCCTTCTCCATCAGAGGTTTTACGATTCACCTCCCCTCTTCCCCTAAATGAATATCGCATAAATCCCTCGCAGCTACTGTCTTTTCTCCCTTTCAATTACCCCAGTACGATAGCAACATATTTGTTCTCCATACACATAATGATTCACTGACAAGTGAAAAAAGAACTGTTATTCCCATCCAATCTAAGATAAAATAGTGTTATTCAATGCTTAAATAAGGAAAGTGATCCAAAAAATGAATGGAGCTGTTTGAATGTCCTATAATTTCACTTTAGATGAGTTCAAAGAATTTTGGGAATTGGAGCCGATTATTGTTTTTGATACAAATGCTATTCTTCACTTATACAAGATGAGCTCAGGAGTTACTGAAGATATTTTAAAGAACTTTGAACTTATTTCTGTAAATCGTTATTGGCTCCCCGCTCAAGTATGTGTTGAATATAATATGAATAAGGAGGCTTCAAGAAAACGAGGGTTTGCAAAATACACAGGAGTCGTTCAAGATATAAACCAAATCATAGATAAAAGTGAAGCAAGTTTTAAAAAAAGGTTTAATCGCTACAGTAATTTAGATTTTCCAAAAATAAAAGAATTAAGTGAAAAAATTTTTGGTCTCTTGAAAGAAATTAAAGACAGTGCACAAAATTATTCTAAAAGCATTCAGGAAGAAATTGAACTAAACAAAAAACTGCTTGATAAAGACAAAGTAGAAGAGTTCATAAAAAAATTAACAGATAACGAGTGTATAGGTAGTAAATATACTATACCTCAACTTCTTGATGTATACAAAGAAGGCGAAGAAAGGTACAAATACAAAATACCACCTGGTTACGAAGACATCGTGAAGGACAAAAACGACCCAACTAAAACACAGAAGTTCGGGGATTTAATAATTTGGAAACAGGTAATAGACAAAGCAAAGGCAGAAGATAAGCCTATTATTTTTATAACTAATGATGATAAAGAAGATTGGTGGGTAATAAATAATGGAGAAAGAGAGAGACCCCGAGATGAGCTGTATGAAGAATTTGAAATGATGACTTCGCAAAAGATTGAAATTATGAATTTAAACAATTTTTATAAAGTTTTTGCACGACATTATAATGTTCTAAATAACAGAACAGCGATTGAGATGGATGTTGAGGAGATTTGTCGAGATATATTAGAAAATTTAGATTGGTCTTTGATTATAGATAAAAACGGAAATTTGTCAACTTCTCTTATTCATGATGGTGTGCTGCAAAGCTATTTGGATAATATTCTAAGTGATGTAGATATTCATGATCATGGTACTCCTTCCATTGAGGCTACAGATATCTCAATTGATGAGGAAGACAATGTTCATATTGAAGCAATATTCACTAACACCTTATCTGCGACTATTTCTGAAGCATTTTCATCTGCATATAAAGAAGATGAAAATTACTATATAACAATTAACGGGGTTATTTTGTTTGATTTCAAAATTAATGATGAAGACAGTACTCTAATAAAACCTGATAGTGAAGAAATAACAATTAAAGAATTTGCAATTATTGATGTTGAACCTGTTGTAGATATTTGTTCTATATGCCACAAGAATGAGTTTGATTTCCTTACAGTTGAGGGTGACGGAGTATGCGAACGTTGTAGTCGTAATTTTGATTCATGTCCGGAGTGTGGAAAATTATTTGAGCAAGGTACACTTAACGGAAGTTATTGCAACGAGTGTGAAAAGACTTCTTAAGTCTAAGGAGGTTGCTGTATTGGAAGGTAAAGTACTAACCAAAGAAGAATTAGAGAATTTAGCGAGAGAGATGGGTTTTTCCCTGGTTGAAATTGAAATTTGGTTTCCCCTCGAAATATCTTATTGAATATCCTTTTCTTTTGCTTAAATTTGTAGCTAATTTAAATTTTGGATCTCATTAATCCGTCTCATTCCTGAGTTAATTCACCCTAGCCTAACCAGAAATTGTACGATAAACAAAAAAGAGACAGGCATTAGTGATCCTCTCCATTATTCCCTCTTGAAATAAGAACATTTGTTCTTTTGTAATCTCTTCAAGGAGATGAACAACATGAGAAACGACAACCTTAAAGATCGAGGAACAATCAAATGGACAGCCATGATGCTTTCGGAGCATGCCAGTTTGCTTCAAGAATTAGAAACCAACCACAATAGAGTAAAAAGACCAGTGCTTGACATGGCTCAGTAGACATAGAACAGGTGATATGTGAGGCGATGGAGTTTAATATGCCGGTGAAGTTCTCCATATTTAAACCGCTGCCGTTTTTAAATGGAGCAGACACCGGTGAGATCGTTCAAATAGAGGGTCATATTCATTACATAAATCAGATCCGCAAGATTTTTCACATCGTGGATTCAAAAGGAGACACTAATCTCATTAAATTTGAGGATGTGGTCGGCGTGGAAATAAAGTAAGCCCTTCACGCAGACGGAAGGGCTATTTCAATATTCCGTTATCTAAACCAAGCTTTTCTTAAATTATTGTTAAAGTTAGCATCATTAAAAGGAACACTCGCTTTACCGAAATCTGTCGTATTTAATGCGTTCCTTGCGGCAGGAGTTAAATCCTCCCATCCAATTAACGGTTGAGTTCCACCTACAACACGATCGCTCATCATCAATTCGTGGTTGAGTGGCCACGTGCTGTCATAGGCAATCAAAGGATGAGTGCCATCTTTCATATTGGTTCCGCTTGGTGCTACATTTGTGAATTTTCCATGTCCAGAATATGCAATTGATAAAACTTTTGGATTTTGATTTGCTGGGTTATCAATCCATACAACGATTCCTTCCCAGTCATGTCTGTGACCTAGGCTTGGAGATGCTTCATCTTTAGGAAAATACCAAGAATACATAATTGCCCAAACCCCATTGTACCATGCAGATCGCGAATATACTTGTCCAGTATTTTTGCTGCAATGTCCTTCAGGCGCTCCAGTAGGCTTTAACCCGCCACTTGTATTACCTTGCGCATCTACCGCAGGAAAAGGCACACAACCGCTATAGACCTTTAAATATGGTTGAAAACGCTTCGCTGCTTTTTGAGTAACAGTTGTAGGCGTCACCTCTCTAAAACCAACAACCTTGTCATGATCGATTACTGCTGCATTTGCTGTTGAAACAATGCTAATAGAAGTAAATACTGATAAAAACAGCGCCAAGAAAAATTTGTTCATTTTTTCAACTCCTTTTAAAATATTGACAATAATTTACCACAGAATTGGAATAAATATCAATGTTTTTTGATAGTTAATTGAATTTTCATACTAAATTAGTATTTTATTTTCCTCATGTCTTTAAATTTGGTAAATAGTACCCTCTTCAAAACCAAGAAAAATGCCCTCCCTTTAAAAAGAAAGGGATTTTCTTACTTAGTGCTTCCAATTTCGCTTTAGTCTTCGTCCCATAAATACCGTCAGCAGACAACCCGTGCATCATCTGGAACCGTTTGACTACGTCGCTGTTTTTGATCATACATAAACCTCCCTTATCACTTCCAAATGCCATGAGATTAATATCTGTTCTGGACTGTAAAACAAGCTATTTATTTGAATTATTGAGCTAGATGAAATAATTCAGCTTAATACTTATAGACATAAACAAATTAAAAGTATATAATAGATATATAAAAGTAGGCAGGGAGTGGTGTGATATGTAATTGAGATCAGTTGATTAGTGTTAAATGCCCTAAAGAATATTCAATAGGAGTGTGATTCAATGAAAAATAAATCGAATATTTTGGAGGAGAAGCATGTTACTACATAATACAGAAGGATATACATTAACAAAAGACATTCAAATCAAAGAAAAAGGTCATACATACATTAAACGAGAAGTATTAAACCGTGCTCTGAACATTGGTGAATTAGCCTTTGTTGGTAATAGCAGAAACAAGATTAAGAGATTAAGTGAAGAAGAATATATGTTTATTAGAAAAGAACCTGTTACCAGTGAAAACACTGTTGTTTCAAAAAGGTTATTAAACAAATTAAAAGTATTGATAGAATATGAATTCGGAGATGATATTTGTCTTTCTTCAGAAGAGAAACTGAAACACGTTAAATTGATCATCAAGAGGAATCCTTGGATTGAAGATATGTCATTTATTTCTTGTCCATCCGATATGAGTAATGAGGATCTTCACTATTTGCTTGATCAGATTGCATCATACATAACTGGAATTGAGTTATTTAAAACGAATTAAAAATACAAAATTTAAAAGGAGGGGTGCCTATTGAACAATCAACAATTTTATACATATAAATTTAATTCTTCGCGCCTAAAAGAATTTGGATACAACATTACTCTTTCTTTTCAAGAAGCACAGGAATACAACGAGGTAATTGCCTTATTTGATAATCAAATTTTAAGATCAATAAGAGACATTAAGAACGAAATCATCGACTATACTTACCTTGAGACTCTTCACAAAGAGAAAGAGCATTTACAAAAACAAGAGCATTCTCAAGAAATCTCCAAAAGATTAAAAGAAATTCAGTCAGAAATCAATGAGATGCTTTTCGTGCCAGAATACATAACGATCAAAATGGATCACAATAGCCATTATAGAGACTTACATAAAAATGGATTGATCTTAAATAATAAACGGTTTGTCCGCTTCTCTTCTTCTGCAGGTCAAGCAAGAGTATCAACCGTTGTATTTATCGAAGAAGAGACATCGAAAAGACTTAATGAAATCCTGGATAACGGAAGAAATTTAAACAAAGCCCTAGTCCCTTCTAAGTTTAATGCTTATAAGGGATTGGCTGGCAGCGCCACTCAAGTGGTTAGCGCTCCCCGGTTTTGCTTAGTCCCTGATTATTATAGCGAAACTAACGTTAAAGTAAACTTTGTGACAGAAACAGATTATGAAGATGATGACATTATCGAAGTTAAAGATATTGTTGAATCATTTAACCGTTTTGATGGACAAGGCTTGATTAGCTATGAGATGGCAAAAAAATGGGCAGATGAATTAGGCTTAGATTATGTACCTGCACAATGGTGTATTAGACAGAACTTCATCAAAGGAATGCTCAACACCTTCCCCATTCATGAGTTTTGTGAAAAAGTCAATAACGGCAATTACAGAATAAGAACTTCATATAAGGACATAAATGGGAAACCAAAAATTGTTGACTTAAGAGACATCGATGTAATCCTTACCGAAAGCCAATTTAAACTTTGGGACAGCTTTCCTTCTATTGAAGTTTATGAACATAATTGCGAAAAGAACAATTTGAAATGGGGAGTATCACTGCATAGTCCTAAAAAAGATAAAGACATTTTGAAAATGAATTATCAATTTTTGCAGACACTGAACCTTAACAATGAGGACATTGAAACGATCTGTGAGAAGTTTGTAAATTGGATTACTGGTGTTAATTCAGGGAACATCTATTACACCATTCTGTTCTTGCTTGGAACTGACGTTACAGACGAAAAAATCATTAATTACTTAGAGAAATCTGAAAACCATTGGGTTAAGTCTTTAATTGTAAACCCAAATTTAATCAATGACAAATACATAAAAAAGAAAATATATGACCTTATGAAAAAGAAAATCCAACGTGGCTGCTTAGGGGATATTATCTTAGATGGAAATTTTCAGACGCTTGTCAGCGATCCCTATGCAATGATGCAACACGTTTGTGGCTTAGAGGTAACAGGGCTTTTAGGTAAGCGTGAATACTACTCAAATTATTGGAATCAAAAAGGGGTCAAATATGTTGACAGTATGCGCGCTCCCCTCACCTATCGCAGCGAACATTTGATTTTGAATCTTAAGCGAAATGAGGATTTGGATTATTGGTACAGATACAATTACACAGGCATCATTGTGAATGTGCATGGATCTGAAACAATGAACTGGGCTGGTAGTGATTTTGACTATGACATTATTGCAACCACGTCCAATGAAACAGTATTAAGAGGGGTATATAAAGATGAGCTGCCAGTTGCATACACCCCTCCTACTTCGACTAAAAAGGTTTTAACTGAGGAAGACTTGTTTAATGCAGACCTGTTTTCGTTTGGGTCAATCATTGGCTCGATTACAAATAAAAGCACGAGTGGATATGCTCTTCTTTCGCAATTAGACGTTGATTCTGATGAATATTTGACTACATTGAACCGTGTAAAGATGTGTACGAAATTGCAAAGTGCTCAAATTGACAAAGCAAAAATTGGGAGAGAAGTTAAAGGGATTCCCTCCCGTTGGATCAATTATCAAAAGATCAAAAAAGATGATTCAGAGAAAATAAAACTGGAAAAGGAATTTCACAATAAAATCTTATTGGATAAACATCCCTACTTCTTTATTTATTTGTATAAAGGCACAAAGAACAAGTACAAAAAACATGTCAAAACATACGATATCACTTGCAAGCAGAAGTTTGGAATTGGCCTTGAGGAGCTAAGGAAAGTAAAACGAAAGACAAAGGAGCAACATGAATTCCTTAAGCTATTTGAAAGGTTTAACCCTGTGATTGAGAGCGACTGTGTAATGAATAGGCTATGCAAGTACATTGAATCTGTTGATTTTGGTATAAGAAGCATTGTAAACAAGGATGTTGACTATGAGATTTACAAGCTTTACATGGACGACACTATTGATTTTGATGAATCGCGTTACAAAAAAATAATGAAAGCATACCAAAAACATAAGAAGAGCATTAATCAATCCTTTTCATTTGGAACAAGTAACGAATCTGATAAGAATCTCTATGATGCAGAGCTCTGTAACAATTTCTCAAACTCCCTAGAATTATTCAAGCAAAAGATCAATGATATCTGCTCCAATGTTTATGAAGCAGTTAATTACCTTATTCGCTTATTCTATGTTGATGAGAAGAGCTCCAATAAAGAGATTCTATGGCATTTATACGGCCAATACATATTTGAAAACATAAAAAGAAAACAAGACAGTTTCTACCTCCCTGTTTTGGATCAAGATGGCGATATTAATTACCTTAATAAACATTACTCATTAAGAAAGGTGTGTCTATGATAGACAAATTCAAGTTTAAAGAGAAAGAATATGCAGAAGCAATTATTGAAAATGGATTTATTTCAAAAAACCTGAATTATGAACTGAAGCTATTGGCCAAGTATTATAAAGAATTAGGATATAAACCTAAAAAACGAGAAGAGCTCCTTTATGATTTCTGTGAAAAAAACATAGAGAATTTTAGCCGGGTGCTATATTACAAAAAAATTAATTCAGTACTCAATCATGCAAGAAAAAAAGAAAATATTTTAATCAATATAGATGAAATTGATATAACCGAAAATGAACTTCGATTTATCGATTCTTTAGATATAAACCATCAACAGAAAAAGCTCTGCTTCACCCTTCTTGTCTTAGCAAAATTATATTCAACAGTTCAATACATAAAACATGGTGAGCATACAACAGAGCACTATTATGGTGGAAACAACAAAAGATACAAAGAACTTATAGATGCTTCTCATACTTCGCTAACCGCCAACAAATTGCATCAAAACATTGGAGAGTTGGCCACGAAAGACATTGTTGAGATTCGAAATAAAGGATTCATTAAATTAAGTTTTATCTATGGTATTGAACCCGGCGGAGAAACGGCTATCAAAATAAGATCGTTTGACAGTATTGGCCTTTATTATGATCTGCACACTGATCAAAAGAAAGTTAAACCATGTGTCAATTGTCAAACCCCATTTAGATTTAAAAGTAACAAATCTAAATACTGCCCTTCTTGTGCATCCGTTATAGCAAAAGAAAAAACAAGGGCAAGAGTAAGAAAATATCGAAATGTAACGCTTTAGAAAAACGCTAAAACCCTTGATATATAAGCGTTTTTGAACCATACATAAATTTTTATTATATGGAAGGATACATAAAATTAAACTTATATTTAGGAGGAAATAAGAATGAATAAAAAAGAACTAATTGGTGCAGTTGCAGAGGCTACAGAACTAACAAAGAAAGATGTCGAATTGGTTGTTGACTCAACATTTGATGTAATCACATCTGCTTTAAAAGATGGTGAAAAAGTTAAAGTGCACGGTTTTGGCAGTTTCGAAGTGCGAGAGCGTGCTGCACGCAAGGGGCGTAACCCTCAATCAGGGGAAGAAATTGAAATCCCAGCAACAAAAGCACCAGCTTTTAAAGCTGCTAAAGCTCTTAAAGATGCTATCAAACAATAATTAAAAGGAGAATTATTCTGTTGGTTGAGTTTAACTATGAGGCTTTTGAAAAGGTAATACTAAAAAATGCAAAGAAGCACAATATTATGATCACCAAAGAACAGATCGAGCTTTTCTTCGCCTCAGAGGAAGAGTATATGAGGAGTATTGGGTTAATCCCTTAGAATAATTACTCCTCTTCCCTCCACTTCCATTTGAAGTGGGTCGGATAATAGTCATTTGCGAGGGATCGAGGTTAGCTTGGTCGCCTGTATCTTCAGAATACAGGCAAGTGGCTATTATCGGACGAAAACTGTCAATAAGACCTTTGCTACTAACTACTTTGTAGGGTGAACCCATCACAGTCTTATTATGGGCGACAGTTGGTCTTATATTAATTGGGGTGTACAGCTTCGGCTTACACTTTAGGTCAGGCGGATGCGTCTTCCTCACCTGTAAATACTGCCCTTCGACTATTCGAATGAGGCCTTTTCCGGGTTAGCGATTTTTCTATAATCGTAAAATAAGTGAAATAGGCATTTGAGCGATTGATCACCGCTCCCATTTCACAGAAAAGGATTATATTCGGTCTTGCCTTTTCAATACATATGCGGTGGCGGAATAAGGTAGGCGATAGGTGCAAATGAATCTCTTTGAGGAAAAGCCATCCATAACACGCTAAGTGAATCCATGGAGCATAAAGGGATGGTAGTATCCATGGACACATGCAAGGTGCAAATCCTTGCCCGCATACACAAAACCACGCTGCCTAACCTTGAGGCGGCGGGTGGTTAATATCCGATAGCGACGTCGGGTTCATTAATCATTGTCGCATGGGACGGGACGAGATGAATATCCCAACGCAATCAGAACGAGGCTGCTGAGAGTTGTCGGCAGTCTTTTTGTTTTTGCGTTAAATACGGTAAAAGGAGATGCTGCATGAAAAAAAGTTTAACATACGAGGAAGTTCGCGACTGGGTTATGTCCAAATCCTTTTGGCGATCGAGCGATGTCCCCTATCGCAATTAAGTATCGATATATGATTTCGTATATGGACGCTGTATAATTCCTAGAACGACTCGAACAAGATGGCATTGTTAGTCAATGGGATGAAGTCGTGGGAAGTCCACGTACCATTTTAAAAACAAGTCAATCCAGCGGTAATGTGTAATAGTTGGCAATTTATCAAAATTATATTAAAATCAGTCTATATTCCTAAAAAGGAGTCGATAGAAAATGTCAAAAATCGCACTATTCGAGGCTCTTCCTTTAAGAAATACTATTTCTAAACGTATTCAAGAACTCTTGCAAGAACGTGACAGTGTTGCATATGTTGAGTATGATAAAGGCGAAGAATACATCAAACCTACAAAAAGTGTAGATCAAATCACATCTGAGCTGGAAGAGGCTAGAAAAGATTATCGAGATCTGGTAGTATTAATGTCCGAAGCCAACCTTAATGCTAAAGTTCTATGGGATGAAAAAGAATTGTCTATTACTGAGGCTCTTGAGTTAGCTCAGCAGCTTAGAGGTGAAGCTAATAGACTTAAAAGCTACGGCCGTTCTAAAGAAACTGAGCGACTATCATCTTACTCTGATGTTATTAGCTATCGTAAAGCAATGTTTGATCCTGAAAAAATGCAATCTAAAGGATTAAAACTTGAAAGAATGGCGAATCGCTTATCAAATGCAATTGAAAAAGCAAATCATAACTATGAAATTGAGTTTGAGGCTGCTGACAAGTATCTATAAATGCTGGGCTTTTGCCTTAGCTATGAGGGTGAAACTGATTTCACCTTGATAGCTGATGTAAAATCATCAGCACGGAGCATCAGAGAAGTAGAGAGCCGCCTTGGTTTAGAGCGTATCTGAACTGTAAGATAAAATACAACCTTTACTTGGTAGGATGGGAAACGGATAACGTTTAACAGCTTACGATTTACGTGATTTACGATTTGACGGACGTTAGACATTTAATGTGATCATATTTTGATAAAATAACTTTAACTCTGTTCTCTGTTGCTTCATTATTTAGCTCATCTGCCACGTGTAGAAGGAGTTCCTGAAGACGTCTTATAAAGGCGTCTTTTGTTATTTCGGCTCAATTAAAGTTTGCCGACTACAAAGAAAGTTTTTTGGCTAACCCGTAATTAGCCACATTCCCTGTCGATCCGAAGGCTTGTGTTCCTACGTGAGCTACTTACGTAGGTGAGATGGGGCTTTTATTTTTTGTAAATTCCTTCGGGTGTTTTCCCTCAACACCTATCCGATTTATTCATTTCTTATTATTCCCCTTCACCCCCTCTTTTCGGATTGGCCGATGTTATCGGATCATCGGACTTCCGAAGGAATTTATTTCAGTTTTATATATTAATTAAAAGGATAACAAGGAGGAAGTTTTGTATGGCAAAAGGTAGATCAAGTAAAAAAGTTAATCAAGTGAATTTAAAAGGTTTTTTAGATATGGATTCAATGGAAATAACTGAACAAATAAAAGAAGATGAATACACATATGATTTAAAAGAACGATTATATGAGTTTAATGGGAAAAACGTGTCAATCACGATCAAGGAAGAGAATGAGCTTCCTGTTAAAGAAGCTGAATAGGATGGTGATTGAATGATCGATCCTATTCAAACAAAGCGCCGCACTGATGAGAATTTAAAAGAATGGAAAATTAGACTTTGCTCCAATAAAGATGTTTATGATTTAAACTGGGAAGAAATTAAGGAGCTAATTAACAAAGAAACTGGTGAAAATAAAGGAGAATCCGCTTATAGGAAGTGGTTCAAAAACTTCATTGAGGGCGTTGAATACCAAAAAGAAAAATCAGCAGATTCAAATGCTGCCTTGATCGAATTAGAAATTAAAAAGCTTGAAGTTATGGAAGAACGAAAGAAACTTCAGGCCGTTAAACATGAATTTCATAAGGAAACACGAATAAAAGGCAGAGCTGAACTGCTTTATGAAAATGTATCTCAAGCAATTAAAGAAATTGGCACTCTTCCCCCTCCCTCATTTCAAGTGTTGGAAAAGAACGTGGGAAAAAGAGCTGCTGTTCTTGGCTTTGGTGATGAACATTTTGGTAAACAATTTAAAAGTTGTAACAATGAATACAACGAGCAAATTTATCTTGAACGTATGAACCAAATTCTCTCTGAGACTATTGAATACATAAAAAAAGAAAGCCTAGATGAATTGGTCGTACTAAATGGTGCTGACAGTGTTGAAGGAATGGCATTACGGGTATCTCAACTGACAGCTTTGCAGTACGGTTTCATTGATCAAGTTATCAAATACTCACGTTATAAGGTTGAGTGGCTTAAAGAACTTTCTAAATACGTAAAGATCAAGTACATACATATACCTTCTGCTAACCATACAGAGTTAAGATTACATAATTCAAGTCGTTTGGAAATGCCTAAAGAAGATGTTGAGCGTATCATTGCCACATATATTCATGACATGCTTAAAGACAATGAGCGAATTGAAGTTCCGCTTCAAGATGAAGCTATCGTAGACTTCAAATTACTGGAGTTTGAAATTGCAGCTTGTCATGGTCACCAATTAAAAAATAAAAAGAACGCTATTCGTGACATTTCACAATTGAAGCGAAAATTCTACGACTATTTATATGTGTCCCACTTCCATCATGGAAACATGCTTACAGTTGGCGAAGCAGCCACGCATAATATTCAGGTAATACAACTCCCTTCTGTGATGGGATCAGACGATCATAGTGATGGGCTAATGACAGGTGCTAAAGCTGGAGCTAACCTTTCAATTTATGAGTCTGGTAAAGGCCGGGTTATTCAGTACGATTACATATTAAATTAAAAACCAACTTAAGGGTTGCGACCAATCGCAAAGGAGAAATACATAATGAATAATATGGAATTTGTAAAAGAAAACATAAACAAATGTCTAGAAAAACTCACGAAATTGCGGATAGACGGAAATTATCCAGCATATAAGACTGTTGCTAAAGCTTTAAGAGAATACATTGCAATGTTCAATCATCCAAATAAAGATGAAGCTGAACATTTATCAAAAGTTATTAAGTTAGTTCTTGTTGAAAGGCAAGGTCTAGAAAGTTTTATTCGGAAATCCTTTGACGAAGAAGATTTTAAAGCCTATTACAGTTTAAGCAACGTCTATGAAGATATAAACAAAATGCTTATTGATTTAGTGTCTTCTGTAAATCAGATTGAGGAAAATCTAGATAAGCATGAGTATCACAATTACCCAAATACCGGGAATAATCTTTAAGGAGGGATTTTAATGAAACTAAGAAGGTTTTTAATTGAAAAGTTGACTGGGAACCGACCTGTAGCCCTTAATTTAAAAGTAAATGGAACATTGGATGCAGATAAAACAAAAGAAGGTTTGTTTAAAAACATTAAGTGTATCTGAATAAATCTTTAATTTTATTTGAATTTAAAGATCATTAAGAGGGTATGATTCCCCTCTTAATGATTAATGTTTTTTTGATAATATGATCATAGATGTAAATAGTGTGATGAGTGTGAGTGCTATTACAGTACTTATGATTTCAAAGATTGTTAACGTTATAACATTAAAATAAGTACCATACAATATCAAAACCAAATATATAAGTAGAGCAATGAATGAGTATTTCGTCCCTTTTTGCTTAATAAAATTTGCTCTTTCGTCTTTCTGTTTGAATTGATGATAAATATATCCTCTTGCAAAGCATATAAATGCTGCGGTTCCATACATTAGTATTTCTATAAATGATAAAGAGTTTGTTGCTACTCTAAAAAAAGCTATTACACCTAAAAGGATCAAGAATAAAACCCCAAGAAAATAGAAGTTTCTTTGAGAAGTCATAATCATCCCCCTATATAAATAATTGTTAATCATCTTCCAACAAAAAAATTTCCTCAACAATGGTATTAAATGTTTTTGCAATTTGTAACGCCAAAGGTAATGAAGGATTGTATTTACCTTTTTCAATGGAAATAATCGTTTGCCTACTTACGTTCAGCAAATCTGCAAGTTTATCTTGTGAAAAACCATATTTTTTTCTATATTCTATTACTCGATTTTTCAAAGGCATTCCCCCTTGTTTATTAATCATAACGTAAAACCCCCTTTACGTAAAGGTTACTTTACATATTGCAAGCACATTTTTAGAACGCCCAGTGATGATTAAGGTTGCCCCTCCTTCCTATTGCTGGGCGTTTTATAAAACGTGTTTAACTTAAGTATTGGAGGTGAATTAATGGCTACACAAAAAATTATGTGTTCTTGCTGTGGGAAAGTTCAAAATATAAATCAATTTTACAAATCTGAATCATTATTTAATGCTGCTACTGGAAAGCTGACAGTTTGTAAGACATGCCTTCAAACTGAATACAAAAAAGATCCTGAAAACTTAAAGCATGTGCAAAATATTTTACGCATGATTGATCGTCCTTTTATTTATGATATTTGGACAGCTTCAATTGAGGAAGCTAAAACAAAATCCAAGAATGGCGATGCTAATGTTTTTGGTGTATACATGAAAAATATTGGCATGAAAGATTTCATCGCTAAAAACTGGTCAGACAGTGAATATGATTTTGAAGATGATCAAGAACATACTACAAAAATGCTGCTCGCTAAAAGTAATGAAGATGTAACTCCAGAAGATATTGAGGAGTTTATTCAATTTTGGGGACGCGGTTTATCGGTTGAGGACTATTTGTGGCTTCAAAATGAGTACATTGATTTTACAAATCGGTATGAGTGCGATTCTAAAGGAATGGAACTGCTTATAAATCAAATCTGTCTTACAATGTTGGATATTCGTAAGCGCCGTGAAAATGGAGAGAAAGTCGATCAGCAACAAAAAACACTCCAAGACTTATTGGGTTCAAGTAATTTGAAGCCGGTTCAAGAATCAGGAGCTAGTGGCGTTGAGCAAGAGACCTTCGGAACATTAATAAAGAAATATGAAAACGAAAGGCCAATTCCAGAACCTGAGCCTCGCTGGAAAGATCCTGATAAGATCGGTAAGTACATAAAAGTATTTTTCTTAGGTCACTTATCAAGGATGCTTGGTATCAAGAATGAGTATTCAGATGAATATTGGAGCGAAATGCAAAAGCACACTGTTGAAGAGCCTGTAGATGATGAAGAAGACGAGGTAACAGAAAATGGCCTCATACAGTAACTTCACAACAGATCGTAAAAAACATAGCAGAGGTATTAACCTCTTCAATAAAGGCAGGAACTTCAACAAGAAATCTAAATCAGAAAGACTAATGGATGGTATTGGTGCTTGGGCTTCTTTTTATCGAGCAAATCCCCATCGTTTTGTAAAAGAATACTTAGGGATAACCCTTAAACTATTTCAATGTATTTTGATTTACATGATGGTACATAACCATTATTTTATGTATTTAGCTAGTCGTGGACAGGGTAAAACTTGGTTAACGTCGGTGTACTGCTGTGTTCAAGCCATACTATTTCCTGGCACAAAGATAGTCATTGCTTCAGGTACTAAAGGACAAGCAAGAGAAGTTATTGAAAAGATTGATGATTTGCGAAAAGAGTCTCCGAATTTAAGACGAGAAATTGAGGACTTAAAAACTTCAACTAATGACGCAAGGGTTGAATTCCATAATGGTAGTTGGATTAAAATTGTTGCATCAAACGACGGAGCTCGCTCAAAACGTGCAAACCTTTTGATTGTGGACGAGTTCAGAATGGTCGATTTTGAGATCATCAGTAAAGTATTGAGAAAGTTTCTTACCGCTCCAAGGTCTCCAAAATATCTTGAAAAAGAAGAATATGCTCATCTAAAAGAACGAAACAAAGAAATTTACTTATCATCCTGCTGGTATAAGGTTCACTGGTCATATAATAGGTTTGTCACCTATTTTAATGCAATGATGAAAGGATCAAAATATTTTGTATGTGGTCTTCCTTATCAAATTGCCATTAAAGAAGGATTGCTTGATAAGGATCAAGTAAAAGACGAAATGTCAGAAGAAGACTTTGATCCCATTGGTTGGTCAATGGAAATGGAAGCATTGTGGTTTGGAGAATCAGAAAAAGCTTATTTTAAATTTGAAGACCTTGAAAAGAATCGAAAGCTCGCCTCTCCCCTTTTCCCTCCTGATTACTATGACCTTATTAAAGATTCCAATTTTAAATTTGAAAATAAAAAACCTGGTGAACTAAGGTTAATTAGCAACGACATTGCTGGCATGGCAGGTAAAGATAATGACGCTAGTGTGTACACTATTTTTAGATTAATTCCAAATTCAAATGGTTATGATAGACACATTGTTTATATGGAGAGCATAGTTGGTGGACACACAGGTTCACAAGCAACAAGGATAAGACAGTTATTTGAAGATTATGCATGTGACTATATTGTTCTAGATACTCAAAGCATTGGTCTAGGTGTATATGATGCTCTTTGTCAGCCTCTATATGATAAAGAAAGAGCTAAAGAATATGAACCACTCTCTTGTATCAATGACGAAAAAATGGCTGAACGTTGCACGTATCAAAATGCCGAAAAACTCATTTACAGCATAAAAGGTAACGCTCAGTTAAATAGTGAGATTGCAGTTCTTCTTAAAGACGGATTTAAACGAGGAAAAATTAAAATCCCTATAAATGAAAATGAAGGTCGAGAGTATTTGAAGCGATTCAAGGGATACGAAGCCTTACCAGAAGAAACCAAGGCCAAATTTGTCTCATCTTATGTTCAAATCACCTTGTTGATCAATGAAATGATAAACCTTGAAGCTGAATACAGTGATAACGGACAAATCAAGCTAAAAGAACCTAAGAGCAAACGAAAAGACAGATATAGCTCCGTGGCTTATGGGAATTATGTTGCTACCCTTTTAGAACGAAAACTCAACAAACAAACAGAATATGACATTGATGATGACCTTGTCTACTTTTAAAAGAAATGAGGTGAAGTATGACTGATATTAAAAAAATCGATATTGAATCGGAGGAGTACAAAAAGCTGCTGAACGATTACAGCACCTATGTGTCTACTTTTGCATCTGGCTTTGTTTCTAACTTATTTTCTCAAGGTATTATAAGCGAAGTAGATGCAAAGCAGTTAAAAGAATATTTTTCTGATCCTGATGAATTTCAGGAAGAGATAGAAGATCTTGCTCAATATTTCTATATTTCAACCGCTGAGATTCATCAACTATTTGAGTTAATTGAAGCCCTCCCCACTTTGAATTATAAAATTGATTCCTTTACGAAAAGTAAGTCCTCTGATAAACACATATCCCTTTTAAATAAAGCCCTCCATAGAGTAAAGCATAAAAGATTAACACGCGACTTGCTAAAACAAACTGCAGCAGCAGGAACACTCGTTGGAATTTGGCTAGGAGACGATAAATCCCCCTACCCTTTTGTGTTCGACAGCGTTAAATATGTTTTTCCAGCTTTCAGAAGAAACGGTGATTGGGTTTGTTTAATCGATATGGAGTATTTTAGCAACATTAAAGAGGACTATAGAAAAGAGCTGCTAAACAGCTTTTCCCCTTTCATTAAGAATTCCGATTATGAAAACTTCCTTCAAGATCGTGAGAAATACAGATACAAGGAACTTCCTCAAGAACGGACATTTCCACTTCGAACTGGAACATTAAAAAGAAATCAGGGATTAGGTACATCATGGGTTACACCAGGATTGTATGATGTTCTACATAAAAAGAAACTCAAAGATGTTGAAAGGGCAATTGCTAATAAAATCATTAATGCAGTTGCGGTTTTAACTATCGGGACTGATAAGGGAAAAGGTGAATACACAAACCTTAAACTTCCAAAGGCAGTAAAACAAAAAGTACACTCTGGAGTTAAAACTGCTTTAGAAAAAAACAATAAAGATGGGGTTACAGTTGTTTCAATCCCCGACTTTGCAAGTTTAGCATTCCCAGATGTGAAAGCTGATGGATTAGACGGAGCGAAGTTTGATCATATCAACAGTGACATACAATCCGCTTATGGTTTATCAGGTTCTCTGTTAAATGGTGAGGGTGGCAACTATGCAACGTCCTCATTAAACTTAGATACCTTTTACAAAAGAATTGGCGTCTTAATGGAGGAAGTTGAACAAGAAGTATATCAAAAACTCTTTAACCTTATCCTTCCTGCAGGTCAAAAAGATAATTATTACATGAACTATGACAAAGATAAGCCTTTAACTCTTAAAGAAAAGATGGACATTCTCATTAAGCTTAATGATAAAGGATGGTCAATTAAACATGTTATCGACAACATTGCAGGCGTATCATGGGAAAGTTATTTGGAACAAACTTTATATGAAACAGATGAGTTAAATCTTCAAGATAAGATAAGGCCTTATCAAACATCCTATACATATACAGGCAATGAAGTTGGACACCCTGTTGTAGATGAGAGCACTAATGAAAACACTATTAAATCTGCAACATCAAATGGAAACATTCTACCAGAATAATTTGAGCGTGTTTTGAAAGGAGGTGAAGAAACGTTTGACCAAAGAACAAAAGAAAAAAATTTTTCAATTGCAGCTTAATGAGATAAAGAAAACAGATGATCCCACAAAACTCCCCTGCACTTTTATCATTTTTGACTTTGAGACATCTCATAACAATACAGTGATTTCTAAGGAAGTTGCCTTGGACGCCTCCCCTACAATTATCAATAAGCCTATTGTTGCAAAATATCATGAGGTTGAAGGAATCAATACAGCTACTGACGCTCTTGGATCGCATGAAGCATATTTAGGCACTGATAAACACGGTGAACTTGAAGTTAAGACAGATACTACCCCAATCGGAGTGTTTACTTCTGAAGGATACATTATGGAGATCGATACCGCAGAAGGGAAAAAAGAAGTTTTGGCCGCAGATGCAGTTTTATGGAGTTCGCGATTCAGTGATGCATGTGAACTTTTGTTGGAATGGTATTCGCGGGGCATCAATATAAACACAAGCTGTGAAATTCTATATTCAAATTACTCTGTTAAAGATGGAATTGAGTACATTGAAACGCCCATTTATTTAGAAGGTCACGCAATCTTGAACTCTGAAAAGCGTGGTGAATACGATGTCGTCCTCCCCGCTTACGATTCCTCTCGATTGGTGAGCTTTAATGAGATGCAAAAATTTGAGAAATTAGTAGCACAAGCCGCTATTCAAGAAAAACAAAAGGAAGGTGAAAAAGTGGATAAATTCAAAAAGGTTTTTGAATTATCACATTCAGACATAAGATCACTTATCTATAATCAGCTTGATCCAACTCTTGAATCAAACGAGGAATCATATATTGCTGATGTGTATGATACATACTTTATTGTAAACATTTATAGCTGGTCTGAAGATAATTCTTACGACAAATATTACAAAGTTAACTACACCAAAAATGGGGATACTTTGACAATTGATTTGGACTCTAAAACTGAAGTCTTCTTAAAAAGAAATTGGGAAGAAGTTGTCCCCGAAGATATCCAAAGTCAACTGAATGAGAAAAACAAAAAAATTTCAGAGCTCTCCGAGCAATTTAATGAAATCAAGGAGAGTAAAGCTAAGCTTGAAGAGCAGTTTAATGCAGCAAGCGAAAAACTCGTTCAGTTAAATTCTGCTGTAGAAGAGCTAAAACCGTTCAAAGAAAAACATGAAAAAGCAGAGTTCGAAAAAAGAATCCAAGAAAAGAAAGAATTCTATAAATCTAAATTTGAAGCTCTCAATGCTGAAGAAAAATTTGAAACTGAAGAAGTTCAAAATCTTATTCTGGCATCTGCTAAAGAAAACGAAGAAACCGATAAAGCAGTTCTTCAATTGAATTCAATGTTGGTTGATCTTGTAGATCATGCAACTGATCAAGATAGAATTTTTATTAGAGAGATGTCCAGCAAACGTGAAAAATTACTAAAAGATGACGATTCATTTGAATCACGATATTCATCTTAAAAAATAAAATGGAGGATTTATAAATGGCTACTAGACTACAAACTGCCCTAACAGAGGTAGGCACCCACACTACTGGTAACTTGAATTCATTAAAAATCAAAACTCTTGCTCACGGTGCTAAGGTGTCTGGATCAGATATCGATAACTTTATGCTTGTGGAACTAGGTTTTGATGAAGAAGGAAACCGCATTGTAAAAAAACTTTCCGACAAAAAGCACAGAGCTTATTTAATTGCAGCTCCAGAAGTTCGTTATTTAGGCGAGTCCTTGACTGATTTCTATAATGCTAAAGGTGAACATGCTCGTATCGTTATTTTGGAACCAGGATACACACGTTTTGATGTTTCTGCTTTTTCTTTGAATGAAGGCGTCAAAGAAGTTAAACGAGGACAAGTGGCTCACTTTGATATTAAAACTGAAAAATACATTTTAAGTGACCCCGCTTCACCACATGCTGACTTTGCAGACTCTTCTGCTAAATTCCTTGTTGTAAACAGCGAGGATGATCTCCAATACACAATGGGACAAAAGCTCGTACGTCTCGAAGTAATCACAGGATCAGAAACAGGATTAGTCCCAGGAACAAGTGTAGAAACTCAAACTAAAGCCGTAGACATTGGTGATTAATACATAAATTTGAACAAACACTTATTTGAAAAGGAGTACATTATATGAAACTTGACACTGTGAAAATTAAAGGCTTATTCAGCCGTGTGGTTAACAATAAAATGAAAGCCACAGATAAATCAGATATCGAAACTTATATTAAAAAAGTATTTGGTGATGGAACTGTTACTCCTGATCCTTCCATGTTGCATCAGTTTAATACACTTGTTGTTCAACAAGCTGATGAGATCGCAAAACCGATGGTAACGAATCTTCTTTCGCTATTTGCAAATCTCGAACAAGAGAAGCCTGGGAATCTAAAACTAATCAGAATCCCTAAGAAAAACAAAGCAAAAGTGATTTGGTCTGCTAGTGGATCAGGCGTAGATCTGGTTCGAGTTGAAGGTCGGGAGAATGTACCTGCTGTTCCTCAAACCCTATCTACTGGTTTTTACTACGAGCCACTTGATCTTGTAACTGATTCTGTTGAGTACTTCAACAAATTAGTTAATGATATTGCCAATGCAAAAGTTCGTTTGTATTTGGATAATATTCATCAATTAACTGCGGCTGCCATTGCTAAAGGAAAAATCCCACCAAAAAACGTTTCTGTTGGTTCAAACCTAACACTAAAAAAATACAGTGAAGTTGCCTCTGTTCTTCAACGTTATGGAGGTAGACCGGTATTCATCGCCGATTCCCTACTCATTGATTACTTTGCTTTCCAACAATCTACAGATTCTACATATAAAAACCTTCTAACTGATGGCATTAAAAATGAACTTTTGACTGCCTTAAACCCTGCTACAATTGGAAGAACCACTGCAGTAAACCTCATAAACCCATTTACTGATGCAACTAACTCAAAAGTTGAACTTCCTGTAAATAAAGGTTACATGTTTGCTGGTGGTGTATCACAAAAACCATTTTCAATTGTTGAGTATGGTGGACTTCGCCAATATACAGAACAGGATATCGAAGACGAAAGAGTCAAAATGAAAATTGCTCAATCTGCTTCTGTCAACCTTCTGTTTGGTGAGGCAATTGGAATTATCGAGGAGCAAGCAGCAGTATCTATTTAAGGATTTAAATATAACAATAAGGATTTATTAGGAGGAAGAAATGGCTGAAACAGTTAAATTGGCTCGATATAGAAACACTTCTTATTTTGTTGGAGACACTGGAGATGGCACACATAAACAATACACCTGGGCAGGAAGCAAAAACGGTAAGGCTGACATTAAAGAAGTGCCAAAAGAGGTCGTTGAATGGTTGACAATGAACAGCGTCTGCTTTGATAAAGGTGAATTGGTTATTGTCGATGAAGATGACTCAACAAAAGAACTTAAAGAATCTATTGTTGATGCAGAGACATATTCAAATAACACCCACACAAAAGAAGAAATCACAAAAATGATCAAAACAGGTAACATTGCACAAATGAAAAGTAAACTTGAAAAGATAACAGTTGACTCGGAAAAACAGTTTGTTATTGATGTTGCCTCTGAATTCAGTGATGATATCCCTGCTGGGAAACTTAAAGCATTAGCTGAATGGATGGGTGTCGAAGATCCTTCCTTGCTTTTTGACTAGGAGGTTCAATAATGACTTCTTATGATGAAATTTGGGAGTTTTTCTTGCTAAACTGCAAAACGTCTGATATCAATTTACCCACAGACGAAACTCTAATTTATAAGTCTATAAGGAATGCAGTTCTTCGATTCAACAATCGACTTCGCGACAAAAAAATAAAGTGTAACGATGAAACCGAAACGGTAAATAGAGTAATGAACGAGGATGATTTATTGATTCTCGTTCATTATTTACGTCTAATTTTTTTAACTAATGAACAGACTTTTTTCCAGACAACATGGCAGCCATTTGCAAAAGACGTTGGCGTTACTAACTATGGTACACAAATCAATTCATTAGGAAAGTCTATCGAAGAGCAAAAAGCAGAAATTGATCGCCTCATTATGAATACAGAGGTGGACTATTTATGAGCAATAAAAGTGTTTTTCACCCCTTTGATGAAGGACAAGTACCTTTCTCATTACAAGAGCACTGCGTAAGATTAAGCAAGAAAAACAACTCAGTTCTTTATAAAGTAGAGCAACATCTAAATAAGAAAATGCTTGCTGATGCAGAACTGGCTGAAATTCGTGAAATCATTTTGGACGTGAGTGCTGAAATCGTAAGATTAGGTCAATACCTATCCGGTGATTTAAATGAAGGACTTTAGAAATTATCATCAGATTGATGCTAATAAAAAAATTGAACATGATGGAAAATTGATTTTTCAGGCTGGTCTAAAAGGATTTCAATCCGAGACTGTATCAATTGACGGGAAAGAATCGATACAGTGTTTGATCACATCGAAGTATTCCAATGGTGATGGAATGACTAAATATATTCTTGGACTGCCCGAAGATATCTATATTGGAGGAGTTGTTAAACGGGGTACTGAGCAATGGTTAATCAGCACATTCCCAAGCTTTAATAAAATTTATAAAAAAGCAGAAATTAGACTGTGCAACTCCTCAATAAAGATAACCACAAATGACAAATGGATTGATTCAGACAAGATAAGTGAAGTTACTGGTAAACCAATCAAAGTTAAAGTGCCTGGAGAAGTTATTGAAATACCCTGCATTTTTGAACGATCCGCATCTATAAATGGGACTGACCTCGCTGTAAATCTCCCTGACGGCCAAGCGAACATCACAATTCCAAATGTAAATAACGACAAAATTAAAATTGGGCTCCTCCTCTCTTTCTTTGGTGAGGATTATCTTGTTAATGACATCGACTATTCAAAGGTTTATGGAGATCACGGCACAATAAAATTAATTGCTAAAAAGAAAGTCGGAGGTGATGGTAGTGCATGAGCAATATGGTTGAACACATGACCAAGATTTTCAGAACATTGATTAATGATTCTGAGCTCAACAGGCTTCTGTATTATAAGGACAACCCCCTCTCCCCTGACCTCCCTGATGTTCAGGACTTAGAAGGCTATGAAGTCGAAACAACTGTTGAAGAAGATGGAAAAGTCCGCATTATCCCCCCTATTTTCAAGACAATCTTCAAAAGAGCTCCCAAAACCGATGACATTACTGAATCACCAATCTGTAGAGTATGCATGTATTTGGGAAGTGGCTTATCAAAGCCCTCTAATCAAAGCTATTTGCTTATGGATCAAGACCTTCATATTGATGTCTACACTCATATTGAGACATACGAAGAAAATGAATTTAGATCTTTAAAAATTTTGGACAGGTTATCTGAGCTTCTTTTCAATAAAAATATCGCTGGCTTCGGAAAAGCTATGGCTCCTAAAAGAATGCTGATCGGAAACCCACCTGCTGGGTATTTGGGTTATAAAATGATTTTCACATTCGGAGCAATGAAATGAACGAAAATTCTCAAGAACTATTTATATTAGGTATCCCCGTTGACACTCCTATTGGTAAGTGTCATTTCCTCAAAATGAAGGATTATAACGACTATGCGGCATACCTGAACTTATTAAAGATGAGTAAAAATGAGATTGTTTATAGATATAGCCAGCTTAATAAAAACGGTGAATTAAACGAGCTTATTGAAGAAATGAAGAAGCTACCTCTTTTGGATATCGTTAATCAATTACCAAATTTCAATGAGGCTTATTCTGAAGTGTTCCAAAAGGTCTTTCAGAATGAGGATATATTTGAATTAATTGATCAAGACAATTTCACTTCAATAAGAAAACTCATTATAGAAATGCACTGTCTCAAAGAAGAAAAGATTAGTCCAAACCCAGAAGTTCAACGAAGAATCGAACAAAGTAAAAGATTAAAAAGACAAGAACAAGAGCTGCTTGAAGTGTATGACATGATTAGTTCAATTATGGCCTTTACAGGTGTCCCATACAAAGAAATTGCAGAGATGACAATGTATCAAATGTATATGACCTTTTATCGCATTGATAGGATCAAGGATTACGATACATCTATTTTATTTGCAACAGTATCCCCTGAAGCAGGTAAAAATATCAAACACTGGAGTGAACATGTTGACCTCTTTAAAGAAGAGAGTCATGCACTGACAGATGAACAAGTCAAAAACTTAAAAAGGTTGTTTCAAGGCTGATTAATCATCAGTCTTTTTTTATTTAAATTCAAGGAGGATATTTAATGACCAAAAAAACAGTTATTCATGATACAGCAGATGTCTATTGGAAAAGAAAATCCGATGGACATGTAATTTCTGCTGCCGAAGCTCAATTGGCTTCTATTTCTCAATCAATTTCAGAAGAAGAGTTAAAAGGTGGTATTGGAAACAAAACTCTTTATCTCCTTCGTTCTGATAAGTCAATTGATGCAAAAGTTAAAAATGCATTCTTTGACATGGAATTCATGGCAATGACTCAAGGGGTTGCAATTGAAGAAAACAAATTCAATGTATTTGAACGCGAAGATGTAACAGTTGATACAGATAAGACAGTTAAACTACAGAAAACTCCTGTTGGTACGGTATCACTTAAAAACAGCAAAGGTGCAGCTGTACAAGCTGAAATTAAAGATGGCGTAGTTGCGGTTCCTGAAGATTTTGCTAAAGAGGGAGATGTACTAACTGCAGTATACAAAGTTGAAGTAACTGGTGAAACAGTAGAAATCAACACGAACAAATTCTCTGAAATGTACGAGCTTGAATATCACACTATCGAGTATGATCCAGATACTGGTGTGGTTTATAGTGACCTCTATATTCAATTCGACAAGGTTGCACCATCTGGAGAATTTGAAATGTCTCTTGAGAACGGCTCTGCTTATACACCAGAGCTTTCATTTAAAGTTCTTGCAGCAGACAGCAAAGGTAAAATTGGTAGGTTCGCACGAGTGCCTCGAACTGAAACCAACACACCTGTAACTCCTCCCCCATCTCCAGATACAGGAACCCAAACAAAAGCTGTAGATATTGGTGACTAATAATCAAAATTCAAAACATAAATAAGGAGAGATTCTATTATGGCAGAACAATTTCTAAACGAAAGTAACGGAGTATTCACTTCTGCAGAGAACGATGGCACAGGTAAACCAGTAACTCCCGTATATCTGAAAGATAACAGTGAGGACAATCCATTATACATTAAAGGAATGCAGGGTGAACCTGGTCCACAGGGGCCAAAAGGTGATAAAGGTGATAAGGGAGATAAAGGTGACAAAGGCGATCCGGCTGTTATTGAAGAAAAAAGCATTACTCATGAAATGCTTGGTGACAACATTGTCAGAAGTAACAATATTGGCACCGGCAGCGTAATGCTGGTTAACTTAAACAGCGAAGTAAAGGCCGTTTTAGATGGTTTACAAAAGCAAATCGATGAGTTGAAAGGCGGAACATCTAGTTAACTAAAAGTACTATCCGATTACTGAAAATAATGACGAGGGGACTTCTCCCCTCTTCTTTTTTATTTCAATAAAATACAAGTTTTATACAAATCAATGTAAGGAGGCTGTAGATGTCAGTTTGCGATTATAAGAAATTGCCTCGAAAAATTGAACCCTTAGTTACCCCCTTCACCTTTCACGATTCCGTCACTGAAGCCGGGGAAGGAGAAAAATTCATTGTTGGGTCACATCGAACACTAACAGTAGAGATTACAGGTGACTGCACTTCAAGAGAAGTTAAGTTTTATGCTGTCACTCAAGATGCGAAAAAGATCACTCTTGAAGGAATAAACTCTTCTAATCACATGTTTGGCGCTAGTACACTTGGCATTGATGAAATTTGGGAGTTCGACATTGCTGGGAAGACCGCAGTTCTACTTGAAGTGACAAAGATTAATGGTGGTTCAATTACCATCAAAGGAAATGCGGTGACATAACGATGGATAATCTCTCAAGAGCACAGAACAAAGAAAATGAAATTAAGATTGAAAACCTTAAAGGGACGTTTTCTGGTTTCGAAAAACACAGTCTTGATGTAGAAAAAGAATTAAAGTCAACAATCGATCAGCTTACAGACTTGATGAATTATCACATAAATAATAAATCAAACCCTCATAATGTTACATCAGAGCAAGTCACGATCATTAGTGACCCATCACCATTTCAAGATGCTTCTTACTCTGGAGATAACTATCCAATGGGAATTTCAACATTTCATCTATCATCGGGTTCAGTTGGTTATCCAAGTTCCTATGGCGAGTGTTTAAATATAAAGACAACTAAATACCGATTCGCTCAGTTTTTCTTTCATGCTGGAAATCGTGATGATCCAAGAATTTATCTTCGTCATTGGTATCCATCTTCAGGATGGACAGAATTCATTACTGTCCCCTCTTCTTCTGATTTAGATTCTGCTTTAGCTGCTGCAAAAGCTTATACAGATGATCATGCGAATAACAAAGAAAATCCACATTCAGTTACAAAAGCTCAGGTCGGCCTCGGAAACGTTGATAACATACAGCAGGCAGCAAAGTCCGACTTTGATAAACACGATTCAGATAACACACGTCATATCACTTCTGATGAACGAAAAAAATGGAACGCTGCTCAACTCTTTAAAATAACAGCCGATTCGGGCACGCAAAAAATAAACCTTACATCTGGAACGTTTTATGATGCTTTGAAGGACGTCGGAACTGTCTCTTTTTTTGGTACGAACGCTGTTACAGATTCCCCCTCCAAGAGTAGTCTTAGAGGAATGCAGTTAGTAGGACAAGCTGGAATAGGCATGGGATATGCCGCAGATGCAAGTGGCAATGCCTGGTGGTTTTACTATAACGGAAATCAGACGGCAATTAACTGGATTCCTATAGAATCGACTACAGGAGCTCAAGCGAAGGTAGACGCACATGCCAATAATACAACTGTACACATTACTTCTGCAGAACGTGAAAAGTGGAATAACTCTCAGCTATACAAAATAACTGGTGACAACGGAACCCGTACAAAATTGGCGGATGGAACGGACTTGATAACTTTACCCACTGGTTTTTATTATGCGTCAGGTACCCAAGTGAAAAACAATCCTGCACCAAATGATGCCTCTTGGTTTAATTATGATGTAGTTGAGACTGGAATGGGTAGAAGAACAATATTTGCATGGCGTAGTTATGATAATACTCTATGGCACGCAACCACTCACACGGATGGGGTTTTTAAAGGCTGGAAAAGAGTTCTTACGGATGTAGACATATCTGCAACTTGGAATATGGTTACTTTAATCAATGGAGCACAACAAGACTCTACTTATCCTTTTAAATTCTCTGTAGTAAATAACGTAATCTGGTTAAGAGGATCATTTGGATCTTTACCTGCCATTGGAACTAACATTGCAAAGTTTGCCAATGCCCCTACCCAATTGGTTGATTTGGTTGTCCCTACTGTTGGCTCTTATGGAACAGCTCGATTTGCTTTTACTACAGAAGGATATCTTCGTTATGACGGGGTAAACGCTAATGATCCTGCTAGTGTAACTAGGGTTTCCTTTAATCTTGGAATTCCGTTATGGTAAGGAGGGATTAAGATGCATGTTCTTTTTTATGATGAGAATTTCAAATATGCTGGTGAAGGTGACATCGATGTTAACCTTGAAGCTGGCGAAAAACTTCCGCCTAATTGTACATCAACTTTATCTTCCGGTAATTTAATCGATCCTAAATACGATCCAGAAAAAGACAAGTGGGTCGAAGCAGCTACACCAGAATATATCGAGCAAATAAAACCGTCTAAACCTGCACCAAGTGAATTGGAATTATTGAAAAAACAAAACGCACTACTCTCCTATCAGTTAGCTCAGGTTCAAGCAGAAATTGAAAAATTGAAAGGTAGCGTCGCATCATGAAGTATCCTGATTATGCTACGATTAAACAATTTTATGATTGGGGCTGCTATGAAGACGATTCTATTATGAGAGATTACGTTGAGTGGGGTCATATTACTCCTGCTGAGTATGAAGAAATTACAGGCAGAAGTTATGATAAACCGTTCATTAATGTCAGTGTGGATTTAGGAATGTGTGTGACACCTTAAGAGGTGTTTTTATTTTGGATTTAGAAGGAGGAAACATGATGACAACGCAAAAATTAACGCTCAGTCATATTAAAGAGGATAATAAAAAATACAACGAGAAGCAAAGAATTGAATTGAATAATCAATTTCACACTTATATTTATCCGAATTTCGATCCAACAAGGATAAACAAGATGATTAAAACTCTTATTAGTGACTATGTTGAGATCCAGTCGAAAAAAGGAGTTAAAACTGATTTGGGCGCTGGAGATCTAGCTTATCTCTATACAGTTATTGAATTTAGTGATATTGCTGATATGCCTAAGACTTTAACAGCTAAAATTAAAATGCTTGAAGAAGTTGCTAAATCAGAGCACATTAGAACTATTCATGAAGCCTTCCCTAAAGAAAGTTTAAAAAAAGTTGAAGATGCTGCTAATGGTTTTGTTGATTTTATATCAAGAGCAGCAAATGAAAATGCAGACAAAATAAACGAAGACATCCTAAAAAAAGTTGAAGAGCTTACTAAAGAGGACAGCTAATGGCGACTTATAAAGATCTCGCCATTTTAGTACAAAAAGAAGCTTTAAAGGCCATCCAGCAATCAAATAGTAGCACCAAGCAAACGCTAATTAAAACTGGCCAGGATCATGTTGAAACAGATGTTTATGATGTTTACGACCCCCTCGTTTATGAAAGAACTCATGAGTTAAAAAGCTCCTTTGTAACTGAAAATGAAGTAAACGGGATCTCATTGGATAACATTCGCGAAGATGATGGGCGTGACGTTGCAACGATTGTTGAAACTGGGCAAGGTTACACATATCCAGATGAACATGGTTATGGATATGGAAAACCAAGACCTTTCATGGCTAACACTGCTGAAGCTTTAAAGGATGGCCGCTTAGTTGAAGCTGTGTCCAAGGATGTGAACAGGCTCGGATATAAGACAATAAAATAGTCGGTGGTGGATTAATGGCAAAAGAAATTAAGAAAAATATGATACGCCCTCGTGCAAAGAAGCTGCCTGAAGTAACCGATGAAATGTGGTCTCAGGTTGATGAAGAGCACAGAAATTTAACACAAGAATTTTTGGACGCTCACTCATTCCGTGATAAAACAAGAAAACAGTACACCTCCTCCCTTCGGCAATTCTTCTGGTGGGTGCATAATTCTCTTAATGGGAAGAAATTATACAAAATCACTAAACGTGACTTCATTAGGTATCAAAGTTTCCTCAAAAATAGAGGCATGTCTTCTAGTGGTATTGCACTTAAAAAAGCTGGTGTTTCTTCTTTAAACAACTATATTGAAAACGTTGTGGCTGAAGACGATGACAATTATAAAACATTCAGGAACTTTACCCGCGGCCTCCCTGCTATTCCTAAGACAGTCACTTATGAGAAAGTAAAGATTACATATGAAGACTATCAAACAATGATGAATGCGCTTGAAGAAGATGAGAATTATTTAGGAATGGCCTGGCTTGCAACTGCTTTTAACGTAGGAGCTAGGAGAGCTGAAATTATTCAGTTTAAGACAGAAATCTTAGATTACCCTATCCCTGACGGACAACCCTATGTGTTGTCGCATAAAGTGTTTGGTAAAGGTAGTGGTGAAGGCAAGGTATTGGAATATATGATTAACACCGAAACTCTAAGATATTTAAAGCTGTGGCACGAAAAACGTGGATATGACCACGAATACCTCTTTACCACTACATACGGTGGACAACCAAAACAAATGTCAGAAACGTGGGCTGATTATTTTTGTTCCGATGTTTTATCAGACATTCTTGGCCGCAGAATTAACCCTCACCTTTTTAAAGCCTCTTGTATCACCTACTTACTCGAAGTCAAGAAAATCAAGATTGAACTTGTCAGCAAATACATTGCTCAACACGAGGATGTTTCCACTACAATCAAACATTATGATCTTCGTGACTTTAAAGAAGAAAAGAATCAAATATTTATGTAAAATCACTCTTTTATTCAAAATCAAGATCCCTTTCATGAGGGGTTTTGCTTTTGCGTGAAATAAAAATTTTGTAAAAAAAGAAGGTATTTCCTCCTATTCTGTCGAATCGATTATTCATCAAGTTTTGGGAGGATCAAATGATTAAACCAGATTTTAGCAAATTTAACAATCTATCAAATAATATTAAAGCTTCTGATTCAGAAAAAGTTTGGAGAGAGTTTCTCCTCGCATCTTTTAACTTTGTAAATCACTGTTCTTATAAAGTTAATGAAGATGAGCTGTCAGAAATAACAAAAAGCCTACAGAACTGGATTCAGAGAAGGCGGTACAATCAATATAAGGAAAGGAACAATATAGTAACACCACAACAAGGGGAAATCTTTTTAGCCGATTTAGGGCTAAATTTTGAATTTGCTTATTGTCATCCTGTTCTAATTCTCGATGAAATTGAAAACAAATTGATCGTGTTGCCTGTTACATCAAGTCCCGACAAAGTGAAAGATGCTTTTCATCCAATAACAAATCCTTCTGGACTTAAACGTTACAGGAGGGTCACTCCTGCTGATGGATTTGAATCTGAATCAGCTATTGTAATGGATGAATTGAGGATTATAAGTAAAGGGCGATTATTGAATAAGATATCCTCTTTGAATGAAGATATTTATTTAGTGGGATCAATTTTTCAAGAAGTGATTGAAACTTCCTTTTCATTGCTTTATAGCCTACAGTATCAAAAAATCAATGATATGGAACAAGAAATTGCTGAACTAAGAGATGAAATAAAGGTTTTAAAAGAAAAAAACCATCAAGTTTAAAACAACCATTGACAAAATATAAACTTAGATGTATTATAATAGTAACAAAAATGTTAATCGCTTTTTAAGAGTGCATCCTTACAGAGATGCACCGATTAATAACCAATCCCACTTAATAATAAGTGGGATTTTTACTTATTGTCCACTTAAAACGTACTCTCCACAAAGGAGACGATTGGTGGATTGAAGAGATGAAAATGAAATAATTGAGATTCGGTTATAAGTGAGTTAATCCCATCTTCCTTCCAACCGAACTACAGAACTATTTGAACTACACTCCCCCCACCTTTCAGTGGGGGTTTTGTCTTATGTGGATTACCTTTTACTTCGTTTAATAATACGATGAATCATTAAAGCACAAACAAATATGGAAAATAAAACTGTTAATACTACATTACTTAAACCATATAAAGAATTAAGAAGCAATACTGTGATAATATACAATATCAAAAATATGTAAAACACTTATCGATATTTCCCCTCTCTTACTAGTTTTGTACCAACGACAAGAAAAGAGCTGATGTTTGTTATTTTATAGTCCATCTATTAATGCTAAAAGTTCTGGGTCATTAATTTTAAAAATCATAAATTGAATATAATCAATTTTGTTTGTATCAGGGAAATGACAAGTGGTTATGGTAAAGTTCGTAGCATGTTTTCCTAACAGTCCAGCAATACGCAAGGCGATATCTACATTTTCAAAGTCAATATTAAAGCTTGCATAATCTTGGTCGGCATAATAGTCTTTTATTTTTGAATCCTTAGGATTTGGTGGGTTTGACATAGCATTTAGGGTAACCTTGAATTTTTCAGGGTCAAAATTAATCAATGTTAAACCTCCTGCATTTTGGTAATTAAAGTATAGCACATCTCAGTCTTCAGTTTTATCTTCCCCTTTAAAATTTTCCACATTTGCCCGATAATAGATTCGAGGTGAACATGGTGGAATTTAGTGAAATCGTTAAAGATCAGTTGGCAACAGCAAAATTAAGAAAATTAACCAAGTTTATTCGAAAAGAGTTTCCTGCAAAGGGGCAACCCCATTCCGAACAAGAGCGAAAGTATGAGGCTCTTAAAAAGTTAAGTGATAATGATCTTTCCTCTGGAATAGCTCGGATGGTGCGAATTGAATCGAGTTTTGATCATTCGAAATTTGCTGCGCTTTTTGTTGTGATATTGACCTTATTATTTGGTGCATTCAAAGTTGTATTCGTTGATGACAAACAACCTCTTGGGAGTGGAGTTTACTTCACATTCACGGTGTTTGCAGTTTCATTGATTTTCATTGCTGTTGGATTGGATAAAAGAGACATGACAACAGCCAGTTACTTTAAAGCATTGCTTGAGCAAGCTAAGGCTGATAAAACGGATGAAAAAGAGATTGAAAAAGACACCCCTACTCCCCAAATACGGTCTAATAATCGTATTGAAGTAAACGCTCAAACAGGTTGGCTATTTTGGAAAAAAGATAATTATAAACAAGCGAAGGATTTGGACGAGGTTTTACTGAATTGGGCGGATGAAGAAGTAATTAAGTATATTAACGATTACTTTGGTTATTGGACAAATAATAGCAAAAAAGCTGAATTACAAAGAATTAGGGGCTTAGATTTAGACATAATTATATTGGGAATTGGAAGGATGAAAGAAATCGAGGAGTCTTCTGATAACTCGAAAATAATTCCCGGATTGAGTGCAGGCTCTGTTTTGTTAGTTACCCAAATTTCAATTTACTATAGATTTATTTCCGATCCTTACTGGTTAGGCTGGAGCTTAATGTTATCTTTTGTTGTCTATTGTTTATTATTGTTTGGTATCAAAAGAGGCATTAATTATCGTTCACAAGCAGCTCAATATAGAAGTTTATTAGAACAAGTGAAATCTGAAATGGAGAAGGCATCCTAATGGGTGTCTTTTTTATTTTGAAATTGTAGGTGAATTACCCAACATTTTTCTGTAAAATTAATTTAAAGGAGTGTCAGGATGGAAAACTTCGTAGCAATTTTAATTTTTACTTTACCAGGATTACTGAGTTATTTTTGGATTCAACTTTTCGGATTACATCCAGCAAGTAAACATATAAACTTTGAGATAGCAGCTATAAGCGCGATTTTATGGTTCCCTGTTGGCATGGTTGTGCTAGGCATTTATCAGCTAACAGCAATGATTGTAAATGCAAATTCAGTAAATAATCCTTGGTTATCAGTTCGTACTCTAAGTGACGTTCTTGAATTATCAAATAATATTGGTTTCCTGGTTTACTTTGTTTTGTTCAGTGTTATCTTCAGTTTTCTTTTTTCTTGGTTCGTGTCAAGGTTCGGTTACAGATGGATGATCAGATTAGTGAATGTTGTGAGGAGAGGAAGTGGAACTGCTGAACTTTCAGGAACATCAACTGTTTGGAATGAGACTTTTCTTAAAAATGATGCTCAGCTCGTTTCATTTAGAAAAATTGATAATCCTGATGAAGTAATCTATGGAGAAATAAAAAAAGTGTCCAGACCTGTGGAATTAGAAAGAAACCTACTGCTCACTAATATAGATAAATGGACAAAAGTTTTAAAAGATAATAAAGATGTTGAGGTAGCCAACATCTTTATTGATACTAAGACAGGTTTTATTATTTCTATCTACGATACAGATTCCGCAATGGCAGCTTATAATAAAATTTATGAAACCGAAGAAAATGAAAATTAATTCTTAGGCTTTGGTTCCCTTTTTATTAGCAAAGGTTTATCGGCTGAATTTTGCGCATGTCTTGGTGTGTTCATTGCATTCTCAGTCGGTCTACTATCTGGTCTAATTTCTGCTGCTCTGTTATCTGGTCTTTTTTCCATAACAATCTCTCCTCGTTTGGTAATCATTCTAATCGTACCACAATTTAGGGAGGTTTTCCCTCCCCCTCTTTAAAATTTTCCATTTGTGTACGATAATCACTATGAGGTGATTTTTCAATGAGTGCTGATGAATATTATAAAAAATATTTAGAAGAGAGTTTAATTAAGCTCAAAACCCCAGAACTCATAAAATTTATTAAAAGAGAATTTCCTGAAGAGGTGAATTATAACCATGAGGTTCACCAAAAGAAAATTGAAATTTTGAAATCCCTATCTACAACAGACTTATCGGCAGCTATCGCTAGACTATCTAGAATTGAGCGAAAGTTTGATCATACTAAATTATGGACTATAGGCGCTGTTTTTATTGGTACAGCTCTTGTTAATTTACAAATCTTATTTAAAGTAAACCTTACAAAAATTTCTGAGGAAAATTATATTAATTGTTTATTGTATGGTATTGCTGCCTTAACAGTGTGTTATATCATGTATAGGGGCATCAGAAAGGATAAGAAAATATCAGATACAGCAGCATATTTAAAGGACTTGATTGAACAGGTTAAATCAGATAAGTAACATTTTAAGCTGAAAAAGAAAAGGCATCTTAATGGTGTCTTTTAATTTTGAAATTGCAGGTGGAAAACCCATGAAAAAATATGAAGTTTTAGAAATATTTGAGGAGGTTCTTGAAGAATGGTTTTTCGCTGAATCGGCTCTCATAAGCCAATGCGGAGATGATTGTGATGAACTTGAAAGGAGAGAAAAATTGTTTAGGCAGCGTTTTATTGAGGCGTTGAATAAAGAATAACCATTGCCCCCTCTGTTTGATTTCTGTAGATGAAGATGAAAAGAATACCGTCATTTTAAATGACAGTATTAAAAGTTTAAAAGACTTGTCGGTTAAACCGACAGTGGGTGTAGTTTAAATCGACACCCTTCCCTTCTGCTCAAGATAAAGATCTATGAAAGGAAAATTGGGCTGTGTTTATTCTTTCTCAACGTACTATAAAGCTCCCTCACTGAAAAAGCGAGGGAGCTTAAATTAGAGAGCTTTATTTAACTCATGTTTAATCCAAAGTTCGAAGTATTGAGTCGCCTCATCTTCACTTAAATCTTTACTTGTTATTGAAAATATCTTACAACCAAATGGATCGATTTTTGAAAACCTCAAAGGCGGCTCATCCATTGTATGATCCTGAAAGTTAAAGTAAACGTCCCAAACATCAACATCTAGTCTCTTTAATCCTACTGCTTCAAGATCTAATCCCTTTTTATTGTAACTAATATGTAGATGTTGCGTTTCATCATAATTCATTAGGAAACCCTCCCTTTAGAAAATGATATGATGTTTTTTCATGTTAGGCGGCACATGGTAATGAAGTTTATAGGGGCCTCCTGTCTTAACTGGATAATAATCTAATCTGAAAATTGGTTTTCCAGTAGATTTTAAACGAACCTGAATAATTCTGCCACCACCACCGGGGCCATCGATCTTATATTTACTAGGCGCTTTTAAAGCTTTTTGGACATATGGCCTCGCAATCGCCCAACCTTTTTTCATCCCAGATCTGCCAACTTTGCTAATTAAGACCCTTAAGGCAGCAGCAACTATTGGTATCCACATCGGTTTTATCTCTGCTTCCTTAACTTCTTGTTTAGCTAGTTCTTGTTCTAGTTCCTGAAATACCGGATCTGCTATCAAAAAATCAAATTCTTTTTCAAACTCTTCATTATTCAAGCTTTGAATTTCTGTTTTATTAAGAGTGGAAATTAAAGATATGCCATCAAAGCTTTTCTGTCCAATATCATTCAATGTATTGAAAGTTGAGGTGGAATTTACGTCCTGCTCCTCTTTCCCCCCTTCAATTGCTTGTGATAATGGACTCAGAACATTCATAAACAACGCAAAGATCAAAAGTGAGACAATAGTTTTAATAAACTTTTTTGCCATATTCGACCTCCTAATCAATTGTTTTCATTCCAAATATATCAATATATGGAACGAGAATCAACAGTCGATTTTACTTTAATTAGTCAAATATTGCGTGCATAGTGTTTCTCTTCTGTTCAAGATAAACATTCCTGTGGAAGAAAATTGTGGTATACTGTAGGCATATTGTTTGATGAGGTGGTTTGGTGTGTTTACTGCGTTTTTGATTATTTCTGGCTTTATTATTTTCTTTTTAATTGGGTTTATAGGGATGAACAAACAAAAGGAAGATGAAAAGAAACGAAAAGAAATAAAAAAAAGTGATCGAAGAAATCTTGAGCAGTTCGATTTAGATTTTTCTCCAAATAAATCGTATATAAATCCTGACGGGAAAATGAAAATCGCCTTCAACTCAGAAAAAGAGTTATTTAAAATATATAGAATGTCTCCAAATGGGATGATTCATGATATTGCTATTCCATTTGATAAAATTGTGGATTCATGATATTGCTATTCCATTTGATAAAATTGTGGATTCAGAAATACTCATTGATGACGCAACGATTATGAAAGCTTCACGGGGTCAACAAGTAGCTGGAGCTTTAATTGGAGGCGCAATTGCTGGTGGAGTTGGAGCAATTATAGGAGTAAGCTCCCCGGATACCACAAGCATAAACACCGTGAAAAGAGTTCGGTTAAAGATTACAAATGAAGATTTTGAAAATCCAGTTTATTATATTGACTTCCTCCCTACCCGAGATAAATTAAACCGAAGAATTGATAAAGGGTGGAACAAAGATGACTCCACTGTGTCCTATGCATTAAAGAAAGCTGAATATTGGCAAGGTGTTCTGGAATTAGCCATACGAAAAACAAATCAAGTCGCTCATTAATTGTTTGTGTCATACTTGTGGGTATCTGATGAATAAGGTGGTTCAATATGATTTTATTATTTATTATAGGTATTCCTATTGTGTTAGCTTTGGTTTGGGCTTTCGTCTCAGATGGTAAATTAATTGATCATCAAACATTACGCAAAAACACAATGGAAAATATTAAAGACGACAATTATTCAAGAGTATTCACTTCGAGTGAATATGCGTCAAAAATATTTTTTGATGAGAAAAAGAAGAAATTTAAAATCGCGAATATTTCTTTAGAGGATTTAAACGACAAAAATGTCTCCCCTACTATAAAGGAATATTCGTTTGATGACATTGCAGATGTGGAGATAGTTATTGATAATAAAACATTAACAAAGGTATCTAAAGGTGAAACCGCCTTAGGTGCAACTATTGGTGGTGCTGTTGGCGGTGGTGTCGGTGCTATCATAGGTGGAGGTACAGCTTCGAGTTCAGCACAAGAATTTATAAAATCCATACATCTCAGAATTACAGTCGAAGATTACGATAATCCATACCATGATATTGCATTTTTTAGTGGAGTTTTTTATGACCCCGATTTAAAAACAGCGCACAAAAAAAGCTCTCCAGAAGTACAAAAAGCAATAAAAGAAATTGACACATGGTTTAGATATTTTAAATTGGCCATGCGTGATGCTGCAAAAGTCGCTCATTAAATTGGGCGACTTTTTTTAATTATTCAATCGTTCCTCTAATGCATGAATCCTTCTTTCAAGCTCAGAGAACTTCTTGTCGTTGTATCTATGGTCACTTTCGATGTTCTTATTGATTAGTTTAAGCATGGACATGATTTCTTCAGGCTCATTTTCCTCTATGCGCGCTAATGTTTTATCGATTGTATCTAAACGCTCATTTACGCTTTTAAAGCCTTCCCTCATTTCCTTTTGCATTTCATGAATAGCTTGCAAAACTTGATTATCCATTCCATTCACTTCTTTCTATTGAGTATATCATCATTGTAACAGTTTTTGTTTAATCGTTCTTGGGAGTATCCTTGATGTGCTCTAGCAAATCTGAGACGTTACAATTGAGAACACTGCACATTCTATCCAAAGCTTCGATGTTAATAGCTTTTACTTTATCTTTATCATCTAATTGCTCATTATTTACCCATTTACTTATTGTATTAGGTCTAATCTCAGTCTTTCTTGATAACCAATACATTGTTTTATTCTGTTCATCTAGAACCTTGTCAAGCTTAAATCGAATCAAACTCTATCACCTCTTTTCTATAATAGCACAAATCCCAAAAAATAAAAACATAAGTTTAACTATTGACGTTAAACCATAAATGTTATATCATTTGTTTAACTAATTGAGTTTAACTTAATACGATAAGTTTCACAAAATTAGATTGGCCTACATGTGTCCAAGCAAAAAATTAGTGGCATTGTAGCGAGCTAAGGAGGAGTAGATAGTGTGTAAAAATCATGTGTACGGGACAATCCAATTGGAAGTTTCCAGAGCATCACTTTCAAACAAAAAAGATTTGGCTGTTTTAGAGTCATACTACGCCATTTCAGATGAAAGAGTTGATTTGAGTGAATTAACTCTTGTACACAAGAATGGAAAAAGATTAGGAACAGTAAAGGTACATAATGTAAAAATATCTTGGGATGAATTTGGTAAAGGGGAGTATCGAAAATGAATCAATTTGAAAAAGTATTTAACTACCAAGGACACAATGTTAGAACATTAACAGATGATGGTGAAATCTGGTTTGTCGCGAAAGATGTCTGCGATGTTTTAGGGATTAAAAACGCCACCCAAGCAGTATCAAAATTGGAGGATGATGAACGGGCTATGTTCAACATAGGGCGTCAGGGTAACACAAATATCGTGAATGAACCCGGTCTATACACTTTGATTCTCGGCAGCCGTAAACCAGAAGCAAAACAGTTCAAAAGATGGGTAACACACGAAGTCCTTCCTTCAATAAGAATGAATGGAATGTATGTAGCAGATGATGCGACTAGAGAACAAAAATTATTCAATTATGACATGCTCGAAGAAACCTTTTCTAACTGCGGGATTGAGAATCTACATGATCTATACAAGGAATGCATTGCTTATTATAAAGAAAATAAAATTCGTTTAGATTATAAACGATCTTCAAAGCATCGAAGACAAGATAAGAAAAAGTCCGTAACTGATTCACGTATTGAAGTGATGAGAAAAATTGAAATTGTATTAACTGAGCGGGAATTGAGGTATAAGAAAAATTTAAATTTTGCATTTGTTTCTGTGGTATCTGATTTACTGAAAAAAATTGCGTTAGACATTAAATCTATTAAACACAACAAGACACGAGGTAAGTTGGCTAAAAGCAAAGCGATTTAATTTATATTTACTAAAAGGGACTGGTGACAAAAATGAACAAATACGTTAATCACTTGACATTGACTATAGCCGCTTGCCAAATAACACATGGAAACTCAGAAGATGAAGCTAAACAATTTACCGAATATGACCTTTTGGATTTTGGTGAATTTGAAGAGCTGAAAGAAATAACATTAACCAATTTTGACGGTGATAAGATTACCCTTCAAGCCTCTAATATGGGGCTTGAAATTGAGGATACGGAAGAAATTGATGAAGAAGATGAACTGCTATACATAAAATAAGTGATTTTCTTGACTCTGCTTGAATGCAGAGTTTTTTATTTCCGCTTCTCCCCCACTCTCTCCTCTTTGAAAGGATGTGATTATTAGTTGAGTCAACAATTGAAAATTGTAGTGACACCTGTTGCAGATACTTCTACTCAATCGGTTGAACAAATCAACAAGCAGCTTAAAACATTACAATCTAAGTTAAACTCCCTTCAGCTCAAAACAAACATTGATGCTGCCGCATTAAAAACCCTCAAAGAATTCTCTTCTGCAGTTGAAACATATCAAAAAAATCTTAAGAATTACAATCAGACAGTCAAAGAAACACAAACAGTCATTAAGAATGCTGACGGAACGACTGAAAAGATAATCCAGCAGCATAAAAAGAATGGTGAAATACTTCAGCGAGAAATCAAAACAATTGATAACCGCAATCAAAAGATTCGCCAAGAAGCTCAAGAAACAGCAAAGTTAACATCTGAAATTCAGAAGCTCGGCCAAGTTCAAAAGATAATTGAACGTCAAAATGCTCAAGGTGTAAAAACAGGATCAACTCAGAAAAATCGTGATAATTTCAAGGACATTACCTATAACCTTGACCAAAATGGTAATGTCAAGAGCTCTACTACTGTTACAAATCTGGATCAGCAGAGGAAAGCAATTGATCAACTTCGAGCAAGTTTGCAAAAACTTAGAGAGCAAGGACAACTTTCAGAAGTCACCCTCTCCTCTCTTGGTCGAAGAATAAATTTAGCTCAATCAGATGAGCAGATCGAAGCACTAAGAGCTAAGCTTAAGATGCTTGATGATAAATCTTCGGCCGTTGCAAAGACTAAAGAGCTTGAACGACAGCTTGAACTTTATAGAAGACAAGCTCAAGTAAATACTCAAAATTTGCAAAACAGATATGGTAACTCATTAAGTAATGCAAGCAATCAGCAGATTCAACAGTATTTGAATTCAGTTAATCAGCTAACTGCAAGAACTCCCAATTTGAGAAATCAGATGGCAAGTCTTAATATGCAATTCAGAGAAATGTCATCCAATATTGCTGCTACAACACGACAGACGATGAGTTTCGGTGAACAACTACAAGTGAGTTTCTCTCGCATACCTGTGTGGGCTGCTGGAATGACCATGTTTTATGCACCGCTTCGGGGTTTACAAAATATAGTTGATCAAGTCATCCAAATTGATACAATCATGACTGAAATTCGTCGGGTTATGGATGAGCCTGATTACAAATTTAATGAGATGCTGCAAGAAGCAGTTGAAACTGGAGATCAGCTCTCGAACAAAATTACAGACATCCTTCAAATGACAAGCTCTTTCGGAAGAATGGGTTTTGATGAGTCTGAATTGGGTAATATCACAAAAACTGCTGAAGTACTTCAAAACGTATCAGATCTGTCAGTAGATGAGACAGTTAATACTTTAACAAGTGCAATGTTGAACTTTAATGTTGCTGCTGAAGATTCGATTTCTATTGCCGATTAACATTAGTCGCCTACCTTAGCAATGAGGTATGGAAAACTCAGTGAACCCTATTGCTCAGGGGTGTGTCCTTAAACAAAGGATGCTAACGGTGAAACTCTAAGGGTGAAATCCTATGACAATACCGTGCCAAGCCTATTTTTAGGAAGGTGTAACGACTAACCTTAATGGTGTAGAGCAGACAGATTATGAGCTACTGCTCGAAGTGCTGAGCATCCCTTTGGGATGAAGATATAGTCTAGTCCCCTACTTAAATATCGGGAAACCGAGGGTATAATTTCGAAATTAAATGAAGTCGATAACAACTATGCGGTAACAACACAAGATCTAGCGAACTCCATTAGGAAGGCTGGCGCGACCGCTTCAACCTTTTCGGTGGATTTAAACGATTTAATCGGATATACCACAGCAGTGGCCAGTACCACTCGTGAATCTGGTAACATAGTGGGAAATGCATTAAAAACAATTTTCGCAAGGATCGGAAACAATGAAAGTTCTATAAAAGCTTTAGATCAAATTGGAATCTCCGTCAAAAAAGCTGGAGGAGAAGCCAAAAGTTCAAGTGAACTAATCGAAGAAGTTGCCAATAAATGGAACTCATTAAGCGATGCTCAAAAACAAAATACAAGTATTGGTGTAGCAGGCATTTATCAGCTTTCTCGATTAATCAATAGTCGCCTAGTTAAGTAATTAGCTAGTGAAAAGTCAGTGAACCTAAGTTAGGGTGTAATGTGATCGCTTAGATTTAAGTAGGAAATGACTTATTAATCACATTGCTAACAGGGAAAATCTAAGTCAGAGTTGATATGATGACCCTGTGCCAAGTGTTTGCATCATGCTGCGAAGTACATGCAAATGAAGGTGCAACGACCATCCCTTTTGGGAGTAGTTTGCAGGTGAAATTCCTGCTTACGAAGCGCTGGCTGCCCTTTAGTTAAAAAAGAGGCAAAGATATGGTCTACTCCGTTTAAATATTCCGAAAGGAACGGTACAAAGGTTAACGCTTTAATGAACAACTTCTCGATTGCTCAAGATTCAGCAACTACAGCCGCCCGATCGACCGGGAGTGCATGGAAAGAACAGGAAAAATATTCAGACAGCCTACAAGCTAGAATCAACCGCCTATCAAACGCATGGACAGAACTTAGTTTAGCTGCGGGTGATGCGGTAATTTCAGATGGAATTGTTGCGCTAACAGAATCCCTAAAGGGTCTCGTCCAAGTTGGAGCAGATATTACAAAGACAATCGGCTTTCTTCCACAGGTGTTGGGAGCAGCCACTACGGCTTTTTTGCTCTTCAATTCCACCCTAAGAACAAGCACTTTGGCAAGCGGTAGACAGTTAATTGAATTATTTTCAACTTTGCCCGCTCGCATAAGGACTTTTTCTATTTCGACTGTTACTGCCAGGACATCTATCGAAGCATTAAAGATATCCTTTGCAACACTTGGTACAACAGCTAAAGCTGCAGGAGCTTTTCTTGCTGGTGCAGCTCTTCCTATTGCTGCTTTCATGGCTATAGGCTTTGCTATCGAAAAAATCGTATCAGCATTTTCAGAAGCTAAGCAAAAGCAAGAGGAATTTGAAGAGTCCCAAAAGAAAAGCGTTGAAGCTATAACAACCAACAAAGAACAAACTGATCAACTTATCAAAAAATATCAGGAACTTCAAAAAGCAAAAGATAAAGGTACCCTTTCCGCTGATCAAGAACAAGAATACCTTCAAGTGACACAACAATTGGCTCAGACGTTTCCAAATTTGATCTCAGGCTATAATGACCAAGGCAGTGCCATCATTAAAAACAATGATGCATTAAAAGAAGCAATCGAATATACAAAACAACTTGCCGATTTAAATAAAGAAGACATAAGGAACAACTCAAAGAAAACATTTGAGGATAGCTTAAACAATATTCAAAAACTGAAGGACGAAATAAAATCGTACCAACAGATATCCAAGCAAATGGACAAGATGAGTGATCCGAAAAATAGAAACTTCTTTGATACAATCACGAATCCTTTTATGTCTGATTTAGACTATAAAAATGAAGCAAATAAATACGAAAAAGAAGCTATTCGTGCACAGCAAGATCTGTCCAGTGTTGCAGCCAAAATACGTGAAGATGTTCTTCAAACAATTGATGCCTTTAATACTGCTGAAATCAATCCGGAGGTTACAAAATCACTCAAAGACGCTTTCAATGCGATTGATTTTACAAAGCTGGAACCAGAAGAGCTCGATTCCTTTTCACGACGTGTTGCTTCTTTAATGTCCGACATCCAAACCGCTTTGGATAAAGGCAATAAAAATGCCTTTGAAAAAGCAAACTCCGGTCTTCAGCAGCTTCTTAGTACATACGGCTCCGGAAAGCCTGCTATAGATGATTTTTCGCTTTCTTACGAAGACCTTAAAAATACTGCTAAAGATGCTGCAGTTGTTTGGGATGAAAATGGCGAAGGTGTAAATGAATTAACTGGGGAAGTTGAAGAATTAAGTCAAAAGCTTAAAGATGCCAAAGGTGACATTGAGGCAATACAGTCAGTAATAAGTGATCTTGTTGATTCTAAGCAAGATGATTTAGCAATCTCGGCATTACAAAACGAAGCATATGATACGTTTGCAGACTCCATCTCCCCTCTCAATGAACTTCTTGAGAAAATGGCTGAAGGTAAATCCATTTCCGCTACAGAAGCCCAGAAATTAGTTCAAAAAGAAAAAGACCTTGCTGGAGCTATTAGCGTCGAAAATGGTGTCGTCAAGTTAAATCGTGACGCCATTGTTAAACTGAGAGATGCAAAACTTAAAGCATATAACGATATGCAGCAGTCAGTTAGACAGGACTTGCTTAATCAGGCAAATGCAACAGTCAAGAAAATCAGAAACTATGGTCTAGAAGTTAAATCAATTCAAACTGTTGCTGATGCCCAAGCCAACCTTTCCAAAATGAGAAAACAAGTTGACACTCTAATGGAAAGTGGCAACATCCAAATGGCAATGCCAATCATAAAACAGATCACCGAACTAAGTGATGTTACCAGTCAACTGGAAGATTTAGATAAGATGGCCGAGTTAGCCAACTCTTCTCTAGATGAAGTCGGAACCTCTCTCGAAACATACTCAGACGAACAAGAAAAAGCATCTTCTGAAACCGAGAAATCCAAATACGTCGTTGATAAATATAAAGAAGCGCTTGAAAAAGTAAACGCGGAAATTGAAAAATTCAACAAGCAAACCAACGACTATCCTAAATGGTCTCAGAAATATCGCGATGCGATCAATAAGGAAATCAAAGCATTAGAACGTAAGAAAAAACTAATGCAAGATCAGATCAAACTGCTTAAACAGCAAATCAAATCTGGTTACATTCCTCAAACAGGACTTGTTACCTCCTCTTCCTCTTCTGGATCTTCGTCTAGTTCTTATTATTCTGGTGGTTCATATTCAGGTAAGTATTCTTCTTACATCAATGCTGCAGCAAGTAAATACGGTGTAGATCCAGCACTAATTGCCGCGATTATTAAACAGGAATCAAACTTCAATGCAAAAGCTCGCTCCACCGTAGGTGCTATGGGCTTGATGCAACTTATGCCTAGTACTGCTAAGAGCCTTGGTGTAAACAATGCATATGATCCTTATCAAAACATCATGGGCGGTACAAAATATATCGCTCAAATGCTCAATAAGTTTGGCGGCAACATCGAAAAAGCGTTGGCTGCTTATAATGCGGGGCCAGGAAACGTTATTAAATATGGTGGCGTCCCTCCTTTCAAAGAAACACAAAATTACGTTAAGATCATTCTTTCTAACTACAATAAGAGCTTATCTACCGCGACGTCAAAAATCGCTAATTACTATACCAGCGCGAATGGATTTAGAGTAAGCTCAAAGTTTGGACAAAAAGAAAGTGGTCTCCGCTCCACTCCACACAAAGGGTTAGACCTAGCAGCTAAAGCAGGAACTCCTGTAAAAGCTTTGAAGGCTGGTAAAGTCATTACCGCTGCCTATTCTAAAACAGCAGGTAACTGGGTTGTCATTCAACAGGATGATGGAACAGTTGCAAAATACATGCACATGCAGAAAGGTCTCAAAGTTAAAAAAGGAGATACTGTATCTGCTGGTCAAACAATAGGTAAAGTTGGAAGCACTGGACATTCAACAGGAAACCATCTTCACTTACAGATTGAACAGAATGGTAAACCAATCGATCCAGAAAAATATATGAAAGGTTTAACCTCTGACCTATCTCAATCTGAAGCCGAAAGACAGCAAGCTATTGCTCAAGCAAAGTCTGATCTAATCGGCTTACAAGGTGATTTGGACTCAGTAAATGATCAGATCCAAGAACTTCAATATGAATTAGTTCAATCTAAGCTCGATGAATTTGATAAGCGTAAATCAGATTTAGAAGTTAAGATTGCTAAAAACGAATCCTTAGCTAAACGTTACCTCACTGATAGCAAAGAGTTCCGTAAATACACTAACGAGCAAAAGAAAGCTGTTGATGAACAGCGGAAAATTCAACAGGAAAAGCTCAATTGGATTAACAAAGAGCTTAAATCAAACAAAAAGCTCAACTATGCTCAACGTGATCAGCTTAGAGAAGAACTGAAACAGGCCAAATTAGATTTAATCTCCCTTGAGGATCAAGTCAGAGAGCTACAAGGTCAGCTTGTTCAATCTAAAGTTGATCAAGTACTCAACAACATCGAGAAATCAGTCAAGAAAACTGAGGGTAAGCTTAAAGATGTTGATATCAAGATTCAAATGACTGAGGATGACAATCAAAAAGTCAAATACTACAGTCAGCAAGTAAAATTGATTCAACAGCAACAAGCTGAAGCCAAAAAGTACATCAAACAGCTTGAGGAACAGAAAAAGGCAGCTAAAGGTTTCCCTGATATCCAGAAACAAATCACAGAGGAAATTGAAAACTGGAAAGATAAACAAAAGGACTACAACCTTGAGCTTTATAACACCAAGAAGTCCATTAAGGATATTTACAAATCACTTGCAGATGAAGTCGTTTCTATTTATAAAGAAATGTACGAAAAGATGCGTGATATTGAACTTGAAGCCCATCGAAAAGCAACTCAAAACATCATTGATGAAATTGACAAAGAAGACGATGAAGCCAAGTTCCAGAAGTCCCTTAAAGAGAAACAGGAATCCATTCAGGAAACAAAAGATCAAATCAATAAGCTGTCTTTAGATGATTCTGATGAAGCCAAAGCAAAATTAAAGGATTTGGATAAACAGCTTCAGGAACAAGAACAAGACCTTGAAGAGTTTCTGAAAGATCGTGAAAACACGAAACGAAAGGAAGCACTCCAAGATCAGCTTGAAAAAGATGAAGAATCAATCAACAAAAAGTATGATGACCTTGTTAATGATGATCGAGCCTTTAAGGAACTTGAGAAAAAACTTTTGGATGGTAAGATAACCGATATTGCTAAACAGCTTAATGAATTCACTAAGTTCATCAACAGCAACATGGATTCCATCGGTAAGAGTATTTCAAACAACCTTATCGATAAACTTAAAGAAGCTTCTAATGCTTTAAATGTCGTGATTGCCGGAAATAAAACTGGCAAGAAGGTTTCCTCTTTTGATGTTGGAGGATATACCGGAAAATGGGGAAGTTCAGGAAAGCTTGCTATGCTTCATGAGCAAGAGCTTGTATTGAACAAATCTGATACAAGCAATGTCCTGAAAATTGTTGAGCTGACAAGAAACATCTTCGGGGATATTCCAACAAAAGCTACACTCCCTTCCCCTTCTACTGCACCTAATCAAACGACAAGCAATCAAACGATCAATATTAACTTTAACGTGGATAAAATGACTGGTTCTAAGGATGATGCGGAGAAATTCTTAGGAACTGTATATAACGCTTTATCCGCTAGAGGAGTATTCTAAGAGTCGGCAAAATTGTCGGCTCTTTCTTTGTATGAAAGGATGTGAGAAACATCAGTGATTAGAGAGAGCCGTTACTTTTTCTTCGGAGATAGAAAATCAACAGATATGGGGATTGAAAATGTCAATACTGAAGGCGGTTTAGTTGAAGAAACATTTCTAGCTACCTCTTCAATAAACGAGACATCCATAAAAGGAAATGACACTCCCTTTTATGAAGGGAAAAAACGCGATCCTAAACAATTCAACCTTAATTTTTATATTGTAGATTACTGGAATGATAAAAGACTCGCTGACATTAAACGATGGCTGGATGTTGATACATACCAGCCTTTATCTTTCAGTGAAAACTTAGACATCGTTTATTATGCTATGCCTGTTGATACAAATGATTTAGTTCATAACGCAAGCAAAGAGGGCTATGTCAGGTTAACAATGCGATGCGATTCCCCTTATGCCTACAGTAGATCGATAACCACTCCATTGTACGATGCTTCTAAGGAAGACATTACAATTGAAATCAACAATAAAGGTGAATGCACCATTGTCCCATCGTTTAAAATTCAAAAGATTGGTAAAGGCGATGTTCAAATTGAAAATCTAAGTAACTTCTCCTCCCCTTCTAAGTTTATTGATCTTGAGGATGGCGAAGTCATAACAGTTACAGGTGAAAAAGAGATTGTAGATTCATCAAAATATGGAGACGAACGATACGACAATTTCAATGAAGAGTATCTTCAACTCGGTTATGGAATGAACCGAATTAGAGTGACAGGCAGATGTAAAATTCTTTTCAACTATAGATTCAAATATCGTTAGGAGGTGTCGGTACTGTTTCAAGAGGTATCAAGATCATTCAATTTATTAAAGCCCAAACTTTCCCTAGCCAAAGCAAATAAAAAGAAAATCGCCAACCTGGTTGATGTCTCAAACGTTAATTTGACTATAAAGTTAGGCGAAATTAATGAGCTTTCCTTCACTGTGCCTTTGAAAATTGAGATAGACAAACAATGGGTAAAGAACCCCCATCTCAAGAGATTGAAGCTCCGAAGGCTGGTGAAATTTTCTGCTTATAATTTCAAGGATGAATGGTTTATCATCAAAACTAAGCAAAAATCAGGGCAGAGAATGAATCAGTTACATTTACCTGTATGTCTTTAGCTCATCAATTAAGCTACCGGAAAGTCAGAAGGTACGAAGTCACTTCCTATAACATGAAACAGGTAACTGATGATTGTTTTGCAAATACGAACTGGAAAGCCGGATATATCAATCCACTATTCAATGAAAAATTCAGGAGTTTTGATATCACATCTTCAACCAAGTTAGATTTCCTAATGAAAATTTGTGAAACGTTTGAAGCTGTTCCGGTGTTTGACACTATAGAAAAAAAGGTTCATTTCTATACTGAAGATGAAGCGTCAAAATATAAAGGAATGAGAATTAAGTACGGCCAATACTTAGACACCATTGAAGACACTGAGGAGCTTGAAGAAGTTTGCACCAGGCTTTATGTGACTGGTAAAGATGATCTTTCAATTAACGCGGCCAATCCAACCGGACAAGCATACATTGAAGATTTTACGTACTACCTCTACCCTTTTGAACGAGACAAGGATCGAAACGTAATATCCCATAGCTATGAGATGAGTGATGAATTATGTCATGCCATTCTTGACTTTAATGAGTTCATCGATTCTCAAACAGAAACGTTCTCCTCCCTTCTTGCTCGACAAACTGAAGAAGAAAAGAAATTGGCCAAATTGAAAGCTCAAAAGACGCAGCTTGATTTAGAGCTTCAAGTTATTTTGGATAAGATTGTAGTCGCAACTGAAGCGAAAGATCCCACTGCTGAATTGATTAAAGAAAGAAATGCGAAAGAAGCAGAGATTGCTGCTAAAAAGAATGAAATCAAAAACAGGGAGAATTTGATTGCCGATATTCAAAACAAAATTACACTTTTAAAGGGAAAATTAACCCTTGAAAGTCATCTTAGCAATGAACTCAAAGAAGAGTTGGCTGAGTTTATCAATGAGCAAGAATGGTCAAATGACAACCTATATGATGAAACTGACCTTTATGAAGCTGGTCTGGAGGAAATGAAGAAACGAAATACCCCACCAGTCAATATCACAATGAGCATCGTAAACTTCTTTGGCATCATAAGTGAACATCAAAACTGGAATCGGCTTTCTATTGGGGATATTATTCGAGTTCAACACGACCGTTTAGGCATCGATGTTAAAACAAAAGTAATTGAAATGAGTTTTGATTTTGAATCTAATAAGATCAATTTGACTATTTCAAACTCAAAACGTGTTGAGACTGTAAAAGAGAAAATGGTTAAGCTCGTTTATACCATAAATCACATCGACAATGATTATGCTGTTAGAAAAATTGATTGGATGAAGACTGCGGAAAACTTCAACATCAGGAATGATCGAATTTCTACTCCTGTCGCAGCCCCTACGGTTAAATCAGATGGGACAACGATCTCTCATGAATACAACGATAATGGATCGGTTGATATTGTTTTGAAATGGGAGTATCCAGAATCTGATGAAGATCAGTACAACATAGATGGATTTGAAGTATATCTCTATTCCAGCGAATCCTCTGACGAATATGTTTTCGGTTCTAAAATGAGCCATGAGGAATTGGTCAACGTCAAATATGATAAGCGTTCCTATAAATTCACGGGATTAGCATCAAATAAATACTACACATTAGGTGTTAGAGCCTACCGTAGGGTTGATGCAGATATTGAAAGAGCAGGAATTATTCTTTCAGATATTGCTCAATCGAAACATGCTTCTGAAAACCCCTACCTCCCTTCTGCTATTGCTGAGGTCAAAGGGAGAGTGAATGGATTAATTCAAGCAGTTTCTGAGGTAAGACCAGAAAATCCGGATGTAAACACTGTTTGGATTAATCCCAAAACGAATAAACAGGAACTTTACGACGGTGAAAAGTGGATTGAGCAATCCGTTACATCCGCTGAATCTTTGAATGGATACACTGCTGAAGTTGCATCAACTCCTAATACAATAGCTGTTCGAGATGAAACAGGAACAATTAATGCTTCAATTACAGGAAGTGCAACTCAACTCGGCGGTTATGATTCATCTGCGTATGTTCTTAAGTCTGATCTCCCCTCTTCTCCTCAATACGCAACAGGAGAGTACATCGGTGACGGAAAGCAAAGCAGATCAATTAGTTTAAACTTCATTCCTACTTTGGTCAAGATTTATTCTACTTCCCCTACTGATTCAACACTTATCATTCAAAACAGTTTAGGTGGCTACTCAATTCAAAATGGAGAAGCAGGTTCCTACCTTAAAGGCGGCGATAAAACATACGGGTCAATGAATTTGAATTATTTTATTACCGGCTCAGACATCAACACACGCGGAAATAAGCTGAACGTTAAATATATTTGGGAAGCATTCAAACAAAATTAATACGGAGGTGATCATTTGGAAGATACTGCAAAACTTTATAATGATCCTATTCTTTCTAAGAAGAGAAAAGGATCGATTGATGATCCTTACCAGCTTTACAATGAAACACAGGTGGTTTATAACGGAAAAGCTCAATTAACCGAAGTCCCCAACAGAGAAATGAGAGTTGAAGTCACTGGGGACGACAAAGTGTGGAAAGAAGTTGAAGACGGTGAGTTACAAGACGACTACTTTAGGGTTGATTACCTTAATGGAGTTGTCTATTTTAATGCCTCAAATGAAGGGAAATCTCTTCAATTCAAATACAGCGGCGAAGGTGCTTATTACTTCCCAGGCTCACGTATTTGGACAAAACGCGACGGAAATGAAGTTGTTGAAACACTCGACTCATTGACTGAAAGAACACGAAAAGCGACAGAAGAATGCGAAGAAGCAACTGAGGAATCAAGAGAAGTTACAAAATGGACTAAGTATGCTACTTCAGATTATGAAGATGTGGTGGCTAACACAAGGAAGATATACCTCCCTAAAGTTTATACATACACAGATATCATGACTACATATCCAAACCCTCAAATCGGATGGACAGTTGTAACCGAGGACACACACATTGAATGGAGATGGGATGGGTTTGATTGGATCGATATAGGTGTGTCAGATGCCTATGATGGATTCAATGTAATCGTCAGTGAAGTCCCTCCTAACAATGTTAATCACTTATGGCTCCAAGCACCTGTCTCTCCATTTGCAGCAAGAATCAAAAAATCAGAGACTGCTCCCCTTACCAATCAAATATGGCTCAAGATCGAATAGCAATTCAGGAGGTATATAATGAATTATTTAAAATATTATGATCCACTCTTGGAAAAGTGGGTCTCTATTGAACTTGAAGCAATAAGCTCAGACGGGGAAAGATGGACAGCCCCAATGATTACAGAAAAATTTAAAGAAGTATTAGGCAATATCGGCGACGTTAAACAAGATATCATCAATGTCAAAATTGAATTTCAAAAAGAAATCACCAATGTTTCGGATAAGATCAGCAACGTCGAAAAGATTATTGGTGATGTATCAAAGTTTAAGGTTATTGGTGACACCCTAGTTGATAAAATCATTAATGAATTCAATATGAGAAGTGTTAATGTTAAAGATTTTGGAGCAAAAGGAGACGGAGTAACTGACGATACCGCTGCGTTTGAGAAAGCTATAGGAAGTGGATTTTCAAGTATTTACGTTCCTGATGGCACATACATGGTCAAAGGAGTTAAACTTCCCTCTTTCACAAAACTTTATGGCAATGGTATGAAGTCAGTGATCAAACTTCATCCTGATACCCCTCCTACTACACATGTCATTACAAACAAAGATTATACAAATGGTAACTCATATATCCAGATCGAAAATCTGCTTGTTGATTGGAATTTAAATAAAAAAGACAACAAGATTGGATCGGGGCCAAATGCAAGCTGCGTAAACATCACTAACAGTCAATTTGTTTGGATTAATAAAGTTCACGCAAAAGATGCTGGTCTTCATGGTTTTGATGTCACCTCTCCAAAGTACAACTCTTCCTCAGATGGTGCTGAATACTATCAGCCTAAAGGTTCCAAGTACGTTTGGATCGACAATTGTACAGCTTGGAACTTCGGGGATGACGGGTTCACAACTCACTTTTCTGACTACATTTTCTTTTCAAATTGTTATTCATATGATGGAAATGGTTCGGCTCACCGTGCTGGAGGCAGTAACACAAATGGTTTTGAGATCGATGATGGTTCTAAACATGCATGGCTTATGAACTGTCATAGTAGAAAAAATTGCAGAGGTTTTGAAGTAAAAGCGCACGCTTTAGCACCTGCAGCCCAAGATGTTCATTTTGTAAATTGTTCCTCTGAGAATGATATTCGAGGCTTTGACTTCAGACATATTGGATTCCACCGCTCTTCAGATCCAGTTTCAAAAAGTGCTTTTAATGTTAGTGCTACAAATTGTAGAGTTCTTAACCCTATTTTCAACAGCTTGTATGAAGGACTGTCCCCTAGAGCCTTGGTAATCTCCGCATTTCGCAATGTAAATATAAACAACTTCACAGCAATTGGAGATCCCTCTTATGACTACAAAGGAAATCCTGCAATTGCAACTCAATTTAAATCTAGAAACATTAATTTAAACAATATTTCCGTTTCTGGCTTCAAGACGGCTGAAGCAGACATTTACGTGATCGGAGGAAGTCAAAAATCTGACAACGTAAATATAAGCAATATCAATTCCTTTGAATCAGCGAGAGTCGGTGTAAGAATCGGCAGCAAAACAGAGAATGTAAAATTAACCAATGCAAGCTTAATCGGGTATGGTCGGAAAGATAGTGTTGGTGTTTATTGCTCGAATTCTCAAGCTTACATATTTGGAGTCACTGCTGAAAAGTATGGCAAAGCTTCAACAATCGCTGGCTATGATTACTCATATGTTCCAAACAACTTTAAAGGTGGGACAAGAGCTGCCACTACTTCTGGACATGTTAAAACATCGACGGGTTTTATCGCCGCTTCTTCAGGTACGCCAGAAGTTACTGGAGAAGCATCTGCAGCTATTGGAACAACTGGAGGAGCAAAGGCTAAAGGAGTTCGAACAGGGGTTTATTCTTCATCTGGCGGAAGCTCTGTTGATGGTTCCCGTAGCACAGTCATGTCTTCGAATGATTCCCATATTGAAGGTGAAAATGTCTCTAGAACCATTCTGTCTTCTGGTGGGGTTAAGCTCGGAGCAAATGATCGCTATATGGTTGTTGGCGGATATGGAGAAACCCCTTCACGTTCAAATATAAAGTGGATGCTTAACTCTATGAATGGAGACATCTCCGCCACAGGGAAGATCAATGGTGGAGCAACATTCAGTGACTACGCGGAGTATTTTGAAAGCCTTGATGGCAAAAGCATACCTTCTGGAACCATCGTTACCCTTGAAAAAAATAAAATAAGACCTGCTCAAAAATCTGAATTTATGCTCGGCGTTATATCTGAAACAGCAGGAACTGTACTTGGAAGCGCTGAGGTTTATTGGAAAGATCGTTATTTAAAAAATGAGTTCGGCGGTCTTATTTATGAAGATGTTCTTGATGAAAAAACAGGCGAATACGTCAAAATGCCTGTTGAAAACCCTGAATGGAAGTCAAAAAAAGATTATATACCAAGAGAACAAAGACCTGAATGGAATATCGTAGGACTTGTTGGACAGGTGTATATTCGCATTGATGGAACTGTCGAAGTTGGAGATTGCATTGAAGCAAATAACGGAATAGCTACAAAATCAGAGAACTCCACTTGGAGAGTTATGGAGATTACAAAACCATACTTTAAAAAGGATGGATATGGAGTGGCAATTTGCTTTATTAGATAAGTCGCTTGGACGATTGGAGGTTCAGATGAATACATTAAGTTTCTACAACAAAAAGAAAGATAAATGGGAAGACATTTACACTGTTGCGGTCACAGATGGGAAAAACATTCTCACCGCATCTGAATTGTTTGAGAGATTGAAAACTTTAGAGGATGAAGTTGCTAAGCTAAAAGGTAAGACTTAAAGGAGGTGATTCAATTTTAAATAAAACTTAGATTTTATTCAAAGTACATATTAGCAAAACAGAGAAAACAAGAGCATACGTGAGAATGAGAGAGATTGGGAACCCCCCAGTCTCTTTTTTAATGCTCAAAAACAATTAGGAGTGATTTAATTTGGTTAAAGTTGTGAAAAATTTCGTTAAAGTAAACAAATTTACTCGTCCTGGTATTAAATTGTCTGGCGTGAAAGGAATTGTGATGCACTATACAGCTACTCCAGGAGCTAGTGCGCTAAATGAACGAAATTATTTTAATGGTACTTGTATCGCTGATCAACGTTATGCATCTGCTCATTATTTCGTAGACCGAAACGAAGCACAATACATTATCCCTGAAAACGAAATGGCTTATCATGCACACGATCAAAATCGATGCTATGTGAGCTTCCTTAAACCCAATGCTAACCAAACAGCAATTGGTGTTGAAATGTGTGTAGAGAAAAACGGTACAATTCATGATGAGACTGTGCAGAATGCTGCCGAATTGGTGGCTGATCTTTGCAAAAGATTCAAATTATCTACAGAAAAAATCGTCCGCCACTATGATGTAACGAACAAGAACTGTCCTGCTCCTTGGGTAAGTGACTCAAGCAAACTTACCGCATTCCGTAAAAAAGTTGATAGCCTACTTGGGAATAAGACAGTTTCTAATTCTACGGCACCTTCAAGTACGAAAAGCTCTTCTTCCTCTTCTGTTGCTAGTGGTTCCCTGAAATCAAAAGTTAACGGACTTCGCTTTTATTCTAAACCTTCATGGGAAGACAAAGATGTTGTTGGCACGGTGAATAAAGGCTATGGTTTCCCTACTGTTGTTGAAAAAGTGAAAGTAGGAAGTGCTTATCAGTACAAGGTTAAAAACTCTAAAGGATCAACATATTACATCACTGCTTCAGACAAATATGTTGAAGTTTCAGGTAATGTGAAAACTGCCTCCTCCCCTTCGAAATCAACGACAACAAAATCTAGCGCTGGTTCTTCTTCCATTAAATCTGTAGGAAAAATTAAAATTGTTGGAGTGTCAAATGCTGCAATTGTAATGGACAAACCTGACCGTAATAACTCCAAGAATATCGGTACAGTTAAACTTGGCAGTAAGATCGATATTTCTGGATCAGTGAAAGGCAAAAATAACCCTAAAGGCTATTGGGAAGTCATTTACAATGGCAAACGTGGTTACGTTTCAGGTCAGTTTGGAACAAGAATCTAACTGATCTTTAATTATCTTTAAGGATATTTGTTGATCTAAATTGATCAATGAATATCCTCTATTTCTTTTGGAGGTGAACAACGTGGGATGACGTACACCTTCTTTATTAAGGATAAAGGACGGTTGAATTTGTGACTGAAGTAGATGTAAATACACGACTAAGTGTCTTAGAAGAAAAAATGAAAAATCATCAAGAAAAAATTACAAATTTAGAAGCAAGAACTGAAGACATGAGTCGACTAACAACCCTTATGGAACAACAAATCGAAATAAACAAAGATGCTCAAAAACAATCGCGAGAACAATTTGTCACATTGACTGAGATGAATAACAGCTTAAAAAATTTAAGTAAATCATATGAAAAACTCGATAACCGAGTGGGCATTCTTGAGCAATCAGATTCCAATAGAAAAATCGACCCAGGTCAGTTCGGTAAAGATCTTATGTACAAAGTTTTGCCGACCGTGATTGCAACATTAGTTGGTGCATGGTTGCTTATACATTTTGGACTTAAATAAGAAAAGGAGATTGATATTATGACTAAAATCAACTGGAAAGTAAGACTTAAAAAGAAAACATTCCTTGTAACAATTTTCTCTGCAACGCTTTTATTTGTTCAAACAATTGCGTCTGCTTTTGGATATGACATAACAGTATTCAGTGCTGCATTAACTGAAAAATTCAATGCACTATTGACATTGTTGGTTGCATTAGGCATTGTAGTTGACCCAACAACAAAAGGCATCTCTGATAGCGATCAAGCAATGGAATATAAAGAGCCAAGAGAATAATAGCAAGGGGCTGATTTGATGAAAACAACAATTACATACTCCCCGTACCCTTCAAACTTTTCGGAAGTTAAAATTGACACTGGTGAGGATAAGTCTATAACACTTCGCCTTGTTATTCCCCCTGTAGTTTCCGATGATGCTACTCCTTCACCTGATAATTCGAATACTGAGGCTAATGTCGATCAAGCATCAACTACTACTCTAATGGAGCCTATCTTAAAATTTGAAGTTAACGATGGAATAGCAACTGAACAGGTCATGGATATGAACAAAGAGGACGCCACAGTTTTGCTGCAGGTGTTTAGAGATTTTTTAAAACAAATGTAACTCAGCTTAGAGGGGACTTTTCCCCTCTTTTAGTTTATTATGTAGAGGTCACATTTTTACTTAATCTAAATTTTACCTCTAGATAATAAAATTTTCCCAAAAACCCAGTTATATGGTATACTAAATGCTGTACAAAGCGGCTCACTCAAGGGCGGTCTGGCTCACTCCCGATAGAAAGGGGGTGAGAAAAATGTCAACTTATCAGAGTTTAACTTTGATGTTTATGTTCGGAATGTTCATTCTGGCATTGTTGACATATCTAAAAAAGAAATAGACCACCCTTGAGACCTGGAAAGTTACAGGGGTAGTCTATTTCGATAGAAAAGACACAAAAGAGCTTTGGCCGCTATTGGCCTGCTTTGTGCGATTGACTCGACTGTTCCCAGCAGTCGGGTCTTTTTTATTTTATGCATTTTTTTATAAAATAAAACTAATTTGCAATACTTTTGCTTAATAAAATGGCTTATGTCCCCATGTCTAAGATGTAATGCATTTCATTAATGTAGCTAATATAAAATTATTATGCAGTTTTATTGTGTTGTTGCTTCACCATTAATTATAGTTAATGGTATACTTTTTGTCAATTGCAGTATTCGGTGATGGTTGCATTTTGAGCGATTCCTAAAGGGAAGTTCAAGAATAAATGAAATGCATTACATACTTTTAGTCAAATCGAAGAAAGAATGACGAAGCAACGAAAAGAAACCATCTCCTTTGCTTATGTTAAAGGGATGGTTTCTTTTCGTTCTGCTATTTCAATACTTTTGTTTAACGAAATCCTTAAAACCAATTTACATTAACCAATTGTATTTAATATTAAGTTTCAGCTCTTTCCGCGACTTTGATCGTATCATTTTGTTGGCTAACAAGTGAAGCACCTACCGTAGTTACGACGCCTAATAAAAGAACTGCACAGATGACTAATTTCGCTTTCATGGTTAAACTCCCCTTTCAATTTGTCTTTTTGCTTCAATTGCCAGTCGATAAAAGTCAGTAGCACCCCAAGCATCTTTTTTGTTCACTAAGATGTCCGCAATCGACTCACCATAGTGTTCCATGTCAGGATACATATCTTTCGACTCGAAGATCTTGAACGCTTCCCGTACTAATCCTAAGTCCTCGGATAAGAACAACCCTTTCACCATCTTTAACTTAGCAAGTATTACGTCATTTTTGTATTTTTCGGCAAGTTCCCGTGATCGTCTATAAAATGTTTCAGCCCCCGTAAGGTCTTTTTGTTTTCCCTTAATGTAGGCAATGAGGAACAACGTTCTTGCCATAAAATCATGGTTTTCTGGTTTGGTTATTTCAAGTGCTTTAAAAAGATGGGAAACAGACGCGTCCAGTTCTTCCATATTATTATAACATAAACCAATATTAAACAGCGAGGAACGTAATAAATGTCCACGATTCTTTTCTTTTCCATGAAGTCTTTTAGCTTCATTATAAGCCTTATGCGCCTGTTTCAAGGCTTTGTCGTATTGATAACAATCTGCCAAGTTTCCGAATATAATGAATTGACATCGTACTTTTTGGACACCGTATGTAGCACTTCCGTCAACTTCCGGCTGATTTTTAAATATGTCATATGCATGCATCGCATAATTCATTGAAAAATGTGTCTGTTTCATATGATAAAATATTTCTGAAAGTTTAAAATAAAATTCAGCCTTTTCGAGTTCTATATTATCTTTATCTATAGTATCAAGGCACTTTTCTGCTTTTCGGTAATATGTCAACGAGTGTGTAAGCTCTTTTTGTCGGAAATGGTATTCTCCAGTAAAGAAATAGTAATAATATTCTAACATTCCATTCAATTCTCTGTTTCCGATGTAGCCCCTGATGTCACCATAGGTTTCCTTAATGTCTTTGACGGCGTTGGGGTAAATGTAGGCTAGCATAAGTTTATGTCTAAACTCTAATAGAGAGTAATAGATAAGGACATCTTGGTTCTCTTCCATTTGATTTATTTCTTGTTGTATTTCTCTTCTGACTTTCTCTGCATTACCGATGTCGTTATTCTTAATCCTGCTATACCAAAAATTCATTTTAGTAGCTACTAAATCATAAGGAATTACACTTTCACTTGGCAA